AATATCTGAGGCATTTACGTTATTTGCGGGAATATTACCATAAATTAAATCATCATTTGGAATATCTAAAGAATTTATATTATTTGCGGGAATATTACCATAAATTAAATCATCATTTGGAATATCTAAAGAATTTATATTATTTGCGGGAATGTTGGTATAAATTAAATCATCATTTGGAATATCTAAAGAATTTATATTATTTGCCGGAATGTTGGTATATAATAAATCATCGTTAGGTATTGAAGAATATGTCAAATTATTTGACGGTGCTGGCGTTTTAGTTGGTGTTGGTGTTAAAGTTGATGTTTGTGTATTTGTTGGAGTTAGTGTTGGAGTTTGAGTGTTTGTTGGTGTATTAGTTTGAGTTACTGTCTGTGTAAGTGTATTTGTGGGTGTCTGAGTTGGTGTTTGAGTTGGTGTCGGGCATAATCCCAAATCAGTTATTACCAATGAATCCACACCACCCGTTCTAACTACACTATTTTTCTTAGCACATAAATAAACATTAGGATTTGGTGGTAAAACATTACCCGTAACCAATGAACCATTACAATTAATATATGAATAGATAACACTACCCATATCAGATTCATTAACCAACATATAATATTCACAACCTTCAAAGTTTTTAGTTGGTGTTACAGTTGGTGTGTTAGTAACTGAAGGTGTTGGTGTTTTTGTTGCCGTTGGTGTAACTGTAGGTGTTTTAGTTGATGTAACACTTGGAGTTGTTGTTATTGTTTGTGTTGGTGTTTTTGTAACCGTTGGAGTAACTGTAGGTGTTACAGTGTTAGTTGCGGTTACTGTTGGTGTTACTGTTAATGTTGCGGTGGCAGTTGGTGTTAATCCAGTTGTGACAGTTGGTGTTGGTGTCAACGTAGCTGTAGGTGTTACTGACGGACACGCTCCCTGACTTTCCAAATCAAAACCATTGTAACTATACACAACACCAGAATTTGTGTAATATCCTACAGGTGCAAATGTTGTGAAATTTGAGTTAAGATATGCATTTTGGAACGGAGTATAAAATGGTACATCAAAATACAATCTAACCGTATTGTTAGAATAACATGAATTATATATTGTACTACCAGTAGTGAATAATGCGTTATAAATTCCCGAAGTTTTTGTTATTGTTGGTGTTGGTGTTAAAGTTGGTGTTTGAGTTGCCGTTGGTGTAAGTCCAGTCGTAACTGTAGGTGTTGGTGTATTTGTTTGTGTTAACGTTGGCGTAGGTGTCGGACAAGCCCCACTTACAACCAAAGGATATGTTGTGTCAGTCCCTGAGAAATAAATGAAATATGTTCCCTGTGGTGTTCCATCAGAAGGAAAAAAAGTAAACGGAATAGTTTCATCACCCAAAAGATATGTTTGATTAGTACCATCCTCTAAGAAAGTAACTTGACATGTCTGCCCTGAAAATTTTACACTCGAAACAAAAATACCACAAGCCATCTTTAATAAATATATTCGTAATAGAAGTCCCCATCTACATTGACTTCACAATCTTTACAATATGGGTTCAAAAGTTTATATCTATTTTTTAGAACTCGAGCATTATGTTGTATTTCAGGAACCGACAATGGTTTCGCATACATGTTAAACATTGAAATTCCACCATCAAAAGTTCCCCCAAAATTTTCTTCAATCAATATGTTTGTTGTCAAAGCACTTAAACTTGTTCCACTCAAAATATTTGGTGGGAATAATTCAGGGTCTTGAATATACTGATTAATAAAACTTGTCGGCATTGCACTGAACACTAAATTCTCATGTAATCCTTGTGTTCCACCACCCCAAGAAATATTAAATGGTACACCCACTTGAGTTTCTTTTGGTCCGTATAATCCACGAGGAATAATTTCTTCAACATTCTCAAATGTTGTAAAATGTTTTCCATTTACATAAATCTTAAATTTACCCTTACGGTAATCTTTTTCCAATAACCAATTGTTATTTAATTCAACCAACTCAATCACTGGTGGTATTAATTGATAGTGTGTTGTTGGTGGTGAAATTAATGATACAGAATTTTGGTCCGTAGATGCCGTATATGGAACCGATGTAATCACACCCAATCCACCACGATAAACTAAATCACAAGTATCAAACCAAGTATATCTTTCAAACACCGCATCTATCAACACCCAATGTTCTTGTTGGTCATATGTTGTTCCACTACAATCATCATAAATTCCTTTGGTAGAACAATAGTTGTTAATTGAATAACCTGTTACCGATTCTCTTCCTAAAGTTTCACATGCTCCTGTGAAAATACAATCCCCTGTAAATGTTAATGTTCTTACACAAATCTTTGGATTGTGGGGGTCACCACTAAATCTTATTGCCAATGCGTTTGACATTGAGTCGTACCATGTATTTAAATCGTCAACCCAATCTTGAGGTCCCGTACAACATGGTGTGTTTGTATAATGATAATTTGTCGTCCCTGTTGGGGGGTAAACACTATAACAGTTTGAAACGGCATATTCTAAAAAGTCGGGTTTATCAATTAACCAAAATTTAAAATCTGTTGGATGAACTCTTTCGGTTACTGTAAAACCAATATAACCTGTGGATGCGGTATAACCAGTTACATTACCTAAAACATAGTTTTCAAAATCGTGATACACCAAAATTTCATCACCAGCTTCCCATGATAAATTTGGACTGATTAGTAATAACCCACTAACTTCTGTCATATTAAAATATGTTGTTGATGATGATGTGTAACCTGGGTTTAAGTCATTACACATACAAGTTGTTTCACCTGTTAAAGTTTCGGTCACACGAGTATATGCGGTGTATCCTGAATTTGGTCCGTTTGCGTGGTGCCAATATTTGTTTTCGGCTCTTGTTCCCATGTAAAAGAATATTCCCGAATTATTTGGGTAGTACTCATTTAATGTTGTTTGTCCTGATTGTGGGACGTACTCATTGATAAGTCTTGGTTTTAACGTCATTTCAACGGTCCAACCTTTTGGATATCTTTCAGGTAAAATTTGATAATCATAACCAAATAATTCATAAAACCCTTGATAAAAACCACCATATAGTTCATGGTAAATTCCAACATCAGAAGCGTTATACGATACTACTTCATACATTGTACCGGCAGTCACACCTGAAAATCTATGGTTTGGATTCCAAGTATAACCTGTTACTTGGTGTAATTTTAATCTTCTATCGAATTTTTTTCTATCAAATTTATCAATGTTGGGTAATAAACCATTTGTAAATGTTATGGTTTCTCCAGTCATTTGAGTTACCAATCCGTTATCCGTGCCAGTTAATCCAATATCACAAATTGTTTTTGATGAAAAACAACTTAAATCAAGTTGTAAATCATTATAATAATTTTCAGAAATAATTATGTTCTCAGGAACATATTCACCATAATCTAATATATAACCCTCACTTGAACCTGAACTATTTAAGTCCATTTTTACAGGTAAAATATTTCCATTATTGGAACCAATAATCAAAGGTGAGAACACAACTTCTTCGTTATATTCACGTTCATCATTAGATAATGAAAGGTCTTCAACCTGTTGCACGGGTTGTAAATACCATTTATTATAGACATATTGATTAATGTTCTGATAAGCCATATAAGATAAATACCTTTGACGCAGTATTTATAGTAAAAAAATAATCATGATTGATTTTGGTAAAGAATATTATTCAGACAACAACTACTTCTTTCTAAAGAAAAGAGCAAAAAATATTGATGTTTATTTCTCAGTTGGAAATACTTTAACTGAAGCAAGAGACATTGACGAACTTATATCTGTACCGTTAAGTGCCGAAACTAATATTAAAAGATTAGTTGAAAAAGTTATAAAATCTAAAAAGAAATTTTCTAAATCAGATATTAGAAATTTAATTAAAAAGATTTCACCTGAAAAAGAAGAAAAAGAAGAGATTGATGAACTAATTGATTTTGATGGTACATTAAACAACTCAAAAATTCCAATTCATAATCCTAAATTATCTCCAACAAAAACAATGGACCAAACAGTATTTGCCACAACTCAAGCTGGAAATCCATTGACTCGTGGTTATAGGGTTTATTATGGTGAAAGTGTTCAGAGAGAAGAAGATATGTCAAAAGCCTTTGGATATGAAGAAACTAAAGATTTACCACCAGATGAAACAATTGAGGTTTTGGCTGATATGGGAGTTGAAGACCCTGAAGGAAGAGCTTTGGAATTTGGTAAAGACCCAAAATTTAATAAGAAAAAGAAAAAAGGTTCTGACATGAGAATTTTAACATTGGAGAGAGAAAAAATGATTAAAGTTCTTGAAGACATCTTAACTAAAAAAAGTAAAGAAACTGATGTTCAGTCAAAAGAAATAAACGCATCTAAATTACTTATAAAAAATCTTAAGGCTTTGAAAAAAATGGCGGATAAAGAAGGTTTAAGTAATTCAGATATTATAAAATTAATGAAAAGTGAATAATCAACTTTACGGTAAAGTTTGGCAGTTTCCTCAACATATGCAACAACATATGAAAATATGTTTTGCTAAGGTTAAAAATGCGGATGCTAATGTTGAAGGATATAATCGTAATAGAAGATTACAATTGGCAAATCAAGTTGGGTACCCTGAGTTAAAAAGAATTAAAAATTTTTTTGATAGTCACAAAGGTAACCCACAAGACGCACCGTTTATCTTAAATGGTGAAAATAAAATGAAAGATTTTGTAAATTCTATTTTATCAGGAGCTAGACAATCCCTTTCAACATCAAAAGAAATTAGAAATAATACAGGTATGGATGGTAGCAAACCTGAGTTGGCAGACCCAAATGTGAATTTGAATATTTCACAAGATACAGCCAATAAAAGTACAATTGAAAAATATGATTTACAAGTTACTGAAAGCCTTAAAAGGATAAATGATTTAATAACAAAACTTTTATAATATGGAAAAATTACCTTTAGATTTTTCACAACCAGCAAATAAATTAACAGCAATTGCTGACGTAGAAAGAAAAAAGAATCTAGTTAAAAACGATTATAACCAACAAGGAAACCTTTATTCATCAACAAACCCTGATGCCATGGGTGATGGTGATGTATTAGGTCGTGGTACTGGTTCGTTTTTAGATGTTTACAATGGTTTAGCTGGAACTTCAGTAGATATTACTGAAAGAAAAAACGAAATCAAAATAAATAAATACCAACCTAACAAACCATACAAGGTAGAAGGATAAAATGAAATTATTAGGTTCATTAAAATCATTACTAACTGAAGCAGCGTCAATTGATGATATTAGAAAATCAATTGAACAAAGACAAGTGTGCTCCATTTATTATGAAGGTGATGAACCAGGTGGTAGAGGTTTAAGAGAAATTGAACCAGTTGCTTTAGGTCGTTCTAAAGCGGGTAACTTAGTACTAAGAGGATGGGACAGAGAAGGTTCTTCTCACACCGCTTATAAGGGAGAACAACCACTCCCATCATGGAGGTTATTTCGTATTGATAAAATAACTATGTATAAACCTTTACGTGATATCTTTACAGAACCTAAACCTGGCTATAACTTTAACGGTGATAGAAGTATGACACAAGTTATAGTTATCGCTAAATTTCCAACACAAACAGAATACAATGAATAACGAATTTATGCAAAAATTAGTAGTAGCCAAAAAAATTATGGATGCTACAAAAGATACCCCAAGAGGAGGTGCAAGAAACATCTCAATGCCAGAATTAGAGACATATAATGCGCCACCAGCAAATTATAACATACCACAAGAATATTTGTCTGAAACTCAAAAACCAGTTGCTCAAACAACAAACCAATTACCAACAAGAGACAAAATATTAAATTCAAAATTACCAAATGAGATTAAACAATTAATGATGGAACATCCAATTGAACAACCTGCTGGTTTTGGTGGTCCAACATTATCTAATGATATTGTGGAAGCCGCAGCAAGATTAATGAAAACAGATGCTAGAGGTAATATACAAGAATCAAATACACCAAGACAACCTCAAGTACAGTATCAACCACAAAATACTTCAGGAATTGATTATAGTTTATTAAAGTCAATTATCAGGGACACTATTACCGAGGTTTTAACTGAAAAAGGTTTAGTTGCTGAAAGTTCATCTAAGACAAAAGAACAAATTAGTTTTAGAGTTGGTCAACATGTATTTGAAGGAGTTGTAACAAAAATTAAAAAGATGAAATAATACTTTTTTTTATGTGATAAACTTACTATATTTCAGTAAAAGTTTATCTATGTCTAAAATTAAAGTATTAGTATTACCGTCAGACAGAACAGGAGTTGGTAAATTCCGTTCAATTGACCCACACATTTTCTTACAGAATTTATACCCTAACGATTTTCACGTTGATATTGTTTATGACCCTCCAATGGAAGACATGAACTTTTGGAAAGATTATCCAATTGTACATTTCCACAGAACTATTGGTTTAGATTATGATAAATCAAAATCATTTATTGAAAAATTAAATGATATGGGAATTATTACGGTTATGGACTTGGATGACTATTGGTTACCAACAAAAGACCACCCAATTCATGATTTAGTTGTCGTGAATAAAATTCACGAAAAAATTATGGCAAACTTAAAAGTTGCCAAGTATGTTATAACAACAACAACAGTTTTTGCGGATGAAATTCGTAAATTAAATAAAAATGTTGTTGTATTTCCAAATGCTATCAATCCTAAAGAACCACAATTTTGTGAAAAAACTGAAAAATCTGACAAATTAAGATTTGGTTGGTTAGGTGGTTCATCACACTTACATGATTTAACCATTCTAAATGATTTGTTCCAAAGAATGGAACCGTATAAAGACAAATCGCAAGTTTATCTTTGTGGATTTGATATTAGAGGTACCGTTACTGAAATCAATTCAGAAACCAAAGAACAAACTAGAAGAGATATTAAACCTCACGAAACCGTATGGTATCAATTTGAAAACATCTTTACTGATAAATTCAAATTGATTAGTCCTGAGTATAGAGAGTTCTTGGAAAAGTTCAAAGAAATGGACGATTCAAAATTCAAAGATGAGTTTTATCATAGAGTATGGACAAGACCTGTGCAAACTTATGCTAAAAACTATGCTAAATTTGATGTATCTTTGGCACCATTGAAAAATCACATTTTTAATAAAGTAAAATCACAATTAAAAGTAATTGAAGCGGGTTTCTACAAAAAAGCTTTAATTGCAAGTGATTTTGGACCATATTCAATCGATTTAAAACACTCTCTTAATCATGGTAACTTTGTTGATGGTAACGCTCTTTTAGTTGATGAGGGTAGAAATCATAGTGATTGGTTCAAATACGTTAAAAAATTAATTGACAACCCAACATGGGCTGAAGATTTAGGTGAAAGATTATATGAAACCGTTAAAGACAAATATGATTTGAATGTTGTTACACACACAAGAGCAGAATTTTATAAATCACTATTATGATACAACCAGCTATAAACAAAGTATTATTCTTTGACATTGAAACTGTCGGAATAACAAAGGATTTTCCCGAACTTGAAGAAAAATACCCAGCTTTAACCAAGCAATTTCACAATTATTTTGATTGGTTCTTGAAAAGGTTCCCTGAAGACCAAGGATTAACTCCTGGTGAGGTTTTTGTAAACAGGGCCGCATTGGTACCTGAATTTTCAAAAATTGTATGTGCTAGTTTTGCGTTTGTTGGACCTGATGGAAAAACACACGCACAAACTTTTTCAGGTGATAACGAAAAAGAAGTTTTATTGGGTATTAATGGACTTTTAACCAAAGTATTCAAATTAGATTTTTGGTTGTGTGGACATAACATCAAAAATTTTGATATACCCGTATTAAGTAAACGTATGGTTATTAATGGAATAAAACCATCACCATTATTACCATCATATGATACAAAACCGTGGGAAATAAAAGCCATTGATACTATGGATGTATGGAAAATGGGTAATAACTTTGCATTATCATCCTTGGAACTTATGTGCGCGGCTATGGGTGTTAAATCACCAAAAGAAGGTGAAGTGACAGGTAACCGTGTACATGAAGCGTATTACGATTTTAACCAACTTGATTTAATTGTTGAGTATTGTGAAAGAGACGTAATGGTATTGATTGATATTATAAAAAAATTAAAAGAATTACAATAATATGGAAAACGAAATTGATTTATTAAGAGACGAGTTAAGTAAAATCTTGAAACAAATTCAAGAGGAAACTGAAGGAACTTCAGAATTTGAAGTTGAAGAAATACATGGTGTAAATTTGAAAGAATTACAAGAAGCATTCGACAACAAACAACCTAAAATGACTTTAGAGTTTATTAAAATACATCAAGATGCTGTAAGCCCCAAATATAATTACCCAACTGATTCAGGATTTGATTTACACTCAACTGAAAGTGTTGGGATATCACCACAATCAAGAATGATTGTTGGTACTGGTTTGAAATTTAACATCAAAGACGGTTTTGAAATGCAAGTAAGACCTAAAAGTGGTTTAGCGTTGAAGCAAGGATTAACAGTTTTGAATACACCTGGTACAGTTGATTCTGGATATGATGGAGAAGTTAAAGTAATTCTTTATAATACATCACACGATACTGTTTATATAGAAAAAGGTCAAAAAATTGCTCAGGCATGTATTTGTCCTGTAGTAAATGGCAAATGGATTGAGACAAAAGAAGTGTCAGAAATTAATGGAAAAGATAGAGGCGGTAATGGATTTGGTTCAACAGGAATATGATTACAATAGGATTTAGTACAAGAAAAATTGACGAAAATTATATCACACAATTAGAAAAAAGTTGTGGTAATAAAAGTGTTCAAATAATCCCAATTGAAAATAATGGTGAATTTTCATTGTCAGAAGTTTATAATAAAATTTTAGAACAAGCTGAAAATGATATTGTTGTTTTATGTCATGATGACTTAAAATTTGACACTGGTGGATGGGTATATAAGATAAAAACTCATTTTGAGAAAAATCCTGAATACGGAATTATTGGTTTAGCGGGTTCCAAATACATGCCAAAGTCTGGTATGTGGTGGGAAGTACAACCAACAATGTATGGTATCGTAAACCACGAACATGAAGGTAAAAAATGGGAATCTAAGTATTCAAAAGAAATTGGAAATAAAATTGAACCTACATTAATGGTCGATGGATTATTCTTTTCCGTTCATAAACAAAGAATTAAAAAGAATTTTGATGAAACAGTTAAAGGATTTCACTTTTATGATGTGACATTCTCATTCCAAAATTACCTTGAAGGTGTTAAAGTTGGAATATGTACCGATATTCGTGTAACACACTTATCTATTGGTCAAACTAACGAACAATGGGAGGCAAATAGAGTTGAGTTTTCCAAAAAATTTGAAGATGTTTTACCTGTCGATATTACCGTAACGGATAAAAAATTAAAGACATTTATCTTTGTACACGACCAAGATTTGATTGAATTATTTGAAGAAAACGGTAAATTCAAAGGTTTTAATGACTACACATACGTGTTTGTTGGTAATAGACCTGTTGATAAAGTTGAAAATTTACCAAATGTAATCATATCTCGTAATTATGATGGTCATTTAGAAGATTATCCAAAATTAACATCATTTAGTGGTTGGTATACACTTTGGAAACACAAATTAATTGATACTGAATATGTAAATTTATTTGAGTATGATGTTAATTATGTTCCTGACTTTTTACCACAAATTTCAAAAATGATATACGATAAACAAGATATGATTGGGTATATTCCATTCCCAGCACCACATCAAATGTTTATTCAACACCCACCCTTTATTGAGACATTATTCAAAACAATTAGGAAAACATATCATGTAGATATTCAACGATTGTTAATGAACGCAATTAATGAAGGTAAGATGGCTTATTGGTCATCAACATCAAACACAACATTTAGAAAAAGTGTATTTGACCAATATATGAATTGGATGTTACCAATGGTTGATGAAATTAAAGTTGACCCAAATGCAGGTCACTTACATGAAAGGTCAATCACCATTTTCGCATCAATAAAAAATAAAAAATTAATTCTAACCAATGGTTTCTTAAAACATTATCAAATGGACTCACATAAAACACAAGGACATTTTGTTGACGATAAAGCATCCATTAATGGATTACTTGAGAATAAAGTACAATGACAAATTACGTAAGTTTTAGTTTGTGGGGAAATCAACCAATATATAATGTTGGTGCAATCAGAAATGCTGAACTTATGAAAACAATCTACCCTGATTGGAAAATGATTGTTTATTACGATAACACAGTACCTTCTGAAACAATTGACAAACTAAAAGAATTGGATGTGGTAGTAAAAGATATGACAGGTACCGACATTTATGGTATGTTTTGGAGGTTTTTTGCTCACGATGAATCTGATTGTCAATATTCCATATTCAGAGATGCCGACGCTCGTTTAACTGAACGAGAAAAATTAGCAGTTGATGAATGGATTAATAGTGGAAAATCAATCCATGTAATGAGAGACCACCCAGCACATAGGATTCCTTATGGAAATTCTGGTTTGGGTATCTTAGGTGGAATGTGGGGTATTAAATCAGGTATCATACCCCTTACCGACCTAATCAAAAGATTTCCAAAATCAAAAGAACTTCAATATGGTAATGACCAAACGTTCTTAAAAACAATTTATTCCATTTTCCAAGATGACAGATGTACTCACGATGAATTCTTTGAAAATAAACCCTTCCCTATCAAGAGAAATCCTGGTGAATTTATTGGAAGTCGTATTGACCACAATGATACACCAGTTGGGACAGACCACTTGGCAGTATTATGAAAAAAATATTATATGTAATTCTCCACACCTGTACAAGACCCGATAGACATGACGGTATTGTTAATAGTTGGGGTAAAGACGTAGATTATATATTCTACGCAGATTGTGACAACGAAGAAAAAAAGATTATTAAAGTTTCAGATGATTTTACATATTCATCAAATGAACCAAAACATGTTAATGTTATAAAATATTTGATTGAAAATGATTATCAGTATGAATGGTTTTTCTTTTGTGATGACGACACATTTGTTAACACAAAAAATTTGGAAAGCAATTTTGAAATTTTTGATAAAGATAAAATTAACGGTAGTGTTCTTGAAGGAACTTGGGGTAGAGATAGAGATTTGAACTATTGTTCTGGTGGTGCTGGTTATTTAATACATAAAACTTTATTAGAAAAAATATCAAAAAATATAAAATCAGGAGATTCAGGATACTCAGATGTAACACTTGGGTTGTGTATTAGAGAAATGGGGATTGAAAATAAAAATTTTGACGAATTTCATTCACAGGCACCAAAATATTACAAAATGGAAAATAGTAAAATTAAAGACGTTTTTACATTTCATTATGTACAATCTAATGAAATGGAAACATTTGACAAACTACTAACATGAAAATTGGTATTATAGGACTTGGTAATTTAGGTCTAAATTTATTAAGTTGTTTCGCTGAACAACAACATGAAATTTATGTTTCAGATGTTGATGGTGATAACTATGAAGTTATTAAAAACTCCGATATTATCTTTTGTTGTGTAAATACGGAAATACTTCCATCAAACATATACAATATTAAGAACGTAATGGACGTTGTGGAGGACTTTGGGGTAGCGTTTGAGGAAGAAGTACCATTGGTGGATAAGATTGTTGTATTGTGTTCTACAATGAACCCTGGTGATACAAAAGAGATTAGTGACATCTTAACTCCCATGAATTTACGAGTATGTTATTTACCCCTTACTTTATCAAGTGATAACTACATAGATTCATTACAATCACAAGAGAAAATTATTGTGGGTAGTATTGACCCATACACCGTAAATATTGTGGGAACTTTAATATCTGATTTTCAGAAAAAACCAACAACCATTGTTTCCATGACCAGTAAAAGTGCTGAGTTGTGTAAACTAGCTCTAAATTCTTACACGGCATATAAAATCAACTTTGCCAACATGATGGGTGAGTTATTAACCAATTATGATTTGACTGATGAAATTAAATTGGTTATGGATACACTATCAAAACATAGTGTAATTGGTGAGAAAAACTTTGATTACGGTTTTGGTTTTGGGGGACCATATCTTCCTGCAGATAACAGAGTATTTGGTGAGTTTTGTAACCGTAATAAATTAGAGTTTATTTTACCTTATGTTGTTGAAGATTTTAATGTCCAACACAATCAGTTTTTAAGAAAACATTTTACCAAATTAAATGAGGATAAGTCAGAACCATTTATCATTGATGGTTTGGGGTATAAAGACAATACAGAGGCCAACGTAGAATCATCCAAGTTAAATCTTGTTTATGACTTACTAAGGGATGGTTATACTGTTCATATTATTGAAAGTGAAAAATTCATAAGAGAATCAAAGTTACCAAAGGAATTGATTAATGATTTCAACGGTAATGTTAAGTTCTTCAAACGAGGAACATCGCCTAAAGGGATATACATTACTCTTTAATGTTTCTTTTATGATTAAATGATTTAATATATAATAAATGGAAAAAAAACCAAGACGTAAACCCGCTCCTTTGAGTGGTACAACGAAACCAGAACCTAGAACAAAAAAGGACATCATTTCTCAAATAATCCAAAAACCAACTAAAGAAAAATTTTTAACTGAAAACCAAAGAACCTATTATGATATATTAAAATCAAATCAGATTACAATATGTTCAGGTCCTGCCGGTGTTGGTAAATCATATATCGCGATGAAAGCAGCTGTTGATTTACTATCCGATAAAAATAACGCTTACGAAAAAATTATGATTGTAAGACCTGCGGTTGAAGCTGAAGAAAAACTTGGTTCATTACCAGGTAACTTGGAAGAAAAGTTGGACCCATATATCAGTCCATCATATTACCTTTTGAATAAATTAATTGGTAAGGAAAATCGTGAAAGATTAATACAATCTGAGTTTATTGAAGTTCAAGCTTTGGCATATATCAGAGGTTGGAATATCGATAACACTATTTTAATATTCGAAGAAGCTCAGAATAGTACACCGAATCAAATGAAATTGTTGTTAACCCGTATTGGTTTTAACAGTAAGTTTTTTATTTCAGGCGATTTGGAACAGACCGATAGATACAAGGATAAAAGACAAACAGGATTGTGGGACGCAATTGAAAAATTCAAAAATATGAATGATATCGGAGTTTTTGAATTTAATGAAGATGATATTGTTAGAAACCCATTAATCACACAAATTCTTAAGAAATACAATACATGAAATTAGCAATTGACATTGATGGTGTTTTAAGAGACACGTTCTTAAAGATTGAACAGACTTATCAAAAGTTTTTTATTGATGAGTTGGAGTTGGTTGATGAAGATTTTAAGTTTGAAATTAAAACCCCGTATAACACACCAGATTATCAAAATCACTTCATGTTCAAAAATGAGGAAGAATTTTTTTCATTTTTATACGAAGAATTTACAATGCAGATTTTTGGTCACGCTCCGTCATCCGAAATGTCTACTTTTCACGTATTGGCAGAAATCTATCAAAAATATAAAAACAAGGTTGATTTCATGTTAATATCAAAACAAATTGGAAAAACAAAACCAGCTACTTTATTTTTTATTTCAAAATTTGGATGTGAGATTGATAAGGTTGTTTTTTATAATAAATTAACTGAAAACAAAATTTGGGATGAATTTGATATTTTATTGACGGCAAACCCTGAATTATTGAACCAAAATCATAATAAAACTTTAATTAAATATGAAACATCATATAATTCAAATACCACATCTGAATTATCAATTAAAAGTTTAAAAGATTTGGATGAACAAATTGAAAAATTAATAGAATAACATGTTACAATTATTTGGAGAACACTACTATTTGAACTTAGAAAACATAGATAAGTTTGTCAATGTTTCAAATACGCCAACATCAGGAATAACTGAAGGTGAAGAAAAAATTGCATTCGTGAAATACGAAATGATTAAAATAATGACTGATGTTATTATGAGCGAGACTGAAGATATTGATGAAAAGTTGGGTTCTAAATCCTCCTCTCAAGTAACTATCCCATTCAAATTGGCTTGGAATACAATGTTATTTAATAAATTTATTGAAAAATTTTAATATAGAATATGGAACAAGAAATGATTGAAAAAATCAAAGGTTCAATTGCAAACATTGAATTTAAATTAAACAGAATTTACTTCTTTGTACAAGATACAAGGGGTAACGCAAAAGCCTCTATCAAATATCTTTACGATATGGCATTGACCTTAAAAAATGATGGTCATAACGTAATTATGCTTTATGAGAAAAAAGAATTCACACCAGTAACATCTTGGTTAAGTGGCCCATACGATGAAATTCCACACCAATGTTTGGAAGGTACTAATTTGGCAATTTCTCCTGAAGACACATTGATTATTCCTGAAATTTTTGGTTTTATTATGGAACAAGTTAAAAACTTACCTTGTGGTAAAATCGTTCTTTGTCAGGCATATGACCACATGTTTGAAACTTTAACACCTGGTGCTACTTGGCAACAATTTGGTTTTATGAAGTGTATTACAACATCTGAGTTACAAAAAGAACATATCCAAAGAACAATGAAAAATGTTTCTGTTGATGTGATTGAACCTGTAATTGCTGACGTGTTTGAAAAACAACAATTCCCACCAAAACCAATTATTGGTATTTTCTCAAGAGAACAAAGAGAAGGTCTTAATGTAATCAAAGAATTTTATGTAAAATACCCACAGTACAGATTCTTCACATTTAGAGATTTGAGAGGTATGTCTCAAGAAGAATTTGCTAACTCAATTAAAGAATGTTTCTTAGGTGTTTGGGTGGACCCAACATCATCATTTGGAACATTCCCATTAGAGTGTATGAAATCAGGAGTTCCTGTTGTTGGAAAAATACCAAATTTAACACCTTCATGGATGACCGAAACAAACGGAGTTTGGATTGATAATGTTATTCAATTACCAGATGTAATTGCTGATATTTGTCAGACATGGTTAGAAGACAATTTGAAACCTGAACTTTATACTGAAGCTGCGGAAACTGCTAGTAAGTTCACAGATGTTGAAAAATTTAACACAGAGGTGATTGAGAAAATCAACACCTTTATTAATAAACGTAAAGAAGCTTTTGAAGCTCAAATTGCTGAATAATATATTATGGAAAAAAAATTAAATCTATCCGTTATTTTACCTTTAAAATCTGCTGTTGTAAGAGATTTTGATGAATATTTTGATAAGTGTATTAAATCACTTAAAGTACAAAAAGTACCATTCAACGAATTACTAATTGTACATACAGTTGAAGAACAACTAGTTGAAAAATTAAAAAATTATGATTTTGAATCTTTAAATGTTAAATTGATTCGTTTTGAGGGTGAGGCTAATTACCAATCACAAATCAATTTAGGTATTGAAAATGTTTCAAGTGAATGGGTTTCATTCTTTGAATTTGATGACGAATATGCAAATATTTGGTTTGACAATGTATTGAAATACACTGAAATATATCCTGATGTAGACGCATTTTTACCAATTGTTGTTGATGTTGATTCTAAAGATGTGTTTGCTGGATTTACAAATGAAGCAACATTTGCCGCTAATTTTACTCAAGAAATGGGATATTTGAACAATGACACTTTATTAGATTATCAAAACTTCCAAACCGCTGGTATGGTTGTTAAAAAATCTAAATTGGATGAGATTGGTCCAATGAAATCATCAATGAAGTTAACATTTGTTTACGAATTCTTATTAAGATTGACTTACTTTACAGCTCGTGTTATGACAATTCCAAAACTTGGATACAAACACACTAGTATGAGAGAAGGTTCAATTTTTTGGAATTACAAAAACGGTGAAAACGTTATGACTGAAAGTGAAGTTAAGTTTTGGATTTCCACAGCAAAAAAAGAATACTTCTTTGTTGATGACAGAAATATAAAATATGACGCCCAAAGTGTTTAATGTTTTCATCAGAAACAACGACAACAACTACTTCCAAAAAAAGAGGTAGGAAAGCAACGAACACAAACTATTTTGATGTTGTAGAAGAGAATGCCGTGAGAATGTATCTCACGGCAGAAACTTTTGAAGAAAAGAATCAAATCTACAATGAATTTTTAAGAGGTCCGTTGGATAAGATGATTTCGTCAATCATTAGAAGGTATAAATTATATCGTAAAGATATGAATTTTATCGATATTCACACAGATACTCATTCGTTTTTAATGACTAAAGTTGATAAATTCAAACCGTCAAAAAACAAAAAAGCGTATTCTTATTTTGGTACAATTTGTAAGAATTATTTAATGGGTCAAATTATTAAAGACCAAAAAGATACAAACAGAAAAGTTTCGTATGAAGATATTTCTTCAAATTTAGAAAATAGACCGGACATGGTTTATTATATGGAATTTGAAAAAACAGAAGCTGATGATGTAATTCAAGGATTTTTAGATGAATTAAAAAGATATTTGGAAAATGAACAACTAACCGACAATGAAACAAAATTAGGAATTGCATTGTTAGAGTTATTTGAAAATTACAAAACTATTTTCTTAGGTAGTGATAATAACAAGTTTAATAAAAACATTATTTTATTATCGATAAGGGAAATGACAAACCTTTCAACCAAAGAAATTAGAACAGCAATGAAAAGATTTAAGAAGTTATATTATGTGGTTCTTAATGGCATAATTGAATAAAACATAAAAAATAATATTTATCAGTATGTCTAGACCAAAGAAAAAAGAAATAAATCTTAGTAAAGATTCTGTATTATCTCTATTACAAGAGATATATAATGAATTAGTGGAACAAAGGTCAACAGCGATTAGAGTTCAAAATAAAATGTTGGCTTTGTTAAAAGACCCTGAAGACATGACTGTTATTGGTCCTGTATTGGAAAAACAACAAAAAATTATTAATGATGTTGTTGAGAAAAAATTAACACTTGCCAAATTACAATCTACAATTTGGGAAAAATCAAATAACAAAGAAGACGATAATATGTCATTAAGCGATATTGATGATGATATGTTACAATCTTTAATACATAAAGATATTGAAAGTATGGCGGATAAGCCATACAAACTTAAATAATTGTAAATGCCAGGACTTGACCTAAATGAGGAATATGCAAAAACTAGTGAACGAATTAAGTCCCTTGATACTTACAATCAAGTAACCCAAGGTACACAACAACTTCTTTCACAACAACAATCGTCTTTTGAACAAGACACAACAAATACTGCCTCACAATTATCACAATTACAAGAACAACAAAAAAGATTTCAAAGACAAGTAACATCACAATTAGATAAATTACTTGACTTAAATACGTTATTACCAAATAACCGTGTGTCAGGACAGACAGTTAGTTCAACTGCAAGTTTAATTAAAAATCAATTTACTGAATCATTAAATCGAATTAAATCAAGAATACCTCAAATTATTGTTGATGAAATGATGAATCAATTAGGTTGTTCTCAAGAACAAACATATAATTCTTTATCATTTTATATTCCGGTTGAGAGTGTTGATTTATTTGGTACATTAAAGTTATCACCGGATACTACTGTAGGAAAATTGACTTACGAATCACCAAAAATCACAATTCAAGACGCTCCGTTTTCAATGAATAAAGAACTTTATGAACGAGTTCAAAATGAAAATGTTTCATACAGTGATAGTTATGGTCAAGATTATTTAGGGTCATCTAATCAATCATTATTTGATATTGTGTATGTAACAAAAGATGGAAATGGAAATAATGGTAACTTTTTCAAAGTTGATTTAAAAAATAGAGCCGATAACTTAAATTTAATTAGTCAGTTTATGACTGACTATTTTAACTCAATTGAAATAGTTAACACCAAAAATATTTTCCTACAATTATTTCAAAATTTATTTGGAGCCGTTTCAATTGACTTAAAGATGGGTGTTGGCCAAGTTGAAGATGGTGAATATTTTCAAAAAATTTTAACAAGAATTTTAGGATTGTGTTTTGATGATAGAAGTGAAATAGATGTAAGTGGAAATGCCAAAGTGGCTCCTTTAGATGGTGTCGATGAAAGTTTCTTTGAGTTAACGGATATTGATTTAAGAGAAATTGAATCAAAATTATCTAACATACAAAGAGGTGTAATTGAATATCAAGATTGTACAAATGTTAAATTACCTGTTGATACCCAAGCAATTTTTAATAATTTATTACAAATATTAGATTTTGATGAAAATGATTCAGCCAAAACAATAGCATTATTAAACCAAACAGTAAATTCTGTTAAAGGTAATACTGGTTGGCCCCAAATTGATTCAATAGGAATTAAAATTGATAATGAAATTGTAAAATCATTACCAAAAGCCCTATATACTGCCGTTTTGTCACCAAAAGTTTTACTACCATTTATGGTAATGTTTAAAGCGTTAGAAAGTGCGTTGGTAAGTACAACAACTTCAGCGGTAAATCAAGTTTATAACTTAAAAACATTCATAAATGTCTTTAAGAAAATGAACATTCAGATTATGTCCAAAATTGGTGCTGAGTTTGTCAAAATATTAAGAAATATTATTGTAAGAGATGTTAGAAAACTTTTACAAGTAGTAACAAAAGATTTACAAAAAAGTGCGGTAACTAAAAAATACGCTATAATTACACAATTAATTGAATTAACAATTTTAATAACTCAATTAGTTGATGATTATAGAAAATGTAAAAGTGTTATTGGTGATATATTAAACATTATTGAATTTGCCTTACGAGGAACTAGTATACAAATACCACCATTTTTACTACCATTAGCATCATTACGTTCAGGATTTAATTCAGTACGAGCGTCTTTACAGGTAATACAAAATTTCCAAGCTTTGGGGATACCAACAGGTCCAATGCCAGATGGAAGTCCAAATCAATTTATGATTGCTCAACAAGCCGCAATAACAGGTGTTGAATCCGAAAGGGATAAAAATTCAAAAATTGCTGGTATGACACCACAACAAATTGTTTTACCAATAGGTATTACAATACCAGTACCGTTTACAGGAATACCATTATGATTACATCAAACAAAATATCAATTGAAGAATTTAATGAGATTATTGCCGATATCAAAAATAAAAGCAATACTGATTTAACAAAAGTCATGGATTTTTTAAGTGAAGACTTTGAAGAAACCAAAGAAATGATTCTTAGCCTTACAAAACATTTAGATAATATTGAAGAGCTTTATAATAAGTTATTAAAAGAACACGAAACAAGATTACATGGACAAAAGTTATAAAAGGATATTATTCCCAGCTGAAGTAGTTGATAACCAAGACCCTTGGGTTTTGGGGAGAATTCGTGCGTATCCTGTTGACCAAACAATTAGAGCTGCGTTAGAAGCCTTTGAATTTGACCCAACAAAAGATAAGTGGGGACCAAAAGACCCATTTGTACAAACACCATTGTTACCAATGTTCTTTGCTCAGGTACCATTACTCCATGAAAGAGTTAATATTATTTATCAAAATAGTTTTTATCCATACCAAGACCAATATTATGTTCAGGGTGGATTCTCATCTCCAATGAGTTTACCATATGAACAAATACAACAAGCAAACGCATTTACAGCACAAGGTGATAGAGTTGCCAAAACATTAAAATTAAAAAACCTTAATGGTACTTATTTTTCAGGTTCTACTGACGGTATTTTCCCTGAACCAGGTGATAACGCTATCATGGGTAGGGGTGCTGCTGATATGATTGTTAAACCCGACACAATTATGTTACGTGCTGGTAAAACAAAAAGGTTGGAAGCAAATCAACAACCTGTTGGAAATCCAAATAGAGCCTTTTTACAACTTTCAAACTTTACCACAAAAACTGTAACAAAACCAAAAAAGACATTTTTGGGTATTAATAGTGTTAACCAACAAGTATTAAAACTTGTTGAATGGGATATTCAAAATTTAGAAAATGAACAAAATGCTTTTACTGGTGCAATTAGATTGTATAGTTTGAAACCAGTTAATAAAACATTGAGTGATAATATTAATTTTGATTCTGATTTAGAAGATGTTAAATTTTTAGAATATTATCAACCGTTTATTGGTTATTCATTTGAAAGGACCGTAAAATTAATTAATGACTTTATCAAAGGTGTAAATGAAGGTCAAATTCATAATGGTCCAAAAGTTGAAAACCAATTTCCATTCGCATATCGTCCATCAACACCAAATCGAAAAATATTAACATCAACAGATTTGACAATTAATCCAATTGTGTTTTCAAATGTTACCAAATTTGCAAGTAATGTTACATTAAATTCAGGTTTGGGGATTGAAAGTTATAGATTTGCTATTGTTAGAGAAAAAAATCAAGTGGGTAAACCATACAAAGTAGATATTCAAGATTATATCCCAAAAGATATTGAATCAACATACGGAACATTTGGGGGTATGGGTGCCGATACTTTATTTTTATTATCTTATTTATCAAACAAACCAGTTAATTTGGAAGGTACTTTATACGGTATTAGTCAAAATGATTTAACTGAAAAAATATTACCAAGTACTTCGTCTATGGTACGTGGTGAGGAGTTAATTCAATTACTAAATGTTATCGTACAATTCTTATTATCTCACGTTCACGCAATACCAGGAGCACCTGCAGTACCTGTTGGAACTGATGGTACATCGGCAAATAATATACTTTCTCAACTCCAAAATGCTCAAAATACAATTTTGAATCCACATATTAGAGTTAATTGATATTTATATACTAAAGTATCAATGTCTATATTAAAGTCATATTTTAGCAAGAACAACACACTTGAATACAACAGTTATACCAACACTGGTAGAAACCCTGTAACCCAATTATATTTTGGTGGTGATTTAGCAACTTACGCCCCAAGAGGATTTACAAGATTTATATTTGATTTGGATTTAACTTATTTAGAAGAACAAATCGCCTCAGGTATTATTTCAACAGGATGTACATCAGGAATGACTCACGTTCTTAATATGATAAACACCGCATCATTTGATATTGAATTATTAAATGGTACAACATCTGAAGGTTCAAGAAGAGCAACATCATTTGATTTAATTTTATTTAGAATACCTGAATATTCAGGTTCTACGGGTATTGCTCAAGAATGGGATGAAGGTGTTGGTTTTGATTATGTTTATCAACCAGCAGTTGCCGAATATTCAAATAACCAAGCATTTAGTACTCGACCATCAAATTGGTTTCAGGGAACAACATTAAACAATTGGTCTTACCCTGGTTTATATAACAATACAAACACAATTGTTGGTAATTATTCGGGTCTTAACTACTCAGCCCTTACTATCGTTGACAGACAACATTTTGAATTGGGTAATGAAGATATTTCATTTGATATGTCAAACGAAATTAATGGTGTTTTACAAGGAACAATTACAGGTGTGACTGGATGGGGTATTGCCTACGTACCTGAAATTGAAAATATTACAGGACTGACTGAAACATATTCAGTCGGGTTCTTTACAAAACACACTCAAACATTCTATGAACCGTATCTTCAAACAACTTATGATGATATTATCAAAGATGATAGAAACCAATTCCCTGCTGGCAGAACAAATCACTTATATCTATACGTATATTCAAGTGGTGACTTTATGAACTTAGATAATGACCCAACAGTCGCGATTTTAGACTCAAATGGCGAAATTGTACCTGGTATGTCAGCACTTACAACATGTTTGAAGACAAAGGGAGTTTATGAAGTTACAATTCCACCAATTACGGGATACTCAACTCCATGTCAATTTACTGACCAATGGTCTGATTTGGTAAAAAATGGTGTAACATTAAGTAATGTGGAAAATGAGTTTGTATTATTAAGTCAATCATCTGTGTATCAAATTGGTTATCAATCAAAAGACCCAATACTATACGGATTTGATTTTAGTGGTATTAAACAAAACGAAAAAATACTTAATACAGACATTAGGAAGGTCATGGTGACCATCAAACAAGCATATACAAGTCAAGTAGTGTTGAACGATATTGAAGCGTTCTATCGTGTTTATGTGAGAGAAGGTAATACCGAAGTTCAAGTTCAAGATTGGACTCCAATAAACAGAACACCAAATGAATATTATTTCATGTTTGACACAAGAGATAAAATTCCAAATCAATATTATGTAGATATCCGTGTGAATACTAGCGGAGAAAGAGATACTTATCAAAGAGAATTAATGTTCCAAATTGTAAACAAAAAATGAAAAAAATAGTTAGACTTAAAGAATCAGATATTAACGCCTTAGTTAAAAAGGTTTTAGCTGAACAAGAAAATGAAAGATACATGTTCTTCAGTAATTTAGAACAATTACACAGACAAACCGCAATCCTACTTGAATTGGGTGAGGACGCTGTAGTTAGTATTTTAGAACAAGGTCACGATTGGGCTCAAGACCACGTAGCCGTAGCGAAAGAAAACATTGACCAAGTGTTTGATTTTATGATGAATCAAATTAATACAGACCACATTACCGATGATTCAATGGGGGACGAAATGCAAATGCAAGAAGGTAAGAAAAAAACAGGTACTAAACTTTGTGCTCGTGGTAAATCAGCGGCTAAATCAAAGTTTGATGTTTATCCATCAGCATATGCTAACGGATATGCGGTTCAGGTATGTAAAGGTAAAATCAAAGGTTTAGACGGTAAGAAACATTGTTCAGGTTCCTATTGTTAATATCAAAAAACATTAGTATATTTGTATCCTAAACACTATGAAAGAGTATAAACACGCATTTAGAAGATGGATTCAAAGAATGTATATTGATTCTGCGAGAAAGATGGACTATCAAAGAGGTCAACGAACAAAATACGAAATGGATTGTATTTCAATTTGTAAAAAACTCATTGATAAACCTGAAACTCAATTATTGATGACACCATTGTCAAACAAAAAATACATTCATAACCCTGAAAATTCTATTTTTATTACTATTGAGGGTAATACGGTAAATGTGATTAATCACAAATATTCTTATACGGTATCAATTCAAGACAAATCTAAAGAAGAAATTCTTAACTATTTTAATGAGGTTTTAGAAAATCAAAGATTAAAGATGGAAGAAGAAATTACTTCAAACATCAAACACTCATTAAAAAATATTTTACATACTTTAACTTGATGGGCAAGTTTTGTTTGCTAAGTTACTTGCATCCGCTCCTTCAATAAGTCCTATTCTATGTAAGACACAATAATATCTTGGATTTTCGTTCAAGTGTTGTTGAGCAATTTTCTTTGCTTCTTTAATATTTCCAACTTCTCTTGATTCGAATAAAGTTCCAAGTTCTAGCATGTTACTTTTTCTAACTTGTTCTTGGAGGATGGACTTAATTGTTTGTCTCATACCTTCATTTTTAGATTTTTTTGGTTTATACGATGTCATTACAGGTTTTTGACCTTTTCCTGTTTGAGTATCTTTTTTTTCAGCGGTTCTTTTTTGTGAACAAGCTGCTCTTTTTTGAGAATCAGACATTTTACCCGCAACTCCAGCGGCTCTACATTTTGGATATCCGCCTTTAGATGTGTCAGGTCTTCCACATGATGGATGTTTACCATTCTCATCTTTACGACAAATATTAACCCATGGACCTTTTGGTTGTTTACTACCTTTTGGTTTCTTTTTTGTTCCAAACCAAACAGCTAAATCTTCTTTCAATACAAGATTAACATTGTTTGATTTGTTTGGGTTTTTCATTTGTTTTTTACGTAAAATTTTCTTATTATTTGATTATAAAAAATAACCACAGATAAATATAAAAAAATATGGAAAATACTGACAATAACGAAAAAATAACCGAAAAAAAAGAAGTTATTGGAGTTCTTTTTGAATCATTACATTATACTTCACAAGAACAGTTAAATCTCTTCTTAGATAGTATGACTGAAGACCAAGCAATATATTGTATTAAGGAGTCATTAAATTATGCTTTTGTTAAAGGGTTGTTTGATTTGCAAGAATCTGAAGCAATTTCTAAATCATTAAGAATAGTTTTTAGTAAATAAAAAAAGGGGACTTTTGGTCCCCTTTTCTTTTTATGAATTTTTGAGATTATCTCAATTCTTGTAAGTTGAATGTTCTTACACCATCAACTGTTACTCTACCATAGAAACGGTTGTTAACCATTTTCTTAGCGTATCTTGTCATGATACCCTTGATAGGTGTGAAGTTGAATGGGTTATACATAGTTGGAGTCAACTGTAAAGGAACATATGGAGCGTAGATGTAACCAGTATCCAACAAGCTTGTACCTTTGTGTCCGATTAACACTTGGTTAGCTGGGAAGTAAGGGTCACGATACACTTGGTATCTTCCTGACAATGTACCGATTCTTTCGATACCCATGTTGTATTGGTCTTGGTCAGGAGCTGCGTTTGATACGTGGAAGTATTCCAAATCATCAAAGATAGCTGAAACTTCAGAAGATACAACAATCCAGTTAGCTCCACCTCTCAATGTTGATTTGTGGATTTGAGCTGACAATTGGTTGATAGCAGTAATCAAAGTTTGGTTCCAATCTTTTTGAGTGTATGGTGTAGTTCCAGAAGAAGCTAATCTCTTCCAACCGTTGTAATCCCATCTCAAGTTCCATGCCGCACCTTTTCTCAAATCACGTAAGATTTCTCTGTCGATTTCAGCCGCAACTTGTTCTGACAATAAAGCTGTTAATTCAGCTTCAGCATCAATGTTGTGGAACGCTGCAACGTCTTGAGCCAATTCAGGAGACCATTGAGCTCTTAATTTTCTTTCTGTAACTGAAACAGTAACTGATTCAAGGTCGAAAGAAACTTCACCGATTTGGTCTTCAAATTCCAACTCTTTATACAATCTGTAAACTGCAATGAATGCGTTGTTTGCAACTGTTGATGAAGAGAATGTTGAACCTGTGTAACCATCAGGAGATGTGTCACCACAAGAAATACAAACAGGTGTTTGTAAATCGATTTCTAAGAAAATGAAACCTTGTGCGTCACATACGTTGTAGAAAGAACCACCTGAGTTAGCGTTGTAAGTACCAGGACCACTAGGGAAGTTAACATTAACGTTACTACCGTATTGAACAATACCTTTACCATATCTTTGAGTTACTACTCTGAATAAGTAAGGAGCTTGTGTGTTACCTGAAGTGTATTGGTTACCAGAAACACCAAAAATGTTCAAACCAGACAAGAATTCTTCAGTGTCCATAGTATTACCATTTGGACCAATCAATTGACCAGCACCCGCACTAGAGAATCCACTCATAACGATGATTACTTTTCTGAAATTAGAAGTTGTGTTATTAGGGATAGGTGTACTTGTGTTATATGCTGATGGTAATAAATAACCAGCTGCATCCCATGCGTAAGTTACAGTTGTAGCTGTTACAGCTGTCCACTGACCTTTAGAGTAATCAAACAATCCTGGTGGGTCCAAGTTTGGTTCGTTACCTTCGTAGAATAAGTCATACAAATCTTTGTTAAAGATAGGATTGTAGGTACCAGAACCAGCATTTACCTCAGTATAACCAAGATTAGGATTACCTTGATAGTTTCCTGGAGAACCTATTGGAGCGTAGTGTGAACCACTATCACCAAAGTATCCGTTAGTAGAAGTACCACCAGAGTAACCTTGAATTTTAGGTACGAAGTAGAACAATTTACCGATTGGTAAGTTCATTGCTTGTACTGACACGATGTCGTTAGCTAATAATTTAGAGAATACTCTTCTCACGATTGGGAAAACAACTGTTTCAAAAGAACCAGAGTCAGAAGTTGAAGAAGCCTCATTGATTAAGTGTGAAGCTTGGTTTTCGTACAACTGAGCTACGTTTTCTTTCATGTGACCTTTCAAACCTTCCAAAAAGCCAAGTTTATCCCATTTGTTAATTGTGTCTTCTTTGATAACTTTTAAGTGTTTCAACCCAATGTTACCAACTAGACCGCTTTCTAATAATGCACCCATTTTAATTTTATTTTTTTTTTAGTTTTATGTTTATTTTTATTTTACTATTTTAGACATGATATCCTTCATTCTTAAGAATTGTGGATTTTCGTATGTCTTAGATTCAATTAAGTTTTGAGCCGAACCTGATGATGGAGATTTTTCAATCTTAGACATAGATTCAGTTACAACACTTTGATTATTATTTGTTAATTCGTTTTTGATTGAGCCGTACAAAGACTTAGATTCTTTCAATGATTCAACGTCATCAAATCTTCTTAAGATGTTGATTTTTTCTTGTTTAGTTGTTGTATGTTCAGTAAACAATCTTGTAGCGTAAGCTAAGTTTGAGTTGAACACCGCAACTTCATTTAATTTTTCTCTGAATACATTCAAAGCTTTTCTATACTCTTCGTTCTTTTCTCTCAAACGTACTACTTCTTCAGAAAGAGCTGAATTAGGTTTAACTTTCATTTTAGGTAATCCTTTTCTCATTGGGTAGTTTCTTGTACCGTTAGATAAAGTTCTAGCAGCTTCTTTAGTTTCCTCTTTTTCGTAATCTTTGTAATGACCACCTTTTTCACCAGCTTTCTTTTCAACACCATCAACATCCTTACGTCTGTATTCGTGTTTTTTAGAACCATAGTTTTCTTCCATTTCACCCTCTTTGTATTCGAATTTCTTTGGAGATAAATTCATACCGACACCTTTAGCTTTACCTTTTGGTTCGATAGAAGCTTCTTTTGTTTCCATTTTTTTACCTCCTTTATATTCAAATTTAGCTGTACCTGTTTTTACACCTTTACCAACTACAGGTTTTGACATCATTGAACCTTCTTTAGTTTCTGCTTTAGTAGTTAATGATGATTTTTTCAATGTTCCCATTTTTGGTTTAACTGTAAATTTATTTTCGTTTACGGATTCTTCTTCTTCCTCTTCTTCTTCATCGTCATCATCCATAGTTATTTCGTAAACAACATCATCGTCTTCTTCTAAATCAGATTCGTTCCACTCTTCTTCCATATCAGACTCTCCCATTTCAGAACCAAAAATGTCAGCCATCATATCATCTAACTGTTTGTTAGATAATTCAGATTCTTCCATTTCATACTCGTCCATTTCAACATCATCCATTTCTTCAATAGTGTCTTCTTCCATGTCGCTTTCTAACTGAATAATATATTCAGCATCTTCGTCTTCATCTTCCAAAGTGATTTGGTTGTCGTCTTTTTTAACGATAATACCATCTTCATCACCCATAGATTTGAAAACCTTTAAGATTTCTTCATCTGAAGCGTTTGTAAGGTCAATTGGTTGTTCATCTTCCGAGTCCATATCGAAATCCATTTCCATGTCATCTTCCATGTCTTCAACGTCCATGTCATCTTCATCGTCCATATCCATGTCGATTTCCATTTCATCTTCGTCTCCCATGTCATCCATAGAATCCATTTCAATACCCATCTCGTCTTCTTCTTGTTCGTCAGTCTCTTTTTTCAAAGACTCTTTTACTAATTCTGCGATTTCTCCCTTCATTGTTGAAGCAAGTATTCCTTTTGCATTTTCAGCCACTACTTCTTCCAAATTTTTCATTTGAAGTAATGCTTCCTCGACTAATGACTTTTTGTCTGCCATATAAATTTTAGAATAATTTACATAATAAATATGCCCCAACTTAAAAAAAGTTGGTGTTGGGTTGGCAGAAACCCAAAATAAATAAAAAAACCCCTCGGTTAGGAGGGGTTTTTATTAATCTTCAATAACTTCGTCAATTTTACTCTCTGATACTGCCGTGATTCGCCAATCATGTTGGAACCCTTGGTATCGTGAAGTAACCTTGGCTTCTACATCGGTTACTGAGTAACCTTTCACCAATTTCTCTTCTCTAATTTTCTTCAATTTACCTGTATTTTCATCAGGTAGTTCGTACTGTACTTTTGCTACAAAATATTTTTCGTCCATGTTTTTAATATTATTTGTCCAAATAATGATTTAATTTTTTCAATAAGTCAATAGAGCGGTTCATTCCTTTTTCACTTACTCCAATTTCGGGTGTTCTTGAAACCTTCTCTTCTTCCAAATTTTCCTCAAATTTATTTCTATCTTCAACATTAGTAAACAAGTATGCACCAGGTGTAGATGGTGATGATACTAAGTCAAAACAAATTAATTCAAAATCTCCTTGTACTTCATTCTGTTCACCAACCTTTTTAAGTGAACCAACACCACGTGATGATATACCTAATGTAACCCCCTGTCTTAGTAAGTTTGCCGCTTGGTCACCCTTGGTAGATACAATTCCTCTTTCGTGGAACCCAGGTGACGTTAGAAGCTTTAATTTACCCATAAGGATGTGTCCGTCCCACCATACGTCATTGATAAGGTGAGATACTCTGTCAAGGTCAATTAACGATGATTCAGGGTGGTTTAATTCAGACAATGATGTACCTTTGGCAATCATCTTCTTATAGTTGTCAGCTTCTCTTTTGAGAATCTTTTCAGGATACACTCTACCGTTACGGTTTGGTGTATTGTATTTTTGCAGTACGGCATAGAATTCAAATGGTTTTGAATAGTCCAACATGTTTTTGTTGGCTTGCTCTAATAAATTCTTATTGTGAGTTTCGTTTGGGGAAATATATCCCGCATCCATTTCAACCAATATTCCTTTACCTGTATCTTGTGGTCCTAATATTTTCATAAAAACATTTTAATAATAAATACCATCAAATTGTATCTTTTACTTTCTTTGAGACAGTAAAATCAAAATAGTCGTTATTCTTAAAATTATCTACGTAAATAGCTTTGGCAATTTTCTTAAGTTTTTCTTTGAGTTGGGGGTCTTTGAAATCCGTGTTTTCATTTAGAAAAAGAGTTATTTCCAAATTCATAAAACTCTTTTTTCCATAATAAATTCCACTTGTTCGTAAATCTAAATCAACAATATTTGTTTCTTTGAATGTGTCTTTATCAGCAATTTCGTAAACTGTATGTTTTATGCTTCTGCTAAAATTTCCTACAATTCTTTCCCACTTCTCATAACTTTCTTTTGGTGATACCCAACTTTGTAAGTTTAAGTATAGTGATTTGAAATTTTTTGAATCAACTGTACCATAACTCACCTTTGAATCATTGAACCCAATGATTCGTGCCGTTTTCCCTTTTTTCATTAATAATCATTTTAATTAGATTTATTTGTTGATAAAATTTAATCAAATTTAATTACCATGTCAAACTTTTTTGTATCTTTGGGTTATTTAATAGGATATGTTAAAAGTAAAAATAGAAAATGGTCAGAATTTGGAGAAAGCTTTGAAAGTTCTGAAAGGAAAAGTAATCAAAACAAAACAAAATGAAAAGTTACGTGAGAGATTACAGTACGAAAAACAAAGTGTTTTGAAAAGAAATCAGAAACTGAAAGCCAAATACGTTCAGTCCCAAAAAGATAAAGATAATTTATAAATTGTTGTGGAGATTATATAATCTCACATAATTGATTTTTGAAAAAGTATCTGACTGAATCTGTTCGATAGTTTCCTGTAATTTCTTACTAGTTACGTCATCTAAAGATTCTCTGATGTTACCCAATTTACCAATAGTCTTTGATTTTAAGTCATCAAATTCTTTCGAGAGTTCCACATCTTCTGTCATTAATACTTTAGACAAATCTTTCTTAGAATCTTCATCTAAATTTTCGATGTATCCTTTGATTGATTTGTTGGCTATGTTTAATAAAGTTTCTATTGGTAAATTAATGTGAGATTTAACCTCAGTTGATTCACCTAATAATTTTATTAACGTTTTTTTGCTAGTAACCGTTTCAATAATTTTGTCTGGTGTACCGTAAACGATATTGTCGATATCTTTGTAGTTATTTTCACACACTACATCTTTAACCCAATATTCAATCTTTTGTGTATTTAATTTTGGTAAAAATTTTTCGATGTGTTTCAAAGATTCATTGATATATGCTTCAGCAATTTCTTTATCATAACCTTTTTTCTTAGACAATTCAGTGTAAATATAAAACATTGTACTGGCGTTTTTATTTTCCAATACCAAGCTTTTGAAGTTCTTTAACTCCATTTTAGCGGTTTCTGTAATATAAGAGTTAACCAATAACTCTTCTATTTTGCTCATTAATTGTCCAAATTTCATAATAGGTTTTATTAATAAATATATCAATCTATCAGTTTTCTAAGAGATTCTTCAATAACCCCCAAAGAACGACTACCTTTTTCTAAATCAATATCATCAACACCATAGACATTATCACGTTCCAAAATCATATTCATATCTTTTTTAACTGATTCTGGTGTAACCGCAGTTTCACCTCCTGCTGGTGGTGCCTCTGCCGGTGGTGTAGCTCCTCCACCTAAATCAGAACCAAATCCACCCATATCACCTCCACCTTCAGCTGGTGGTGTTGCTGTGGCTCCTGATGATGAACCATTACCATACAGTCTATCCATGTTATCAAAAATACCTGTCTTGGTAATAACATTACCAGTATTTTGTATTTCAAGTGAAACCGCTTTTTCCAATCTTTGTTGTTGTAAATCCAACTTAATTTCTTCATCAGAGAATCCAAGAATATGTTTCTTAGCCCAAGTTTGTGATGTTGGAGCAATACCTTCAACAGGTGCGACAGCATCTTTATATAACAACATTTTCTCTTTCCATACGTCAATGGTAAGTAAGTCAGCTTGTTTAGATGGGTTAGTTAAACTTAATTGAAATGAACCCAATTCATCTTCAAATCCTAATAAGAATAAGTGAATGATTGCAATCTTGTTAAGTTCAGCAACCATAGATTTTTGAATTCTGTTAATTGTACGAGCGAAACGAATATCTTGTAATGACAAGTTTCTACCATCACCAACAACTTCTTCAAATCCTAAAAATGCTTTTGGAATTCTTAACGCTGTTAAAAGTTTCTTTTGGATATATTCAATATCAGCAATTTCTGATAAGTTTTGTGCTCCTGGCAAAGTATCGATTGGGTTTGGTGCTGACGGGTCACGAACAGGAACAAAGAAATCTTGGTCAACCGCCATTTGGTTGAATCTCATATCCACGTTTCCTGATTGAGGGTCAACAACTTGGTCTTTCTTAAACTGTTGTGCGAATCTTTGAACATATGGTTGAATATCCGCATCATCCATGTTACCAACAAACACTTTGAACACACGTCTTTCAGGTGCTCTTGATGTTCTGTAAACCAACATGGCGTCTTCAGCCAATACCAACTGTTTCCAAGTACGTCTTGCTTTTTCCAACATTGATGTACCGTAAGGAAGTTTTCTATCGTCACCCAATAATCTAAAGTGGGCAATTTCCCAACTGTTAAATTCAAGTTGTTTGTTTTTCCAAGTAAATGTAAGACTCTTAACACCAGCGTTTGACGCTGTTGGTCCACCATAACCTGAAGTGGCTCTACCTTTCATACCAACTTCAATACGTTCTACCTCAATGTTTGGTAATTGTAAACAACCCACAACACCTTTTTCAGGGTCCAACTTTAAGAAAACAAAGTTATCACCATATTTAGAGGTATTACGAGTCCACATTGGTAAGTTTGTATTGATATCTAAAGCATTGTTGAATAAATCCCCCAATACTGCTTTGATTCTTGGTGAATCACAATATATTTGTAACATGTAACCATCTTCATCTACAGTTGTAGATTCTTCAGCGTATGTATCCAACGCAGCAGAAATCTCAGGAGTATATTCCATTGATTCGTAATCATAATAAGATGCCAAACGAGTTGGTTCATAATATACCGCTTGACTATAAAGATTGTTTTCAATTTTAGCCCATTGGCTTGTAATATAAAAAGTTTGTTGTGCTTGTAATTTTTGTTTTTCGTACTCGGCCTTATCTTGAGTTCTTAAAAGTTCTTTTTTATCAAACTTAAATGTGGGTATATCTTGACCCATCAAAGAATTAGGTCCTAACTCTTGGGATAATCTTTGCCATATTGTCAAGTTTTTTTGCTCCATATTAAAAATCTATATTATATTATTTTTTTATCAACGCTTCATTCCGCCGAATACCCATAAATACTGTTCATAATCTTTTTTTGAAGGTTGATTTCTATATGCCGGGTTATCTTTTAAATTATTATTTGGAATTGCTGGATTAAAATACTGTTCTTTTGGTGGGTCATAAGATTGAACCGTCCAAGATTCCAACATTGTTTTGGCTTGTTGTGTAACCTTTGTAAGTTGTGAAAAAGATGAGTCAGATACATAAACAGCCATAGCCAAAGACATAATTAAATCATCATGTTGTCCTTTCATGTGGTCTGGTCGTCCATTGATATAAACAAATGTATTCATTTCATTCAACATTCTTGATGAATGAACTATTAATCCGTGTCTTAAACTTTCTTCAAGTGCCGCAATAATTTGAACCCTTTTGTTGTTAAAGTTAATACCAGGTATTTTTTCAGCAGCCTTTGGGTCATATTTCCATTTGTTTCCAAAATCAACACCATCAACATACAAATCTTTGTATCCAAGTTCTTGTAGTTTTCTTGCCGTTGCAACACCCATACCACCCGTGATATCAATTACGATAAAACAATTGTACATATTTCCCCATTTGTAAGCAATCTCTGCCAATACATCAGGGGGAAGTTTACCAACATATTCAGCAACTTGTTCCTTAACATCAAAGTCGTAAATTTGGAATGTTGAATAATCCTCAGAATCCCCACGAGAAACGTCCACACCCATAATGTATCTGTGTCCCATTTCAGGTTCTTTCCATATCCAAAGTCCACCACCCATCATTTTATTGATAGGTTCTTTAATCATGTTGTCAGTAATGTTTTTAATTAAGTTAGAATCAAACACGTTATCACCCGAACCCAAGAAGTTGCATTCCAATTCCTGAGAAACTTTACGTTTGTCATACTTAAGTTTTTTAACCATCGCTTCAAACCAAGACGAACATGGTCTATAACCCAATTCAAAATATGCCTTTAACTCATCGTAATTTCTTTCGTAAGGGTCACGACCTGAAAAATCAATAACTTTATCTGCAGTATATTCCTCACGGTTTAACAAGTAATGAATAATCTCATCCGTTTTAACCAAATATAAATCTTTTGTATAACGAGGGTCACGATACCAAAACATTTCTGTAATTTTGAAATCGTTCATTCCACGATTGGCTTGTTCGTAAATTTCATAGTAAATCGGGTCGTATCCGTTTGGTGTTGATACAACAACAACTTTACCACCCGTAGATAACGAAGCCATACAGGCAGCCCAGAAATCACCATCGGCTTCAATATACGCAGCTTCGTCAAATATCAACATAGTGGGGGTATAACCACGAAGTGCATCTTTTGATGTTGCAACCGCTTTTACCTCACAACCATTAGTTAACTTAAAGTGTCTCGCCGCGTTTTTGTCTGGTGAAAACCCAACACCAACCCAAGCTGGCCATTGTTCTGTAAAACCACGAATTTTGTTTGCCATTTCCACAGCAGTATCCAATTTGTTTGCAATAATCAAAACCTTTTCAGGTCTTTGTTTAGATGCAAATACAAGTCTTTTACTAGCCCAAGCAGCAGTTACCGTAGACACACCTGCCTGACGATATTTTAACGCAATGTTTTCGTTGTAATTTTCATAGTCCTCAACCAAATTTACTTGGTCGGGAAATAACTCTAAAGGGACGTATCTTGACTGAGTGTTATCATAAGTCTGAAGATACGTCTTAAGAGCGTATGGTGTATTTTTAATACATCTTGAATATTCTAATAATAATTGTTCTTTGGTGAAACCCATAAAAGGTTAGTGTTAGGACCTGTCGATACCTAAACTACCTAAGAAATCATCTAAATCACTTAAATCATCTGGGTCAATGTCATCATCTTCATTACCGTAATCTGAAGATTCTTCTTCATCATCACTGTGAATTTCATTAAGATGATTAACAATTTCAGTAACCATTCTGTCTAAGATAGATGTTGCTTTTGCATCACCTCTTAAAATCATTTTTGCTAGTTTGAAAAACTCATCAGCGGATAATGCTGAAAATCTTGCAAATAGGTAGCTTTGTATGAATTTTTTATCTTCTTCAAATAATCTTTCAGGATATGCTGTTAAGAATTTTTCCCATAATACAGGTCCTAATCTTAAATCCCAAATTTCATTTGATAAAGTGTCTGTAGATGCCATTACCATTTCGGCTTGTTTTGGGTCATCAGGAAGTCCTTGAGTACCTAATACTTCCATTGTACCTTTAATTAACTCATGAACCAAAATAGGAAAAAATAAACCACGAGCCTTTACTGTTGGGGGGTCAGTTTCAATATCAACCTCTTCTTTTCCACCAACACCACTTTGACTCATCATCATATCCATCATTTGGTCAGGTAATACCCAATACATTAAGTCATTAATAGACATAACAACACCGTATAGATTTAACAATCTTGGGTCAATTCTATCAAGTTCATCTCTCACTAATTCAAACATGTAATGTCCTTTTTTAGATGAACCTTGAATTAAAGCGTTAATAAATCTTCTTTTCGCCTTTTCAATATCAAATCTTTCAAATGCTGTAATGAAGTCTTCAATATCTTCTTCTTGTTGTTGGAAATTTTGTTCAATATCTTCTTCTTCAGGTTCTTCACCTTCTTTAGAAAATCCTTCCATATCAATTTCACCCATACCAACAAGTTTTGCATCATACTGTAGTTGGTCTGGTCTAACACCCATTTCTTTTCTAACTAAATCAACAGCCAAATTTTCCAAATATTCTTTATTGTTTCTTTGGATGGCGAATAAATCTTGAACCCCTCTCATCATTGCCATTTGGAGTTGCATTAAAGCATTTTGACCTGAAATGTTTTCTTGTCCAGTATATCTTTTTACTTTATCAACAACATCTTTGAATCTTTTAGATGCAATAAGTTGTTCAAAAGTTTGTGGTACTTGACCACCTTGAATATCAGGAAACGCAGGGTTTTTAGATAATGGAGTTTCACCTCTATTAATTTTACCCTCAACATCTGGTGACATTCTTTCAGGTCTATCTCCATAATCAATTGGAGCTTCGTGTATTCTATTCTTTTTAGCCATTATTGGTCTTTGAAATTAATTTTTAATTGGTCAAAAGTTAAATAATCTGGTATCTCAACCGTACCCATTTTTGGTGCTTTTGTTGAAGCCTTTGGTTTTGGTTGGTGTTTTGGGTTCTTAAACGGGTCAGAAGTTTTTGGTTTTTCTTTTGTACCTGGTTTAACCACAGGAGGGGCTGTTTTAGTAACTTGTTCCTCAATATCTTTTTTAGCCTTTGGCTTTGGTTGATGTTTTGGATTCTTAAATGGGTCCATTTTTCCTGGTTTTTCTTTTTCCTTAGTACCAGGTTTTACTCTTGTTGGAGCCTCTTTTGTTTGTTGTTCCATATCTTCTTTTTTAGAAGAATAAGATTTTTTTGTTGGTTTGTCCATTCCTTCATCAACAAAACCAATTCTCATATTTGACATCGGTCTACGGATAATTCCCTGTTCTGATAAAGTTTTAATTAAATCACCCTTAGTCATTCTTGGAGAAATGTGTTTTTCAACCATTTTTTCTAAAGCCATTTCAACAATTACTTGATGTGGGTTTTTACCTTCTCTAACATTTCTTTTAACATCTTTAACACATCTTTCAAATTTATCGTTGTCTTCTCTACCAACAGATGATGTACAAATAGCCCAAGGATTGTATTTAGATTTTTTCTTTTTTCCTTCACCTACTTCACCTTCTGTCGGCATACCATCATTTTTACCCATTACATCTGGTTCACTATCATCTTCAGGGTTATTATAATTAACGGGTAAATTACCACCAAATTCATCTGCGTTATAACCTGATTGATAATCCGTACCAAGATTTTCATCAATCTCACTTTCCATTGGAGTTGCGGTAATAGAATTATCTTGATTTTTCTTAATGGCATATCCCTTTTCTGACTTAGGTAATTCTCCACCTTCAGGACCCACTTTATACGATGGTTTTGATGGTAAAGGTACCACTTGTTCAGAAATCATTCTGCGGTGCAATTGATTAACTTGTCCTTCAGACAAATTCTTTAATAATTCTTTGGATAATCCAACTCTAATTAATTGTTGTATTTTATTTTTCATAAACGACTTCTTTATCAAAATCTAAGATGAGGTCTCTTTCGTACAGTTTATCTTTTACTTTATCTACGGAGTCTCCGAAACGGAAAACAAGACGAGTCTCATCTTCACAACTTTCATCTTTCTCCCAGGCTAACGCGATGATATCTTCCATCGCGTCTGTTACTCCCATAAAATCGGAGTCTTGTATAAGTTCTAATTGGATTGTTGTTTTTTTCAACGTACCAACCGTTTTTATATATTTTAGTTCAGGTGGTTGTGGGTAACCATGTGCTGGTTTTGAGTCCCAATCATCTCCCCAAACATCGAGTTCATCACTAAAGATAAATTCATACATGTTATCTCCTCTATAGTTTGGACCAAGTCCATTAATATAGATTAGATGACTCATAGAACTTCTCCTTTTGGAGTTACTCTGATTTGTTCTCCGTTGTGTTCAAACACCAAGTTACTCTTGTTTGTTTTACCAACGAGTTTATAGTTTGAATTTTCTCTTACGATAAATTCTGCCGCTAATTCTTGTTCAATAGTTTCTGAAAGTCTTTTAATCGAACTTACTGCAACTTTCTTACTTTCATTTAACTTTTGTTTTTTTTCTTTCTTTTCAGATTCTGTAATTTCAAAATATGAAGATAAAACTTTATCTATTTTAGATTCACTGAAAATTTCATCCATTACACTAGAAACGTGTGAGTTGATTTTATCTTCTTCAGACATTTCATCACCCATTTTTCTTGTTCTAACTTTCATTGGACCGTGTTTTTCTTTGTACATGTTAAACATTCTTTCACCAGCAGGTCCTTTTTGAAACCATCTACTATCACCATGTTTTTTCATCATTGGTTCAAGTTCGTCAAACTCTTCTTCATCAAAATCAAAGTCAAAATCACCTGTATATGGTCTATCATTTTCATCGTACCATTCATCGTTTTTAAATGAACCATACATACCTTCACCCATTTCACCATCTACTGGTTCTTCAATATCCATATCAACATCTTCTTCCTCATCATCACCCATAGAACCAAAATCCATATCTGAATCATAATCCGATTCAGCATCTTCTTCAAATTTAGCCATGATATCCTCTTGGTCTTCTTCGTCAAGTTTGCTTAAATCCAAAGCTGACAATAATGAATTTATAACATACTTAACATCTTCAGAAGTCATACCAACTGAATCATTCATCATTCTGATTTTCTGACCCAATTTACCTGTTAACTTTTGGATTGTTTTGAAAGTAACTTCTTCTTCCTCACCACCCATTGGTTCTTCATCAGCATCCATTTCAAAATCCAATTCCTCACCACCTTCAGGTGATTCGGCATCCATTTCAAAATCCAATTCCTCACCACCTTCAGGTGTATCAAGAGATGCATCATCTAATGGTGCGTCCATTGACCCTACCTCAGGTGCTGCTGGAGGTGTTGGTAATTCAGGTGTTGGTGCCGGCATCGCTGGTTTAGGAGTTTTTAATGTGAATTTTTTTTGCTCACCTAAATTGAACATAGAAACTTCTTCTTCATTTTCAGTAAGTCTGTTTACCTCACCGGCAATTAAGTTAAGTCTTTTAAGAGCGGCACTATATGAACCATAATGTTTTCTATTTTTCATTGGTTCAATGTACTCCAAAGATTCGTTAACCTTTTTCTTTATTACGTATCCAGATTTTTCTTTTACAATCTCGTAATTGTTTCCGTCAGCTAATACTCTTTCAAACTCAACTCTTGAAGTTTCATTTAATGATGATGGAGTATTCTCTTTGTATCTTGCGATTTCAAGAATTCTGTTTATCTTGTCTTGTCCTTGAAGTTTTTCACTTCCTATTGGTTTTAAGTCAGCCATTTTTATATTATTTTTATGTTGTTATGAGTTTAGTCCGTTAAATCCACCTAATGCTACAGAATTTTCTTGGATAACACTTCTTCCTTGAGCGTTTGAATAAACTGCGTGTGGAACAGCTTCAATTGTTGGTGTTTCACCTGGACACCATCTACATTCAAAATACTCAGTACCAGCCGATAATGCAAACATACTCGGTGTTGGTGTTGGTGTTTGTGTAAGTGTTGGTGTTGGTGTTGCCGTTTTTGTAGGTGTTATTGTTACAGTTGCCGTAACACTTGGTGTAACTGTTTTTGTTGGAGTTACTGTTGGTGTTTTTGTTACAGTTGCCGTAACACTTGGAGTTACTGTTTTTGTTGGAGTAACCGTTGGTGTTTGAGTATTAGTTGCCGTAACACTTGGAGTCACACTTGGTGTTTGTGTTCTAGTCACACTTGGTGTTGGCGTTTTAGTTGCCGTAACACTTGGAGTCACACTTGGTGTTTGTGTTCTAGTCACACTTGGTGTTGGCGTTTTAGTTGCCGTAACTGTTGGTGTAATAGTATTTGTGGGTGTTACCGAAGGTGTTACAGTTTTGGTCGGTGTCACACTCGGTGTTACAGTTTTAGTAGGTGTTACGGTTGGTGTTGTAGTTGTCGTAACACTTGGTGTAACTGTTTTTGTTGGTGTTACTGTAGGTGTTTTAGTTACAGTTGGTGTAACAGTTGCGGTAACACTTGGTGTTGGTGTTGGTGTTGAGGCACCTTGACATGTTGCACAATCACCATAATTTGTTGATTTGGTTGCGACCACATCAATACCTACACCAGGCTCTGCAGTGTCAACAATTTCATAACATCCACTATCTGTTGACCCAACAAATGTTAAATAGTAATTACCTCCAACTACGGGAAGTGAACTACTATCAAAATCAACGTTAATTGCCGCTGGTCCTTCACAAGGTGCTATTAAATATGTTACTAATGCCATAATTTTTACTATATAAATATACGAATAATACTAAATTGTTGAATTATTCTGTATTCTTAGTTTCTATAGATAATTCTTTATCCATAAGTTTATTTTTGAAATCAAATAATTTGTCGATATAACCGTTTCTTCTCATTACCTTAAAGACCAAATTCTCGTAAGAAAACTCACCTTCTTTCTCCAATCCAGCACTTCTATATTTTTTTAATTTTTCTTTGAAACTGTCAATGTGTTTAACGGCTTCATCGTAATTTTCCTTTTTGGCCCCATCTAAAACAGTATCAATTTTATCCATCATTGATTGAGCTTTGTTTTTCAACATTTGTTTATCAATCTTCACATCTTCTTTAACAGGTTGTTCAACCCACTCGTCAAACAAAACAGAATACACACCTGTTGAGAAATGTTCTTCGTTTACATCTTCGGCATATAATTCAACTTCATAACCCTTAACGGTAATATTATGTGTTGTATTAAATAAAGTTTTCTTTAATTGGAATAGTTCTTTATAGACTTCTTTATCTTCTTCATCAAATTGATTAAAGTCCACATATAAGTGTAAATCAACGTCAGAAAATTTTGACCAATTATAATTGGCTAAGGAACCCGTAAATCTTACATCGTCCACAAATATATTTTCACCCAAAAATTCCAAGAATTCTCCGGCAATCATCAATAATGCTTTTCTGATTTGTGGTTTTAATTTTGGTGTATCACCATCAACATCGTCCCATATTTTTGGGTCTAATGTATCATGTGTTCCAAACGAAGATAATATTTCGTAGTATTTATCCATCTTAAATAAATACCACGAAATTCATTAAGGTAATTTTTTGTATTTATATACCTTAGAAATTTTTGAATTAAAGTATTTTCCTTGTGATTCTGATAATCTAAATTCCGCATATACATTGTGTGGAACTTGTTCGTACTCATATTTTGTTCCGTTTTTGAACTCCGCAATTAACGAATTATCTGCAGTATCGTAAGTTGTTTTTACTATGTTGGTAGAATCAATCTCATTGATGATTTTGGTACCTTCGATTTTTTGATGTTTAACTCCCATAATAATAAATAGTATAAATAAAAAACCCCCACTGTAAAGTGAGGGTTGTTAAGTTAGGGTTTCATTTTTCGTAATTGGTTTCGTAGTTCAATCGCCTTTTCAAACTCTTGAGCTTCAACACAAGCTTTTAACTCATCTTCAATCTTTTTAATTTCTTCTTGGTCTTTTTCAAAATTTTTAATTTTGTCTCTAAGGTAAATTGCGAGTTGATAATCTTCTTTTTTAACTGCGGTATCAAGTTGTTTTTTCAATGATTCCAATGAACCACGTTCTTCTTTGTTGGGTTTAGGTGAACCACCAATCTTATAGGTTCTAATTGTATATTTCATAGAACCATCAGGAGATTCAAACGTTTCGGTTTCAAATTCACCCAATTCGTCAGTACCTTTTAATTCGTTTATGTCCATACGGGTGAATGAGGACCAGTCGTCATTCATCATTTCGTTTAGTTCGTCCATTAGTTGTTTTAATGACTTTCCGTGATTTCTTCCAAATAAATTAAACATATCTTTTATAATTACACTTTTTTAGTTTATCTTTGTACAGTATACAATAAAAAAAATGCCAAATCAATGATTATGACATAATGTCAGGTAAATATGACAATTTGTCAGTATTGGTTTTTTTGGAAAAGATATTGTATATTTGTAACAGAAATAAAAACGACTATGATAGATTCTATTGATAACAACGAAGGTTCACAGAAGTCAAAACGTAAATCAGGTGGAACACCTGTTTTGGACAACTTCTCAAAAGACCTAATTAAAATGGCCTCGGAGGGTAAATTAGACCCTGTGATTGGCAGAGAAATGGAGATTAATCGTATTGCACAGATTCTTTCACGTAGGAAGAAAAACAACCCCATCATTATAGGTGAGCCAGGTTGTGGTAAAACTGCGATTGTGGAAGGTCTTGCCATGAAAATCTTTAACGGGGAATGTCCTCGTAATCTAAAAGATAAACGTATTGTTCTTTTGGACTTAACATCAATTGTTGCAGGTACAAAATACCGTGGACAATTTGAAGAACGTATGAAAGTGATTATTGAAGAGTTGAGTGAAAACCCTGACATCATTATTTTCATCGATGAAATCCACACATTGGTGGGGGCTGGTAACTCATCAGGTTCAATGGACGGTTCCAACATCTTCAAACCAGCACTTGCTCGTGGTGAAATCCAATGTATCGGAGCAACAACTTTGGATGAATATAGAACCAACTTTGAAAAAGACGGAGCACTTGAGCGTCGTTTCCAAAAAGTTGTGGTTGATTCACCAAACAAGGAAGAAACCTTGAAAATCATCACCAACGTAAAAGACAAGTACGAAGAATATCACAAAGTAACATACACACCTGAGGTATTGGAAATGTGTGTAAACTTGGCGGACCGTTACATCACGGACCGTGAGTTCCCTGATAAAGCATTTGACATCTTGGATGAAGTGGGTGCTCGTTCTCAAGTGGATGTTAAAACTCCTGAGTCAATTGAGATTTTGCGTCAAAAAGCAAAAGAACTTCAACAACAAAAAATTAATGTTGTTAAATCTCAACAATTTGAAGAAGCGGCGGCAATTCGTGATAAAGAAAAGAAATTGTTGGAACGTTTGGAACTTGAAAAGAAAAAGTTTGAAGATGAACAAGCTGCCAACCGTAAGGAAATTGACCCTGAATTGGTTTTGACGGTTGTATCTTCAATGACCAAAATTCCAGTAAACAAATTGTCAACTGACGATAAAACATCCTTGATTGATTTGGAAAAATCTCTCCAAAAAGACGTTATTGGACAAGAAGAAGCGGTTACCAAAATTGCTAAAGCAATCCGTAGAAACCGTTTGGGTATTAAAGACCCAAACAAACCAATTGGTTCATTCATTTTCTTGGGTTCAACTGGTGTTGGTAAAACTCACTTGGCTAAACAACTCGCAAAACAAATCTTTGGTTCGGTGGATAATCTTATCCGTGTGGACATGAGTGAGTACCAAGAGAAACATTCCATCTCTCGTTTGATTGGTTCCCCTCCAGGTTACGTGGGTTATGAAGAAGGTGGACAATTGACTGAACAAGTTAAGAACAAACCTTATTCTGTAATCTTGTTTGATGAAGTGGAAAAGGCAAACAAAGAAATCTTCCACACACTTCTTCAGATGTTGGATGAAGGTCACCTTACAGATTCTTTGGGTAGAAAGATTAACTTCAAAAATTGTTTGATTATTATGACATCAAACATTGGGGTTAAGAAACTACAAGACTTTGGTGCTGGTATTGGTTTCTCAAGCAATTCATATTCAAATGAAGAACAGAAGAAAGATATCCTGAAGAAAGAAATGAAGAATTATTTCTCTCCTGAGTTCTTGAACCGTATTGATGATACAATCGTATTCAACTCTTTGAATGAAGAATCAATCAAACAAATTGTTAATATTGAATTGGGAAAATTGATTAAACGTTTGGGTGAATTGAAACTTGTATTCAAGTTTGACGATAAATTGGTATCTCACATCTCCAAGGTTGGTTTTGATGATACATATGGAGCTCGTCATATCAAAAGGGCCATTCAGGACCAAGTGGAAGATTTGGTGTCAGAAGAAGTTTTGAACGGGAACGTGGTTGAGGGTAAACAATATTCCCTATCGGTAAAATCTGATAAGGTAATCATCAAATAAGTGAATAATATTCCTTATCGGTAATAAAAGTGGGGTCATTGACCCCATTTTTTTTGTTAAGTTATAAGCATAAAAAAAGGGTCGTTAAGACCCTTTTATATTAATACCAACCATTCCTCATGAGTTCCTTATCAAATAAGAACTCATATTTTTTATATCCAAGTTTATCAATCATCGCATAAGCGGTCTTGATTGAGTTATCCAAATCATCAATTACAACATACTCACTTGGTCTGTGGTAATTGTAATACCCACAAGAAATGTTGATACATGAGAAATCAAACTTCATCTTTAACTGAGAAACGTCTGTGTATGGGTGAACCATGTATTGACGTGTTGGCATATATTCATCTAATACCTTATCAACAATGGTGAAGAATTCACTCTCACGGTCAAATAAACGTACACCAGAACAAACTTCAGTAACCATGTAGTTCAACGGTGCGTCCAACTGAATTGCGTAAGCTACATCAACAAAGAAATTTGGGTCAGCTTTACGAGAACCCCAACATCCTGTTTCTTCACTAACAAAGAACGCCGCTTTTACGTGTGGTAAATCCAACAGAGCCGACATTGCTCCGAACACACCACACTTGTCATCACCACCAATACCTGTTTCTTTTCCTTCAGGTGTGTAACCCTTAAGACAAACTTTAAGGTTTCCTTCATAGTCAGGTAAAGTTTCCGTGTGAACAACAATCTCGTTCATTCCGTGAACAGTGTCGGTATGGGCAACCATACATGGATAAAGTTTTCCTTCAAAACCTTCACTTGTTTTGGTTGCATAAATGTTCATCATTTCGTCCACTACGTATGGAATGTTGTTTTCCTTAAGCCAGTTGGAAATAAATTCCACCATATACTCTTCATGATACGTAGCTGTTGGGACGCTAAGGACTTTTTCTAATAAATCTAATCTGTTCATCTTACCACAAAGATACAACAAAATTATGAATTATCAAAAAAGTTGCAGATTATAAATAAAATCTTTGAATTTTTCAAACGGTAATCTCATTTTTTTGAAATCCCTTGTCTCCCTATTTTGTAGTGCAAACGTTACCCTATCATCTTCCATGTCCAAATCGGTGATTTTTAACATGTATCTTTTGTCACCAGGCATATCAATCCACTCATCAAAACCACCCAATTTTTTGATAAAATCATAATGGTCAACATAATCACCTGTTATATTTTCATTTTCATTGATAGTTTCTTCCATAGTGTCCAATAATTTTTCTATGGCACTGTTGGTACTACTATATTCATAATTACCAGTTCTAAACTCATATACACTATCTGCAATACTTGGGGGGTCAATATTTTCAAGATTAATAATTCTTCTTAATAATCCATAAATTCCAATATTAAACTTTGGATTGTATTTTTGATATGTTTTTATAAGGTCGTCTAATTTGACAGTTTTTTTATAAAAAGTACCCGTCATTGGTAATCCATATTCGGCAAACATATTTGAATAATCTCTTTCCAAATATTCTTTAATACCTCGTTCGGTATCAGCATTCATGTCATAAGTATATTCACTGGTTATGTTATCAACGGCATTTTCAAATGTCTTTGATAAGAATTCGGAAACTTTAATTTTACAGTCATCATTACCATATTCTTTTAATCCCAACGTACATTCATATAATTTTGGATTAATAATCTTCATATACGTTTGAAGTCTTTTCATTTGTTCGTCATCAAAATAAGAATACATATATCCATCTTTCCATTCTTCTTCACCATAATAACTATCAAAAATGTCACCTGTACCGTAACTAGATAATGAAATATCTAAGTACATTCTATCACCGTCACCTTCGTTCCACTCAAATAAATCAAAATAATCGTTATCTCTTCCGTTAAAATCTAAATTTAAAGTGACATTATCCTCATTATCTCTATTGTAACTGGTGATTAATGGGTCCACCCTATCAGCATTCCAACTTGAAATGGTTCCGTCTTTAATTCTTTCAAATCCTGCTTTTACTTTTCCACCACCCAATAATTTTTCAATAACAAAATTCTCAACCTCAGGATAAACATGGTATAGAAAATCCACATCATGTCCAGTGTCCGCAGCATCATACACAGTTGGGTCACCGTCTTTAATATATAAAGCAATCTTTTGTCTTCTATTTGATTTGTCAATAAAGTAATAAAGTTTACCATCTCTGGTGTATTTGTTAAAATAATCGGGCTGTTGTCCCGCAGTACACCAACGTGTACCTGAACCATAATAACAAGAAGCATTATGTGTGATGGCTCTAATTCCTATCACATCACCATCTTCAAATACTCTTTCAGCCTCTTTTTTCGCCTCACGTTCTTTTTCTCTTTTGGATGAAATCATTGAAAGAGCTTGTGTCAAATAACCCAATGAATCAATATTATACGAATTAATATCTTTTGGTGCGTTTAATACAACGTCTAACTTTGGAAATGCTCTTGATTCAATACTATCCCACAATTCTTTGGTTGTACCAATGACTTCAGATGTAATTTTAGCATTGTTTTTGATAAATGACCTAAGTCTACTTATAAGTAGATTAATAAAATCATTAATATCTGTATTTTGGTCAATCAAATATCTTTTGGTTTCGTTCTCAACAAACGGAATAAACTTGGTTCCCAAACTTGACGTAGCATCAAAAATTTTGTTAATCATCTCAGCATCCTCAGGAGATGAAAACATTTCTTTTACCTTTTGGATGGCATCTTCTTTCTTACCTTCTTGTAAAAATATTTTGTACATTTCTTATAAATAGTTGTGTAGATTGAAAAATGGTTGTATATTTGTATAAGAAAGGAAGACAAACTATGAAAAACATCATCACCACCATCGCAATGTTCATCTTGACAATCACCGCTCAAGCACAATCAGTATCTTACAAGATGAATGCTTTTTACGGATTTACCCACAACGCTAAGTACAATACTATGTACGCTTTGAACAATGATTTGGAAACTAAACTTCCGAGTTCTCGTGGTGATGTGGTTTTGACTATTGATACAGCATCTCGCATCATGAGTTTGAATGACATTGAGAATGGTAAAGTAAGCAAATACTTCATCAAGAAAAAAGAAGTTTTGGGTGAGAACACTGATTTGTACATCGTAAACTACAAAGGTAAAGATGTAATTTTCACCATCTTCCAAAACACCCCTGATGAAGTTCAAGTGTTGTGTGTTTGGGTTAATGAGTTCAAAGAATACGAAGGTTGGCAGAGTGTAATTGTAGAATAAAAAAAGGGGGTTATTAACCCCCTTTTTCATTTATATAGAATTTTAATTATGCTAATCCAATTTGATTACCAATTTTCTTTAACATTTCCATTTCGTTTTGACTTTTTACCCAAGCCGGTTTTGGATTCATAACACCAGCTTTAACTCCAGCCAAATAAGATAACCCCATTTTTAAATTTAGAATATCTTGTAAAGTAAGATTCAAAGCTCCTTTATAACTTTGAGCGGCACTACCTAAACCAGTTACTGATGTATATCTTTCAGCATTTGAGTTAGCCAATTCTCTAGCACCCTGTGGATTAAATTTAGGGAGAACATCATCTTGGACTTGTTTAATAACATTTTGATATTGATTAAATGTTTTCATATTATCTTGACCTGATTTAATTAACGCAAAAATAGGTTTGAATTGTGTTGTATCAACAGGTAAAAATTGATTTATTTTTGAAATTAATTGGTTGTAAATTTGTTTTTTGTCTACAGGAGCACCACCCGTAACAGCAGGTTGTTCCATTTGTTCCTTAGTTTCCATTTTTTTGATTTGTAAACCATTTTGTTCACCACCAAAGGCAACACCCATGTATTGTTCTTCAATAACACGTCTTACGATTTTTTCTAAATCAGATTCAGTTAATTTGATTACTTTTTTCATATTTTCTTTTTTTGATTTATCTTCTTTTATTGAAGATACAGGTTTTTTATTTTCATATAAATTTTTTGCCGTCTCGTGAAGATTCAAAATTCTACTCTTTTCGTCTTCATTCAATAAAATTGATTTTTTCATAGTTATTTTCATTATAAATAGTTGTATTGTTAAAAAAGTATATTTATATTTGTAGAAAGTTCTTTGATTTATGGGGATGACATGGAATCGACAGGTATTGTTGATTGATGGATGCACGTATGAGCTGAAATAACTCATTAAAAACTGGTTCGAAAAATTAGACGGCAACGTTTTAGACAAAATGGCGACTATCGGATTAATCCGTGAAAACGCTTCTGTAGTAGCCTAATCGCTATTACAAAACAGGTCGGGAGACATTAACCTAAGAACAGAAGTCTTTAGAGGTGTGGTTTCTATCTAAAAAGAAACAAGTGGAGGATTAGTTCTCAGTAAACCGAACCACTATAAAATAAGGGAATTGTGAATTTCGGAGTGTTGGCAAACACTGACCTAAACGTGTAGTATCTATCGGTTGAGGTAGTCTGGACGAGGGTTCGATACCCTCCATCTCCACTAAAAACAATTAAAGTGGTCAATTTAGACCACTTTAATTTAATATTTTTTTATAAAATTTTTTTATAAACAACCAACCCAATGAATAAATTGAGTCTTGTGGTGTTTTCTTAAAATCCCAGCAACATGTTCAGCATTGATTTTCTTAGTACCTTTTAAAAATTGTTTCAAATCATCAACAGCTCTTTGACCATGACCACCATCACCTTTTTCTTTTAATAGTAATTCAACCAAAGATATCAATGCTCCTAATTCACTTTTTGGTCCACCAAAACATCCTTTTGGTAATGGAATTTCTTGCTCCTTAGTACTTTTACCTTCGGCTTCGTTGATATAGTTGTTCAGACCTTCTCTGATAAGTGTTTTAATATCTTTCATAATGTATAAATACCTTAATAATAGAAAAAAAATTAGTCCTTCTATTGTCATAGGTATATTTATTGACTATAATTAAAATTCAAAGATAAAATAATCAAAAACAAATTATGAAAAAGTACATTTTAGGTTTAGTAATGATGACTGCGTTGGTTGCTTGTTCAAGCCAAGAAACCGAAACAACTAAATGCGATTCAACTTGTGCAGATTCACTTAAGTGTGATTCTACTATGGTAGTTGCTAAAGATTCAGTTAAAGCTGATTCAGTTGTAGTTGAGAAGAAATAATCAACACCGTAATCATTAACAAAAAACCCCTCAATCGAGGGGTTTTTTTATTTTAAGAGTTGTTTAATTCGTTCTATATCTTCAAGTATTGGTTTTGAAATTTCCGATTCTTTTTTTGGTTCAGACAATCCTTTTAGTGATGATAAATAACCTATAGGTGAATATCCTTTCATAAACCCAGCCATAATTTTATCAACCGCTTTTCCAGCAGCGTCGGTATTAAGAGTTGAGCCTGATGAACTTGTACTTCCACTATTTGTTCCTCCAGCAACAAGACCCGCAGCTCCAACCGCTAAAGCACCTTTTAAGTATGGTTCAGGGTCAATTGCTTTTTGACCGTAATCTAATAATTCAAAATGTAAATGTGGACCAGTTGCTCTACCTCTATTTGCATCACCTTCACCACCACCTGATTCTCCAATTTTTTCACCCTGAGAAACGTTCTCATTTACTTGAACATATCTTTTTCTTAAGTGAGCATAACGAGTATAAAAAATATCACCGTCAATATTGTGTTTAATTAATATTTGTCCACCATAACCTTGTGGGTCAGTATTATCGTCTGATTTTATTACAGTACCTGGTAAAGCGGCAACTACACGGTCACCAGAATCGGCTTTAAGGTCAATTCCTTTGTGTGTACCAGTTCCTCTCATACCAAATGATGAGTTACTATTAAAGGTTTCTCCGGCTACGGGATAAGTCATTTCCATAACAATAAATATTACATTATATTCTTTCGGATAAATTCATCAATTTTATTGATGTCATCACCTACACCTTTGATTGTTATTCCACTATTAGGTTCAGGATAATAAACCAAAAGTTGTTCGTTTAGATGGTAAAATAATCCGTCATCAACTTTATCACCATTATGATTAATTACTGATTTAACAAAAATGTCTTTGTTTTTTCTTTTGAATCCTAATTTTAATAAACCTTCAACAAAATCTTCAACCTCTAAATCTAATTCGTCATCAAAATCTATGTCCCAAAATTCAATCATACAAGATATGGTCTTAAAGAATTGGCATCATCATAAAGTTGTTTTTTGAACTCATCATTGAATTTACCATCATGTATATCATTTATTTGTAAATCAGAAAATACCCAAGATAAACACATAACACCAATTAATCTTTTTTCAACATCATAAATTGGTACTCCAGCATGTGCGTAATTACCATAATTTTTTAATAAACTTTTTTCAGGTAAATCTTTGACCTGTGTTTCAATGTCTGAAAAAAAACAACGATTGTTAATAATTTCGGTAAAATACCAATTATGATTTGAAATTAAAATATTTTGAAATCTTTCTGAAAATTTTTCTAATCCATCTGAACATCTTTCATATGTAATGGATGCTTTTTGCATTGGTGTTTGAGTATAAAAACTTCCACCATTATGAAATTGAATAATATAAACTCTATCTGAATTAAATTTTCTTCTAATTTCTCTTAATGTAAAATGAACCAATTCATCACGTTGAATTTGTTCCATTAATTTACCACGGCTTTTTTCTTCTTTGTTTTTTTCAGAATTTTTTCTAAAATACCCTGCAGCAACCAATGCAACAACAATTGATGATACAGCGGTTATTAATGTTTTAAGAATATCAGCCCATTCCATTAGTAAAAAAGTGTTATTTACTAAATAAATACAAAAAAAACTGATATAAATCAGGTATTAAAACTTTTTATTCACCACCTGGTGTAAAAAACCAAAATAATAAATAAGCAAAGATAATTGGGAGTGGACTAAAAATTAATATTGAGAATAATACTCGAACAAAAATTGGGTCAATGTCTACGTGGTATGCAATACCAGAACATACTCCACCAATAACTCGGTCAATTTTTGGTCTATACATTTTTTGTTTCATTTGTGGACCCTGTAGGGCTTGAACCTACGACCTACTGATTATGAGTCAGCCGCTCTGACCAACTGAGCTAAAGGTCCATTTGTTATACAAATATAGTGAAAAAAATCAATCCCACCAACGCTCAATTCTTTGTTCCAAAATTTTGAATAACAGTTTTCTTGCTTTTTCGTGTCTAATCATACCCACAGCAAGATAACCATTTCTTTCATTCTTAAAATAACTCTTAAATCTTGGGTCTTTTTTTGCTTTTCTTAGAGCGTGTGGGTATTTTTTAACAAATTCATCAGTATCATCACGTTTAACATCAAAGACAACTTCATACAAACCATCTTCTGTTGGTACCGTACTAATATCAAAATCATGATAATCTTGATACTCCATCTGATAATACTCATTTTGAATTCTATCAATTAAAGTTTCACATATTCTCATATATCTAACTTCTTTTTCCCAACCAACAAACCTTTGTTTTTTTTCTGTATACTTGGCGGTATTCTTGATTTTGAATTTCAAAACTTCAAAAATAAAATGGTCATCCCAATCACGGTCTTTCCAAATTATTGGTAACCATTTCCATAGGTTTCTAAAACCCTGTGCAATATCACGATGAAGATGTTTAGCGTCCCATCTGAACCATCTATAAAGTTTCCAATACCATTGATTATATTCGTTGCTCATAATTAAATTTTTAGTAGACGAGAAGGGACTTGAACCCCCAACCTTGATGATATAAGCATCCTGCTCTAACCTGTTGAGCTACCCGTCCAAATATTAGTTGAAATGAGTACAATCCCCTTGAGTATTATCCCACGGACATATGTACATTTCTGGTTGGGTATGTATGTAAACTCCATCAACACCAAAGTTGTCATTTTCACCATACAATCCAAATGACTGACTTAATTCAGTCAATTCAGTTAAAAAATCTTCCTGCGTCATTTGAGTCTTGGGGTCCATGATTATTGTGTTTGGAGCCTGAAGACGGACTCGAACCGCCAACCCCCTGATTACAAGTCAGGTGCTCTACCAATTAAAGCTATTCAGGCATTTATGTTTTAATATATATTACTTTCCTTGTTTTTTGTAAACATAAGTGATTGTATCACCAATGTTATATTTCTTCAAAGAAGTAAACTCACTGCTGTCTGACATGAAATACTTGTACTTCCTGTCAAGTTCAATTGTGCTGTGAGGTGGCAATTGAACCATTGAATCAATAACGAACTTTTCAACTACATCACCTTTTTCAATCAAAGGTTTCTGTTTACAAGCTCCTAACGTAATGGCAAGAATAATAGATAGAACAATCCATAGGAAAAAATAAAATCGGGGGTCTTTTAATATGTTTTTCATGTTACAAAGATAGTAAATTTTTTTTATAATTAGTAGCGTAGACTGGATTCGAACCAGCGTGCCTCTGCTCCCAAAGCAGATGAGATAAACCTGACTCCTCTACTACGCTATTTGTTTGTGGACACTGTGGGAATCGAACCCATACGTTCTGATTGCAAATCAAACGGTCTGCCGTTGACATCAGGCCCTTTTATTTTTGCGGTCCCACCGGGAATCGAACCCGGCACTTTGCCGTGACAGGGCAATATTATAGCCGATTAACTACAGGACCGTAAGTTAGTAAACCCGGGCCCAACAAGCCGTGATAAACACGGAAGGGCCCTTTTTAAGATTTACATTTGGAGCGGGAAAAAGGATTCGAACCTTCGACTTTCAGTTTGGTAAACTGAAGCTCTACCCCTGAGCTACTCCCGCAAAAAAAAGAAACTTTCCTTCCACGCTCACCGTGGGTTTAGATTTTACCGATGGTTTGTTCCCCATCACCTGTTATGTGTGCACCATAGAGCAGGGTCCATTACAGAGTACCTTGAGTCATTCAAGCTTCAATTGGGTAGCTACTCCCGTGAAGTCAAGGTTCCTTTCATCCGCGCTAATCGGACTTCCGTAAGAAAAGGTTCTTTTTGAGCGAGTGGCGAGAATCGAACTCGCATATCCAGCTTGGAAGGCTGGAGTAATAGCCTTTATACTACACTCGCTTTTAATAACCCCAACAGTTTCTATTGGCCAAATAGTCTTATTGGGGGTTGTTAACGCTTATGCCTTGGGTTATTCACGTTAACTCTATCTACCACTGTGCTGTTCTTACGGTAAGCATCGTGGTACTTTGTATTCGAGTCAGAGTAGTCACGGCCACCTCTAATCCTTCTGACTCTTGATGTAAAAGTGGCCAATGTGGCACGACCCAAGTTACATCCATTGGTTGCGAACCCGAGACTCGAACTCGGAACTATGGGTTATGAGCCCATTATGTTACCATTACACCAACTCGCGATTTATTTTGGTAGCGGGGACAGGATTCGAACCTGTGACCTCAAGGTTATGAGCCTCGCAAGCTACCTCTGCTCCACCCCGCTATTTATTTGTACTCGGTAGGGGAGTCGAACCCCTCTTTCTAGGATGAAAACCTAGCATCCTAACCGATAGATGAACCGAGCAATTTTTTCTTACCAATACGTCAAAGAACTTTTTTGTTCTGTTGTGTTTTTCAACACTACAAAGTTAATACATTTTTTTGATACTGCCAAACAAACACAAAAAAAACCCATCCTTTTGAGATGGGTTTTTGTAAGATATTTTTTTACAATATTATCCCATCTCCACTTTGGAAGTATCAGCCTCTGTTGCTGGTGTGCCGAATATGTTGATGGTAATCATTGAATGTATTATTATTTAATTTCTTATTAAATATATCAAACTTTTGAAAAGTGTCAATTAAAATGCTAAAGAATTTACATAACTTACTGATTTTTGTACAGAATTTTCAATTGTTTTAATAATTGAGTCCAAATTTAACTCGGCAACATTACCAATTGATATTCTAAACCATCCTTTGTTACTCTTTGAACCAAAATATTCAAACGGAACAATTCCCAACCCACAGGTATTAATTAAGAACGAAATATACTCTTCAGTTGTTGGAAATGAATGAACATAACCCAAATAAACCGAAATATAAATTCCACCATCAGGTTTTTGGTAATCAACATTATGACCTTTGTTTTTCAATTCTTCCAACTTACCACATATTTTATCTGATATAAATTCGTACGATTTTGTTACATAGTTAATGTGAGAAATGTAATCTTCATAATCTTCTCTGATGTACGCATCCAATGCTCGTTGTTCAGGTTTTGGAGCCCATGCTCCAATGTGAGACAAAACTTCGGTCATCTTTCCAATAATATCTTTTGGACCAAACAACCAACCAACACGAACACCAGTTGCGTTTAATGACTTTGAAATACCATCAGCACAAATCAAATAATCTCTGATTTCAGGACATAAAGTTAATGGGTGGATAAACAAACCTTCTTTGGTGATGTCAGAATAAATCTGGTCAAAGAACAAATACAATGGTCTTGAACCTACTTGTGTTGACCTGATTTTATTTTCTCTCACAATCAACTCACAAATACCTTTCAGAACTTCGGGGTCAATTACACGACCTGTTGGATTTTGCGGTGAACAAATACAAACCAATGATGTTTTATCACTTATTCTGCCGTCAACATCTTCAACGGTTGGGAAAAATGAATTTTCAGGTGTACATTCAATTTCTTCTTTTTTTGCGTTATGTAAAAAACAATAGTGGTTATTATTCCAAGATGGTACAGGATAAATCACCTCTTCATTTGGATTTACCGTGGCTTTATAAACCGTATAAATTAATGGACGAACTCCACCACCAATTAATATTTCTTCAGGTGAATAATCAACATTGAACTGATGTTTAATGTGTTTGGATACGGATTCTCTTAATTCAAGTTCTCCTTGTGAGTTTGGATAGTTGGTTAAATCCCACTCATACGCATCTTGAATGTGTTCTCTTAATTTTGAGGGTATTGGCCATAGTTTGGAATTAAAGTCACCTATGGTTAGGTTAGATACTGATTTTGTTTTAGCAATTTCTTTGATTTGTTGTGAGATTTTAATAATTTCAGAGCCCACAATATTGTTCCCTACATTTGATAATTTTTCCATTATCAAAAGTATAAGACACTAATAAGAATTATTCAAATATTTTCTTGTAAAATTTGTCAAAGTTTGGTCCTTTAACCAAACCACTTTTTCCTTGTCTGGCACTAATACCTGCCATATTTGACGCTGAAAAGAAACTACTATATTGACCAGGACCACTTCTTCTACCTATTTGAGTTAAAAATTCGTTCTTATTACCGACCTTACCTTCAGGAATGTTTTTAAGATATTCCATAAATGCTTTGGTTAACGCTCCTTTACCTGTGAAGGTGTATTTTGACATGGTATAAGCTTTAGACTTTGTTGGTGGATATTTCTCTAATAAATCCTCATCATTTCTAAGTCTATACTCCATTTTATTTTGGAAACCGTCAAATATTTGTTTTAATGCACCGTTAAGTTGTATTCTAACATATTCTGGGTCGTTTTTTCTTTCGTTGTCAAGTTGTAATGTTGTAGTACCATCATATCTTTCAACAATTTTAGTATCTGAATATGGTATTATCTCATAACTTATTTTAACTATGTAATAGTTTGGTAATAACACTTGATTTGGATAAGATTCCAAATAACAATCAATGGCACCATCTTCATGATAAACCTCTTTACCATTTCTTTGTTCCGATATACCCCAAGTAGAACTAATTCTAAGACTATTTGTGTCAGTATCTTCAATCTCAGGTGAATCAATTGCCAATTCTATTTCACCACCTTTGAATTTATATACATAATCATCCACATTTTGGTTCACATTTGGCATTATCTTGTAAATAATATCTATTGGATTCTCTTCAGGGAATGAAGTTTTATAGTCATTAACCATTGCATTATAAGCGTCTTTTGGCATATGAGCTAATACAGATTCTTTTTCTCTTGATGTTAATCTTTCGTCAGTTGAATCGTACCAAATTGAAGCTTCATCAAATCTTTTATTCTTTGGTGCGTGAATAGCCATTTTGTAAAACTTGTTACTTCTATCAACATTTTTTAATATTAAATAATACAAGTTTCCACTTGAGCTATATTGATTAAAGTACGATGGATTACCTTTCATTGTTGTACACCATTTTGTACCTGAACCATAATAACAAGATGCTGTAAATGATTTTGGTTTTATAACCAACAACGTATCGTTTTCAAAAATTTTATCTATTTCTTTCTTGGCGGATTTTTCAATCTGTTTGGTCTCAACGTCAGTTTTAATCTTTTGAGCTTCCTTAAAAAAATCTTCTATATTTGTATTGTATTTTCTAAACTCAGGATATTTGAATTTGGATTTGTGTTTTTCAAATGTTTCTAAAGAAGCAACAATCTTGTCAATTTCACTCCTCATTCCAAATATTAGATTTCTTGCTTTGTCTTTGTCTAAAGGCTCAGCTTCACCTGAATAATAATTTACGGTATAATAATAATCCAAAATATCATTAAGATATTTGTAATTAGTCTCTTTTATAAAAGGTTCACCAATTAAAAAATCATACGCAGACGCATCATCCATGTAAGTGGATATCATCTTTCTTTCACCATCAATACTTTTTTGGAATTTCTTAAATGAGTCTTCCTTACGACCTTCAAATAAAATCATATATATAAATACTCACAATTATGTATTTGTAGCGAGGGAGGGAATTGAACCCCCCACCTCAGGGTTATGAATCCTGCGCTCTAACCGACTGAGCTACCTCGCCATAATTATTCTATGGTTTCACCATCCAATGTATAAATCATACATGAGGATGATTTCCCTGAATTATCCAAACAATCTTCAATTTCTAATGGTTGTCCTTTAAAGAAAATTTTGTCAATAAAATCATAATCACCATCAGTTGTGTCTATTGAACCTGTTGAGTAAGTAAAATCCGATGGTGTCGGTATGGTATCAGATTCAAGTTTGAATGTAAAAATCCCACCTTTGTTTTCATCTATGCTTAAATACAAATTGGTTGGTCCTTTTTCTTCAGGAATCGGACTATAACCTCTATACTCATACTTTTCTTCAAAATCTTCAATTGTTTCGTATAAGTCGGCGGTTTCACCAATACCAAACTCTAATACTTTATTTTCTTCTTCATCAAGAAGTTCAAAGTGCATTGTACCATTGTCAAACGCTTCGGTTTTGTGAAATATTTCACCGTCCCAAAAATCAAGGTCCAATAGTTCATCCAAATCAAAACGGATTTCATGGAGTTCCGAAAAACCTTCTTCTTCCATTTTGTCTTTAATAATTTGGACTTGTTCGTCAGTTAGAGATTTGCAGATAGCCTCAAAAGACCATCCATAGGTATTAAGTGTGTATTTAGCCATGAGGCAAATATATGTTTAAAACCGTGATTCGTCAATTATTTTAAGAATCTTAATTTGTATAATGTTGAGTAAATCAATTCTTGAACTCCATCAATTTGATTTTGAATATAGGATTCTTTAACCGATGTTCTATTTTTTTCAATATTTTCATCTAATTCTTTAAAATAAGATATTACTTGTTCTGTTGATTTATAATCAACTGTTTTAATTGTTTTATAACCAGTAATTATTTCGTATTTTCCTTGATAACTTTCAACAATATTATCAATTAATTCAACAATCTCATCGTAATACGTACCTAAGGCCATATGTTCAGCAAATGATGATTGTGATTTTGTTTGCCAATGAAAAACATGAGCCTGATTTCTTGAATGAAGTAATGTTGCAATCATATCAACCACATCTGCAGTTTCAGTTGCTGGATTTGATTTTGATGATAAACCATTTAAAAGGTCTCTTTTTGTAATTTCCATATCAATAAATATACTGATGTGTTAATATGTCTTAAACTTCATTTCTTTGATAACACAATTTCCAATTTTTTTATGTCCTGATGGTGCCATATGACAAAGTCCATCCCAACAATCCGATTTTGTAATCACACGAGTATTAATCACCTTTCCACCAACAATTTTTTTAATCAATTCATTCTGAAATTTGGAATACTTAAATTTATAGTTTGGATTTTCTGGTGTGTTAATACAAGTAAGGGGGTCAAATCCCGTAATCACAACTGGTTTAACACCTTTGGAATTACAAATATTAACAATTCTTTGAATGTTCTTTATGGCACTTTCAATAGTAATTTTACTGTTAAACATATCATTGGCACCACCATAGATAAAACAATAATCTAAATTCTCGTGAATTGATTCTTTTGCCCTTTCTAACATCCAACCTGTAGTTTTTCCACCAACAGAAATGTTATTCATTCTCATCTTTGTTTTGTTGGATAAGATTGTTTGCCATCCATTAGGATTTGATGTATGTGAATCACCAATAAAAAGAACGTATTTTCCTTTAACATCCACAATTGTGTCTTGTGGTTTAATTTTTACCGTATCAATTTTAACGGTATCTTCAATTGGTTTATTGTTACCCCAAACTTTCCAACTTGTTATGAAACCTAAAATTCCTATAACAATGACCAAAATAATTGCTTTTACTAAATTTTTCATATTTTTAATTAAAAAACACTCTCAAGCTCTCTACTCCCAGTTCCGAGGAATTGTATCTTACTTAGCCCGTCTCACCACTGTGTGGGTACTTGAGTTTATGTTTTTGTAGTCAGGGTAGGATTCGAACCTACACGTTATACCAAATGGTTAGGGTTATATTGCTCTCTTGCGTCCAAGAGATAATGTAGTAGTTCCCATCTACGCCGCACCCTCTGTGTTTGATAGTATAACTCCATTATCGTCTACCAATTCCGCCACCTGACTATGGTTGTCAGTCTTTCCTGACCGTCACCCCCACTCCGAAGGTATCAGCCCTCATTGTGAAACTGGGTTAGTTTTTCATAATTAGAGTCGGACTCGAACCGAATACCGTTCAGGACGGATTAGACAACCTTACGACGCAACGGCCACCTATTACTGGTGACCTCCAATCTTGGGGACTCGGGTACCATCCCTCATTACGCCCATCTAATTATTTTGTGGTGTGAACGGGAATCGAACCACGTGGCACGTAGGGTTTCAATCTACTGCTCTACCTGCTGAGCTACCACACCATTATTGTTATACAAAGTTAAAACATATTATCCAATTTTCCAAGCCCCTGTAATGTGTTTTTTCATTTTTTTACCATCATCAGGGTTACCAATAACAACACCATCTTTGATGGTAAACGCATGACCTTTAACAACAACCACATAAGAACCAACAGGGTGTTTTTTGATGAATGATGCGGTTGTTGTTGCTCTTAATTTTTTTACACCTTTAACTACCACATAATACAACATGGTGTTGTGTTCTTCAGAAATAATTTGAATGTTTTTACCGTTAATTTGTTTACCATTCTTTGACAACAAATTCATACCAGTACCAAGTCCAAAAGTACCTTTACCATTTTTTCTATTGAATGTTTCTTTAACGAATTGGTGGGCGGAATCATAATCCATATCCGCAGCTGATGCAATTGCTCTAACAACACAATCGTTGTTTTCAGATTTGGCAATTTTTGATTCAGTATATCCTTTGATTGCTTTTGAAGATGATATAAACCCCTTTTCCATACAACAAATATACAACAGATATTTGACTTTACAAAAAATATTTTGCTGACAGGGTGGGAATCGAACCCACGTAGACGTTTCCGTCGCAGATTAACAGTCTGCTGCCTGACCTCTAGGCTACCTGCCAATTTATTTTTGTACCAAAGGTGGGAGTCGAACCCACACGCCCTTAGGACATTAGTTTCTAAGACTAATGCGGCTACCGTTACGCCACTTTGGTATTTTGCGCAAGTGGAAGGACTCGAACCCTCGCCAAAAGTTTTGGAGACCTTTATGCTACCATTACACCACACTTACGTAGTTGTGATTCCTGAGGGATTCGAACCCCCACATCTTCTCGTCCGTAGCGAGATGTTTTATCCAATTAAACTAAGGAACCATTTTTTGCGGAAGAGAAGGGAATCGAACCCCCAAGCCTTTTACAGCCAGCCGCTTTCAAGGCGGTGTCCTCGTCCATTCGGACCACTTCCGTATTTGGGGTGACTGATGGGATTCGAACCCACGACACTCGGCACCACAAGCCGATGCTCTACCACTGAACTACAGTCACAGAGTCCATAGTTGGAATCGAACCAACGAATAACAGTTTTGCAGACTGTCCCTTTGAACCTCTCAGGCATATGGACTTATATTCTATAACTCTCCAAAACTAGTAAAAAAAGTGAGTTTTGGAGGATTATAAGTTTTGTGCCAGCAGTAGGACTCGAACCTACGAACTCAAATGAGAGCGGGTTTACAATCCGCCGCAATTGCCGCTATGCGATACTGGCATTTTTGTCTTTCCTGTTGGATTTGAACCAACGACATCTTGGATGTAAGCCAAGTGCTCTTCCAACTGAGCTAAGGAAAGATATTGTGACCCCATCGGGACTTGAACCCGAAACCCCCGTGTTAAAAGCACGGTGCTCTAGCCAATTGAGCTACGAAGTCATATTGTTACCCCTGAAGGATTCGAACCTCCACTAAGTGGACCAAAACCACTCGTCCTGCCGTTAGACGAAAGGGTAATTTATGGTTGGTGATACAGGATTTGAACCTGTGACCCCTACGGTATCAGCGTAGTGCTCTAACCAACTGAGCTAATCACCAATGTATTGTGGGACGGGGTGGACTCGAACCACCATGACTGGATTTTCAGTCCAGCGCATTGACCATCTTTGCTACCGTCCCATTTTTGATTACCAACATGTCAAAGAACTTAAAAACAAAAAAACCCGAACCTTGTGAGTTCGGGTTTCCTTTTTAAGGCTACTATGTGTTAACTTAAAACACCCGAACTTACGAATACGCGAAGATACCAATTCGAACAGAATTGAATGACATGTTTCACGATTTGTTTATTTACGAGTTTCATTGTGTTTAGTATTAAATATGGTACAAAGATACAAAAGTTTATTGATATGTCAAATATTTTTTTCGTTTTTATTTTTTAATAACCAGTTTGCTCCGACTACAAACCCTTCTTTCCATTTTGCAATGTCATCATCACTCATTCCTTCACTGTATTTTTCATACTCTTCATTCGCACCAATTTGAATCATTTGTTGAATACGTTTTTCTACAAAACCTGGTTTGGTCATAAATTCAACCTTACTATCATTTGTGAAGTCAAAATCTTTTAAGTCTTCCATTGTAATCATATTATTTTTTTTTGGTAAATCTTTCATCCAACTTGGTATCAATCTTTCTTGGTTTTTGAGTTTTTCTCATCAATTGGTCCATCTCAAAACTCATAGGGTCTCTTGTTTCAACAGTGATTGTTTTGTCTTTGTTAATTAAAGAGTATAGTTTTGACAATTTTTTCATCATTTTAATTGCAATTTTTTTCATGTTTTCAATTGAAGTGTAGTAAAACTTATTTGGATTGTCCATCATTTTGGTTAAATCACCTAAAGTACTTTCTAAAAATTTATCAGCCTCATCATTACCACCAAATAAACTACTACTAAATAACATTTGAAAAATATTTGGAGAAACCATTTGTTTTCTTACTTCGTGAACCTTTTGTGCTGTTACGAATGCAAATACTTTTAGAAAGTATTTTACCTTATCATCAATGTCTAATGAAGATGAATCATAATCATCAACTGTGTTATTTAAGTAATCATCAATTTCAGTTTCGTAACCTTTTAAGTCTTCAACCAAATTATCAAATGAACTGTCACGTATTTGCACCAAAGTTTTATATGTTTTTGAATTTAACAAAAACTTTAAGAATTGTTCTTTTGTTACAACACCATCAGAAACCATTTCAACATATGATTCAGTTGGTCTAACCAAATTTTCAATTTGATTTATAAAATACATATTGAACATAAATTGGTCCATTGGTCGTACTCCTGACCTTGACCTTTGAAATCCAGCATAATTGCTTCTATCAACCAATTTTTCTACCGGCTTTTTGTAGTTGTCGTAAGCATGTTTTAATTCATGCCCCAATGATGATATACTATTGGACTTGTTTTTTTCCATTGTGTCCAAAATTTTATTCCCTGACCACTCTTCATCATCATTAGGTTGAGCATAATCAATATTTAATTCAATACCACCATCATCATCCACACTAACCAAATCAAATACATCATTTAATTTTGATTGTTTTGAAAATCCCATACTGTGAACCAACCCACCCGTTATTTTATTTCCGGTACTATTATCTATGGCATCACCAGAATAAGTACCTAAACCGAACTCAGCGGTTATAAAATTTGGATTAAAATCTCCAAATGAATATCTACCATCTTTGTTAATAAATTTGAATTTAACAACATCCTCAGGACCAATTTCTTTATTCTTTAATTTTTTTGCAATGTCATTATATAAATTCTGTGATGCAACTTCAATGTTTGCTGGAACACCAACAGCTTCTTTAATGTTTTGTTTAGAAACTTTTCTCATTTATAATAAATATTCCAATACTTTTTCTTTTATACCCGTTTGTTTAATCCCTTCATTATTTACAGGAGTTAATACAAAGTTCTTCAATCCCCAAGATGTATCATCTATCTCTCTCAATGACATATTCAAATCATCTATTGCCACCCAATGTGTAATTACAGGATTCTGACCAAGATATTGTGCAATCTCCAAACTACGAGTTTGTTCTGACTCCCATTTGTTATGCCATGGAAAATTCTCATAGTCATCATATAAAATAGAGTCAGTAAACGCAATTGGTTTTTTGATAATACCCTGTGATTCGTAATATTCTCCCATCTCTTCAACTGTTGCCCATTTCTTCCAATCTGAAGACACAACAATTTCGGCATCTGTTTCCTCTAAGATTTCATTAAGTACTTTAATCGCTTTTTTATCAAAATTGTCAAAACGATACTCCAACGGGATTTCATTCAAACCCATAGATAATTTACGACCGCCCCACTCTTTTTGTTTTTTGAAACGATTACCCCAATTGTCAGATAGACATATAACACCATCGTGGTCCAAAAATATAACTTTCATAAAGCAAAGGTAATGAAGATTATTCTTTAATCAAAGAAATATCGTAATAAAAACTATCGGAATCTTCAGACACCCATCTATCACTAACATTTTCTACAGATGGTAATTCGGTATCTACTTTGAATTGTTTTAGGTTTTCAGGTAACCCCTTGGTAACCCAATTTGAATCTTTCCAAAATATTCTGTTATTTGGTTGACACATCAAGTAACCATCATCAGCACTGAAGATGTGTCCACACTTATAATCTGACGGCTCATCACTAAACGGATTGTTATACCAATCCACAGTAAACATATAGGTCCCCCAAACTTTATTACCGTCTCTTAAGGCAACTTGAACTTTATGACCCTTAAGAAAATCATATTCTATAACACTAACATTTTCTGAAAAACAATCCCATAATTGTTTGAAATGAAAAGGAATATCATTGGTGGGGGGTTTTGTGAATATTTCTGACATTGGTACACGACTTCTTACCATACCATCATCTGTCATAACATGAAAAGTTAAAATCTTTCCATTAACAGATTGAATTCCAAAACAATAAACATTTAAGAATGTTTCAAAATCAGATTCGTTTTTTGTAAAATGTGATTTGCGGACTAAAGCCTTAAAACTTGGTATGTTGTGGTTTAGAACTGACATAGGTTAAAATTCTTCTTGATGGAATACAACATCTTCATACGCATATTCATTCCAAGTAAATTTTAATGTAATTGTACCCGCTCTTGAGTCAATCATGAAATTTCCAAAAGAACCTTCATCATTCATCCAACCACCATACACATTTAACATGTCATATAAATAATCCTCTAACCCTGGAACATCACCTACTTTTCTTTGTGGTTTTGAACCTGCATCAACATATAAGTTATCTTCAATATATCCATCATCACCAGCACCACTAAACTCAACTTCCGCAAATGGATATATGTCTTCGTTTTTAAGATAATCCATAATCTCTTTTAGAATTTCATCATCTTCTTCACTTTTTTCAGTTTCATCTAAAGGTCCGTCAACAACTTCTTGATAAGTTCCACTAATAGTAATTGTCCTTGTTTGGGGATATAATCTAAAACTTAACCCACTCAAATTATCTTCATCAATATCTGAAGCATTTTCACCAACATATTCTGTAATCATATCACTTATGTCAAATGGTAATTTTTGCGGATTTTCATGTCTTTCAGTTCCACAACCAAAATTTCTACCGTTATATGGTGTGAAATTCCAAGGGTCAACATCCATCTCAAGATACTCACAACCACGAGAAGATGCGTATTTACTAACTAATTCAAAAATTGATTTTTGTTTGGGAGTCATAATAATAAATATCAATCATCAACTTTGAGGTCCAATGTTCTTATCATCCACATTGGTTTCTTTTCAGCCTGTAAAGCATCAATCCAATCTTTTGCTGTTGGGATGTAATTAAAACAATCTTCTTTTATGTGTTGTTCACCAACATATCTGGTGTAAACTGTTTTACCATCGCTATTAATAAATGATTTACCAAATATTTTTTCCATCTCAAAAATACCTTCTGAGTGATGACGAAACATTCTATGATTTGAATGTCCCACCCATGCCTTTGTTTCATCTAACCAATCGTGTAAATGAATGTAATCTTCAAATTTTCCACCAAACTTTTTAGCAGAAGATTTTGCGTGAATTAAAGGATGTGCCATATTGAAATGATAAAACTTACCAAACAAAATGATAAAACCGCAATTGTTGTTACGGTACCAATATTTCTATAATAGCTTTCCACTTGTTCTTTGGACCTACCTTGCCATTCGTCTTTATTCCAAAATTTCATTTTGTACCCCCGACAGGATTCGAACCTGTGACCTACTGCTTAGAAGGCAGTTGCTCTATCCAGCTGAGCTACGAAGGCATTTATTATTTCACAAAGTTAAACTTTCTTTACGAAATATCTATATCCCGAATCAGAATTCTTTGTTAAAATTTCAGACATTTTAATGGCAATATCCACATCATCAAATTCCCAAACCTCATCGTGGTTATCCAATAATATAACAGGTATTTCAACACCATTATTAGTTTTCATCAATTTTACAATACAATATGCCATAACTTTAATTAAATATTACTTGAATTATAATAATCATAATTGCCAAAGTCAAACTAACCCATGTTTTAGGTGTCATACCTTGGTTTAAGAAAAAATATGTTAAAATTGCGTAGATTACAATACCAATTGAGAATCCTAAAAATCTTTGTGGCCACATTAATCCCATAAATGCTTTTTCACCATAACCTGTGGCTAATATAAAAAGATATGTGAACGGCACACCAACAAACGACATAGCCAATGGATTCTTTTTTGCCCAATCCCACATAAATTGTGCATTTAGTTGGAACCACACACCAGTTTGACCTAATAAAAAAAACAAACAAGTTAGTAGAAAATACTTTAAGTTAATATTCATATGATAGAAAGATAAACAAAATATTTGACTTTTTCAACATTTACACCTATTTATGTGTAGATGAATTGTACGGCAATGAATATTGGGCAAACAGAGATTGTGTATCTTAACGGTACGCCATCGTTATTGTTTGATAAACCTATGACCCTTTTGAAACGCCGAAAAAGATAATAAACGTGTTTAGAAGGGTCCTGAGAAATCAGGACTTTTTTTTTACACATAAATTTTGTAAATTTGTAAAACATATTGAAATGGATAAAGTATTAGTATTAAACTCAGACTACACACCTTTGAACGTAACTTCGGTTCGTAAGGGATTTGTATTGGTCATAAAAGGAAAGGCTGAGGTTTTAAAACAAGACTCTCAAAAAATATCATCATCAGTTAAAAATTATGTTAAACCATTAATAATTCGTTTATTGTCATATGTTAGATTTAAAACACGAGGTGTTAGGTTAAATAGAAAACGTATCTATAAAAGAGATAACAACCAATGTGTTTATTGTGGAAGTGAAAAAAATTTAACAATTGACCATATCATACCTCGTTCACGTGATGGAAAAAACAGTTGGACTAACTTGGTAACATGTTGTTCTTCTTGTAATTTGAAAAAGGCCAACAAGACACCTGAAGAAGCAAATATGAAAATGAGATACAGAGTTTATGAACCAACTGTTTTTTCATCTATTATAAGTTCAGAAGTTGAAGTATTGTGGTCTGATTACAAACAATCATTTGTTTAATTAAAAAATAGTTCTTATATTTGTATAACAATGCCGATGTGGTGAAAAGGTAGCCACGCAGGACTTAAAATCCTGTGGACTGTAAGGTCCGTGCCGGTTCGACTCCGGCCATCGGTACTAAATTATACAAAATAAAATATGGATACTACAAAAGAGTTTCAAAGTTACTACACCAAGCATCTTGGTAAAGGTTCATTAGATTTACATTATTACAATCAACGAATTGAGAATTCGATGACACCCTACATTCTTGAAGAAAGAGAAATGAGGGTTACCCAAATGGATATCTTTTCTCGTTTAATGAGGGAAAGATTATTATGGGTTGCGGGACCTGTTGATGATAATATGTCAACGGTAGTTCAAGCACAGTTAATGTATTTGGATTCTGTTGAAGGTTCAGACATTACAATGCATATTGACAGTCCTGGTGGTTCAGTAAAGTCAGGTTTGTCTATGGTTGATGTTATGGATTATATACGTTGTGATATTCGTACAGTTAACACTGGTATGGCAGCGTCAATGGGTTCAGTATTATTAGGTGCTGGTACCAAAGGTAAACGTTCATCTTTGAGGTTTTCAAGAACAATGTTACACCAATCTTCAGGTGGGTTCCGTGGAAACATTCAAGACGCAGAAATTGATATGGTTGAGTGGAAAAAAATTAACCAAATTCTTTTTGATTTGTTAGGTGGGTATTGTGGTAAAACAGCAAAACAAGTTATGAAAGACTCAAGTCGTGATTTGTGGTTAAGTGCAAATGATGCATTAGAATACGGAATTATTGATGAGATTGTAGTTAGAAAAGAGAAAAAATAACCAACAAAAAAGGGTTCCTTACGGAACCCTTTGGTTTTGAAAACACCCCCTTTTGATTAAGTGATTTATATTTACAAGTCTTACCTTGGAAATCTCTTATGCTACCACTTTAGCTTTCATTTCATTGGCCTTATCACCAATTATTCCTGAAAGTTTTGATAGTTTTGGACAAAGGAATTCACCAATTTTGTCCTCTAATATTTGTATTAATGAATTTTTATCTTCAGCAAAATAATCAACAACTGAGTTTCTTAATGCCGACACAATAAATCCTGAAGCTCCTGAATTAACATCCTTTTGATTTTGTAACTGAACTAAATAACCCTCAATTAACGAGTCAGCAATTTTATTTGATGCGAATCTGCAATCACTGAAGAATCTATCATAATCCGCAATATTCAAGTTACCAATCAACGCGACAATAACACCGTTCATATAACTATTTTTTGGTATTTGTAATTTACCTGTTATCCAATTTGCTATGTATTCACCAAATACCGCTGGTACCGCTTGAGCTCCACCACCTAATAAACTACTTAACATTGAGAATAAACCTTCATTGATTGCTTTTGAGGTATATCCTTGATTCTTTAAGTACCCTATTTCAGAAATTACAGATTCAACTAAATTATTTTGGTCTTCTAAATTATTAAAAGTTTTACCTTCAACAATAAAGTTAAAACGTTTTTCAACTATATTTGTTTCAACCATTAAGTTTTCTTTATTTTCTTTCGCTTCAATTAAATTTTTCTTTAATGATTTTTTTAGACTTTCGGTTTTAGGACCAATTTTATCTGAATTATTTGTATTTGGATTCATAGTTGTTGCTAAATTAATATTTTTTGGTGTTTGTAAATCAGGACTCACAGACTGAACCTCAAGTTTTTTACCTTGTATTGAAGATACGTCATCAGCTGCGGTTGTTGTTTTATTTGACTCATTTGATGTTTGAGTTGTTTGACTTCCAGTTGTAGCCGCATTTGGAAATTGTGTATTTAATTTTTCAGCTGTTTGTGGATAGTTTTTAGTAATATCGAATACTTTACCCGTTTTGTTACTTTTAGCATACCATGTTCCACTTTGAGTTGAGGTATCTTCAGTTACTGTTGGAACAAATGCGTATGTGTATCCTTTATCACCCGGAAACTCATAATCGAATTTTAACGTATTTAATAATTTTGTATCAGTAATTGGGGCCACTTTTGTTGCGGGTGCTGCTGCGGAAGCTGTTGCGGGTGCTGCTGCGGAAGCTGTTGCGGGTGCTGCTGCGGAAGCTAAACCTGAACCAACTACTGAACCGGTAACAATAAATTCACTTCCACCAATATCACTCATTAAATTATCACCATCACAACTATACGTACCAGTATAAGAACCATTAACAGATGATACTTTGTTTGAATCTAAATAAAATTTCAAACCACCTAAAGTATCAATTTGTCTATTACCTGTAGACTTAATAATCACACTTTTGTTTTTTAAGGCATCTGATAATAAATTATCAGGTATTTTCTTTTCTAAACATTGTGGAAACAATTCTTCTTCATGGATAAAATATCTATATGCCGCATATAACCCAGCACCTGTTAAACCCCATCTTACAATTCTTGGAAGACCTTTCCATTTTAACCCTTTTACACTTGAATAAAGTGATGCTAATTTTGATGCGTTAACCGTGGTATTTGCTGCGGCTCCAGCCCCAGCTCCAACTCCACCAGCACTTTTGTTTACTATTTTTGTTGCGGTTTCAAGTGCTGCTTCATCACTATAACCCAATTTCTTAAAAGCCGCTTTAATTTGATTTTCAGTTTTTCCTGCATATTTTGAAAGAACTTGTGGGTTCTCCAATAATGAATCAATTAATTTTGTTCTTATTTTTGGGTTAGTCGTACTTTTCAAAAGTGCAGTTCTAATACTTCTGATACCATCATCGGCAAGTTTACCAGCCTTTAATGCCTTTACCACATCGTCACCATTTGATAAAACAACTCCATCAATAGTTTGTAGTGGTTTTCTAAGATTTTGTAAAACAGTTTTAATCTCAGTTGCAGCAGCATTACTTAATCCACGTTCAGCCGCTCCAAGTAATGATTGAACTTGTTCACTTAAATTTATTTTTTCTAAATTTTCACTTAGAGTATCTTTTGAATCATATTTCATCATCAAAAGTGCTTTTTCCAAAGCTAATTGTCCTTCATTTAGTATTTCGTTTTTCATATATATTAAAAATCAACTCCATCTACAAAATCACTTGATTTTACATTACCAAGAGATGCGTATAGTTCTTGTTCTTGATTTGGTTTATCTTTGAATGCTCCACCAAGTACCTCAGTGTTTGCTCCCGTTTTTTTGTTTATTCCATATGTGGCTCCTCCAGCCACCGCAGTTTGACCAACTTTTGTTGATGCTGCTTTACCAACTTTAGATGCAACATTTTTTACTAATGTCTTACCGGCTTTTTGTCCAACTTTACCCGCGACTGTTTTAAGAGTAGGACTTGATGATATATCAGTAACCGCTTTATTCAAAAATGTTTGTAATTGACCTGAACTATTTGTAAAATTAATTCCAAATTTTTCAGCTAACCACGTAATTCCTTTAGTTAATGTATTAGCAATTCCTGAAAGTCCTTTTACCGCCATTTCAATAATACCAACAAACCATTTACCAATTGATGATTTTGAAAGGGTTTCTAATATAGAATTTAAAGGAAGTTTTTTTCCAAAAATACCTAATTTTTTGAATGCCTCACCAACTATCTTGGCTCCAGGTCCTGTGGTAGCAATACCAACTATATCAATAATTAAATTTACCCAATTAACATTTCCACCTACAGCCAAATAAAGGTCATAAGCCAACATTGCTCCCCAAACTATAACCAAAACAACATTTCCAATTCCAGCAGTTGCCCCTGAAGATAAAAACGCCTGAACCGCAGCTCCACCCCAACTAAACAATGCACTTCTTAAGTTCTCAAAGAACCATCCAGCACCTTTTTCTTTTACCCAATTCCAAGCCCCTGAAATTTTATCACTAACTTTTTTTGCGGTTGATGATACAAAATTTTTAGTCTTATCCCACCAACTTTGTTCACTTAAAATTCCATACGATAATAATTTTGATTTTACAAAATCAAAAGTTTCATTGATTTTTGATGATAAATTTTCCTCACTCTCAATCAATAAATTATTTCCAAATTTTGTTTCATATTCAATCAAAACATTCAATTTACTATCAGTATCAAATATTTCAGAAATATTATAAACCGTTTCTCTTAAAATTTTTTGAATTTCTAATGTTGTTTTTGTTTTATTGAATAAAGATGATATTGAATTTTCTTTAATAAAATCAAACCAAAAACCAAACGATAAGTCGTTTATTGAAACTGATTCGTCTAATGATATGTCATACACCATTCCATTGGCTAAAATATATTTACCATTTTGGGATAATTTCATATCATAAATGTTTTCCATAAGTTATAAATATCTTTTAATTACCAAATTTGATTACCAGCACCTCTTTTTAGACCAGTATCCCATTTTTCACCTTGTTTTCCTAACATATTTGCAGGTCCTCTTGCAATTGTGTAAGTATCGGCCCATTTTGGTGGAACTTTACCGCCTGATGATGAACCAGCGGATTCACCTCCAGCAGCATCTTGTTCAGTAAACTCATTTTTTTGTTTTGCCAATTGATTGAATATATCAATCAATGTATCCATATCAATTGTTTTAATGTTCATATCTATAAATACTACTTAAAATAGTTCTGCGGGTGGGACATGGTCATTAATTAGAAAATATTCATTCATAAATGATATTAATTCATCCTCATCAACATTTAACTCGTCTTCATCTTCCATATAATCAAAATCTTCATCCTCCCAATCATCATCAATGTCAAATAAATCAAAATCTTCTGTAAGAACATTATAACCATATTCTTCAATCTCGTCCAATTGAAATTCAACGGTTCTCATCACTTCATCACTATCTGTTGCTAATCTAAACTTAACCTCAATAATCGGTTCTTTGATTGTGGTTTCTATTATTTCCCTAACTTCCATCTTTTTGTTAAAAAAAAAGTTTATTTACTAAGAAATATCAAATAAAAAAGTAAAAGACATAGCAAATAAAAAACCCCCACTTTATGTGAGGGTTTTGAGTGTTAATTATATTTGTTAAATCTTTGGAACATTTCTGTTATTTTGTTCCTTTGTGTTACAAAAGACTCTCTTAAATCTTCGTCCACTTCTTTTTCTACTTCCTCTTTTGATTCTTTTTTCTTTCCTTGACAATGAGCTTTTTGACTGAATCCTTTTGGGTTATTACAGTCAATACTATTTTTGTATTTTTCAGACCATTTTTCTTCAACTTCTTCTTCATCAAGTTCTTCTTCTTCCTCTCTGAATGTCACACCTGGAGGTCCTCCTGAAATAAATGTGTATGCTTCTTTTTCATCATCAGATGGTTCATCACCATCAAATTCTTGATTCATATCTTTATTAAGATTTCTAATCATATCTTTGGAATCTGGGTCAGCATCGTGTTGTGATGCATAATCAAACATATTTTGGATGTTTTCAATATCATCTTCATAACCATCGTGTTCTTCATCTTCATCATCACTGAATTGTTCAGGACCACCACTGATATAACTGTAAGAACTTCTACCTATTGGTGAATCTAATTCATTTGATAATATGTTGTTTGATTGTTCTGTAACATATTCATCTTCTTCATCATCGGACTCGTCATCTTCTTCATCATCAAACATATCATCATCAAACTCATCACCCATTTCAGACCTATATTCGTCAAATAATGTTTCACCGTACATGTCTTTTATATACTCATACAACTCATCATAGTACTCATCGTCCATATATGGGTCTACTAATTGAAATATAATGTTATCAACAAATTCAAATTCATCTGAGTAATCTTCAGGTTTGTTTTCTTCTAATATCTCTTCCAATCTTCCTGAACCCATAATGGCATCACCCAATTCTTCAATTGTTGATAATCCACCATCTTCAGCTTCGTCTACTTCACCTTCATTCCAACACTCATTACATTCAGCCTCTTCCATATAACCACCACACTCACATAATGATTCTTTCAAACCACATTGTTCACACATGTGTTCACTTTCATCCATTTCTTTAGGTTTGTTCCAATCTGATTCACCATGAGGGTGGACATCAGTAGCATCATCATCATCTAAATATGGTTTTCTTTTTCTAGCTTCGTTAATACCCATGTTGGTGTATGCTTTCACTTCACCTTTATTATTTACTACTAACCCACCTTTGTCATTTGCAAAGTCTTGAACAAATAATGGTTGTTCATTTTCAACGGGATTAGGATTCAACGTCTTGTATCCATTATAAACATGTTTGTGTTTATTCAAGATGTTTTCACGTTCTTCGTTTGATACTGGGAAAAAATATGCGTTCATAATCTTTTTCTCTATAAATAGTTGTGCAGTAAGAAAAAAGTATTATCTTTGTATAACAAATAACCACCACCATGACAACAGAACAAAAAGTCCGCAACTACCAAGGTTCAAATAACTTCTTGAACAGCCTAAAACAGTCTTTGACTCGCTACTCATCTTTAACTAACCGTCAGCGTGATATTGCTGAACGAGCTCTACGTACAATTGAACGTAGTGGTGAACTTGTAATTGAGAATCTTTCTGAAGATTTACAATTGATTATGAACTACACAGGTTCAAATGAGTTCATCTTGAAGATGAAAGAAGACTACACCAAATGGAGAAACTTGTCTGAACGTCAAATCTCTGCGGCGGTTAAAAGCATCAAAAAAGAAAAGACCCCCACTATGGAAATTCGTGTTGATTTGAAGAACGAATCTATCCGTATCAAACGTGGTATCGCTTTGAAAATCAAAGAAGAATATGGTTTGGAGTTCATGCCAATCTTGGTTGACTTGGTTGGAACAACTCACATCAGTGCCAAAGCGGTAAGAGTTCGTGCCAAATTGACTAAAGAAAATGGTGATGTGTGTCGTTGTTGTGGAGCTGAATTGACTGACGAGTTCTCAATTTTGACTGGTATGGGTCCAGTATGTGCTAAGAACTTGAGATTGAAATACATCAAAGACAAGGTTGAGGTGGCTCGTTTCCACGAGGAATTGGCTCTTCGTGTTGAAGAAATTGGTGAGTTCGAGTTTTGGTTACCGAAATCCCAAATCAGAGAGTTTGTTCAAGGTGGTCGTTTCAAATTCTTGGCAGAAAGGTTCTATAACTAATGGAAGTTTATATAAAGATTGAAAAAAATGGTGACCTCATCGGGTATGTAACTTTCCCCGATGAGGATGTACTGGGGGATAACATTGAGGTTATGGATTCCCTGTTCGATACAGGTTATGTGATTACTCGTTCAACAAAAGAAGAATATGATTCTTTTGATGGGGGTGATGAATTATCCATAGATGACATTAAAAATGGTAATTATCTTGTTGAAGATGATGATGAACTTGACTAAATGAAATATAATATCTAAGTTTATTATATACGGTTCTCACGTTGTTGTTTAGAGTAGTAGTATCTTGGTAATTTATTTAAGCCCTGTCAACAACGGAGAACCTTTTTTTTGAATTAAAACTAAATGAAAAATATATTCTTGTCTCTGTTATTGTTGTTTTCAACATCATTATTTGGTCAGTACACAACTACAAAAGTTATGACTAATACGTTATCCACATCTAAGATGATATACAATTATCAGACTCAGAAATGGGATTTTGTTCCAAATCAAGATATGACAACATATAAAACTCTTTGGGTTTTTAATGTTACTGACGAAAACACTGGTATGATTTCTAATGGTGATATTAATTATGATATTTTATCCTACTCAAAAGTTGATGACGCTGCGTATTTGAAAGTTTATAACACATTTCTTAAAAGAAACATGGAAATTGTTATCAAAGTATTGGAAAATGGTTTGGGTGTTGTTGTTTTTGATAAAGAACAAAGGGTTTCATATTATTTTTTCCCGTAATGGAAACTAGACATATATTAGAACTTGACGAATATTGTGAAGGTTCCATACTCTTAGATGGTTATAACGCAGCAATTATTGGTATTGTAGAATCATTTGAAGGTCGTAGAATATTATATTCAAAAAACCAAATAATTGAAACCCTGTGTAAAGATGGAATGACTTGGTTGGAAGCAGAAGAATATTTTGACTATAATATTAAAGGTGGGTATTATGGTGAGTTGTCACCAGTTTTTTTGGAAACTACGGTAATACCAATTAAAACTCACGATGAGTATAGATACGAAATTACTTCTTAAAGTAAGTTGAGTATAGACTTACGTACATCTCCATAACCGCACCACAAACTTTTTGAAAAACACGATTGACTGTTGAATCGTCAAATTCCATATTTTGTTCTTGCATGATTCTAATTGTTTCGTTAATTAGAATGTCTCTTACTTCATCAATATTCTCAAATAACTCAGGATAATCTTCAGGTTCGCCATCAAACTTATAAATTAACTTGTGTAAATTTTTTGAGTCAGTCATTAAAAATGCTCTTGCCTGAAGCATATTAACCAATCCTGATTTTTGAATAAGTTTTAGATAATCAAGAACTGGTCTATAATCCATATTTTTAATAATGTCTTTATGTTTTGATAACGTTTTTAATTCTTGATTAAATTCTTCAGTTGTTAAATTTTTCTTTGGTTTAACATCCGTGGCTAATACCCAACTGTCGGCTTCAGGTAATAAATCTAACACAGAACCATCATCCCATTTAACATTATATTGGTATCCCATATCAAATGGAACTTTAACAATTTTAAGTACTGTACCTTTTGTACCCATACGGACCGCACTATACGGGTCATCCATATGTAGTAAAACTATTCTATCGCCAGGTTCTAATTTTGGATTTAATTGTGACATACTATAAAGAATAAATATATCGAAGTATTTATTAGTATGAACGTATTAATTACGGAAGAACAAACAAAAGTAATTCTTGTTGAGGGGATGCCAGATATCCTGTCAACAATTTATGAAAAAAGTACGGACTTTTCAGCCAATCTATATAAAAGAATTAGTAAAAGATTAAAATTTAATCTTAGAATATTATTAACTTTTGGTGCTGGTGTTGGTGGTTTAATGCAACCATTAATGGATTTAATAAATAACAAATTCCCACATTTGACCGAAGACCAAAAATTAATGATTATTGTTGGAACCATTTGTATTGTATTCAATGAAGGTAAAGATGTATTAAAAGAAATTCTACCAAAAATAAAAGAAGACAATATTGAAAATGAATTTAGATATTCTGTATTAAAAACAAAGAGATTGGTAACCGTGTTTAAGGGATTTTTAGGTACCTTAGGGAACTCCGCAGCGTTTTTGACTGATATTATGTCATACATTTATTTGATACCGTTATTGGGGTATTTAACAATCGCATTACAAGGTAATAGTTTATCTCCTGACCAAATAGAAACACTTGTTAAAACATTGGCAGCAACAGGAATAATGCACGTTTCAACAGCAGCTCTTGAGGAGATTGTTAAAAGAATATTAAAATCTTAATTTTTATTTACGTAGTAGTCCATTAATCGTTCCACCAAAAGATTAATCAAACTTTTTCTAATACCTCTTTTTTGGAAGTACTCTCGAATAATTTCTTCAATAGGTCTTTTCTGTAATTTTGCCTTTCTTTTGAAACCAGCAACCTGAGCTTCAATTTCGTGTTGTTGTAAGTAATAACGTTTTGGTTGAGTATACTCAACATCAGGAAAAACGTATCCTCTTTTTGTTTGTTTTGCGTGTTCAAATTCATGTGTTACCACATCATTTAATTCACCAATCAATTCATACATGACATCCATATCGGCATCATCATCAATGTCAATATCAATTTCAATCTGATTTTCATCTTCATCCCAATACCCTTGAATGTCCAATGGTTTTATATTTTCATCTTTGTTTGGTGTTGGGTTAACAAATAAAACAATATCCACAGGCTCTTCCATTCCAATATCGTAACTCCCAATATTCTTTTTACGTTTACCGTGCAAATCTTTTTTTATTTCGAAGGCAATTTCTCTAACAATATTACGAATTAAACTATTACTCACTTTTTGTTCTGTAATAGTTTCTTCTTCACCACCAATAAGAACCGGTTTGATTGATTTTACAATAACATCTAAATTAGAAACTAATTTTAAGGCATTTGTTATTTTTTCCGCAGTACCATTTTTAATTGGGTAAAAACGTAGTAACTGTTCACTATCCCCCCAAATGTCTTTGTATTCACCAGACACAAGTTTACCAAGTAAGATATTTGGGTCAACATATAAAGTAACATCAACAAGGGCATGGTCTTTCCACTCACCAACAGAAATCATCGGTTTGATTTCTTTGATTTGAAAAGTAAAATTGTAACAATCTTGTCTGGCATTCTTATCATACCTTAAAAAATTACCGCACCAAGTTAATTTTTTAGTTCCAAAAATCTTGTTAATCTGCTCTATGGTTGAATTGTCCATCAAATATAAATATCATAACCTAAAGTTATTTCTATATTGAATAGGGAATGAGATACCAAAACCAAAACGAGCTGTGCTTGATTGATAATATGATAATACAATATCAAAAGAATATGGGTCTTTACTGATTAAACGAATTGGGTGTAACGCAATACCGAACTCAGGTACCAAAGAATAACTATTTGTTCCTGTTGGTGTAATCTTAATACCAGCAGTTCCTCTTATACCATCGTGCATATAACCTTTAGAAATACCTAACCTATTAATTGAATTAAATGGTGTATAAAAAATACTCCCACTGAATAAACCACCATACTTTACACCCAAGTATATCCCAAAATCTTTTTTATCTAACCCATTGAATCCAGTAATTAAAGATGTGTCACCTTGAACCAAAATAAAATCACACGTCCTACCATTGTTGTAGTTTGTCTGTGCCTTAATAGATATTGTAAACAAAACAAAAATGAAAATTATTAAACGTTTCATAAAACAAAGATACATAAACAAATTGATTTCAACAAATAAACTTGTATATTTTTGTCATGGAATTGTTAAACACACACCCAATCAAAAAATCAGACTTGGGTTTTCACGGAAATTTATTTGGAGGTAAGATTTTGGCTTGGGTGGACTCAGCAGCATCAGGTCTATCAATGCAACTTTGTGATTCACCAAGATTGGTAACAATCGCTTTGGATGAATGTAGATTTATCAAACCAGGTAAAGAAGGTCAACTACTCAAAATATATGGTAAACCTGTTAAAGTTGGAAATACATCCATCACTCTTTATTTAGAAGCAAGGTCACATAGTGTGTATACTGGAAAACAAACAGTGATTTTACACACACAAATTACGTTTGTTAGGATTGATGATGAGGGTAATCCAATTCCTATTAGTGACAGAGCAAAAAATAGAATCAATCAAATTATTGAAGGTAATCTTGATATTTTAGATAAAACTATATAACTTTGTATTTATAATTACTTTGGAAGTTTGGCAGAGTTGGTTGAACGCACTAGTCTTGAAAACTAGCAACGGTGAAAGTCGTTCGGGGGTTCGAATCCCTCAACTTCCACAAAATTCTTGGGACACTAACCCAAGAATTTTTTTATTTAATAAGTATTTAGTGTTCGTATCATATATTTATGATTAGAAACATAAGTATGAAAGAAAATATATTGAAATTAAGGGAAGAAGGTAAAACATATTCAGAAATTAAAAAAGAACTTAATTGTTCAATGTCAACAATATCATACTATTGTGGTGAAGGTCAAAAAGAAAAGGCTTATGATAGAGTAAAACAAAAAAGACAAGATAAGTTAGTTGAAAAAATTGATAGGTATAGAAATAGAAATACTAATTTGAAATTTAGGGATTTTCAAAGAAGAGATGGTTCAACTAAATTAATGAATATTCAAGAAAAAAATTTCACAATAAAAGAAGGTAAAGAAAAAATAAGTGATAATCCAATTTGTTATTTAACAGGTCAACCAATTGACATTACAAATCCAAAAGATTATCATTTAGACCATATAATACCAGTAAATAAAGGTGGAAAAAATACATTAGAAAATATGGGTATATTAAAGTCTGAAATTAATATGATGAAAGGAGATTTAACTATAAATGAGTTATTTGAAAATTGTGTTAAAATATTAGAATATAATGGATATCAAATTATAAAAAATAATACGGAAGATTGGCAGAGTGGTAATGCAGCGGTTTGCTAAACCGTACATCCGTAAAAGGATGCGTGGGTTCAAGTCCCTCATCTTCCGCAGAAAAAGAACCGAGTTATTTGACTCGGTTTTTTTTATTTACTATCTTTGTATCAAATAATTTAATCATGACAAAATTAAAAAAGTTTAAAGAAACCGTACCACCTTGGATGAACCTATCACTTATTGATGTGTTAGAAATGGTGGACCCATCAAATACAAATAAATTTTTACCATTATTGGTAAAAATTGCTGATTCATCATTTAAAGAACGAGTAGATACTTGGGGTGAATATGAAGTTACTGAATTTCTTACAAGAATAGAAAACACAATACCACATTTAAAAGGTAAATTTAGTATTTCAGACCCTACATTAATTTATAGTTTTTGGTCATTATTAGAAAGAATTCCCAATAATGAAATAGATGTCTTTGTAAATTTTATGGAGATGTATGAAAAAAATCAAATTCATAATGTTGATATTAATCAATTAAAAACTATTGATGAAATTGAAGGTATTGTAAATTTAATTAGTATAAAAAACATTGGTAAAGAATTTGAAAAACAAACATACGTTGATTTAGAAACTGAAAAATGGTTGATTATTAGACCATTAACCTATGAATCATCTCTAAAATACGGCTCAAGTACAAAATGGTGTACCTCAGCAAAACATAACCCCAGTCAATATTTTAGATATACTGAAAATGGTGTTTTAGTCTATTGTATAAATAAAGAAACAGGATATAAATTAGCGTTTCATATGTGGAAAGAAAATAAAAAATTTTACGATATTTCATTTTGGAACTCCATTGATGATAGAATAGATTCTTTGTCGGCTGAAATTGATTTTGATGTTTATAATTTGATTAAAAAAATGTACTCATCTTCAGAAACAAAAACCAATAAAGAACTTGGTGGTGAGTATTGGACAAAATCTCATGATTTACATATGAAAGAAGATGAATCAGAACCAATACCTCTTGCGGATGATGGACCAATGAGAACTGTTAACAGACGTGTTAGAAATGAAGTTTTAGTAACAATTGATGAACCCACTAATGACCAACCTGATTGGAGTGAATATGTAGAATATGGTGGTGGATAAATAGTATTTGGTTGGTAGTATTTATTAGTATGAAAAAATTATTATTCGTACTATGTTTACTACCAACTTTTTTGTTTTCACAAACTAAATTAAGAGATTCGGTTTTTTTTCAAAACCCAATCTTTAAGGGAATGTATTCTGAAGTATTAGAGGAACCTTTATGGGTTGAGTATGTTGTTAAATGTCCAAATGGAAGTACACCAAGAACTGGTATGGATTTCTTTACCGTAGATTCAATTAAAACATCTGACGGTAAAGACTATGAAAATAACATTTACGATAAAGGTCATTTAGCACCAGCAGCTGACTTTAATTGTACTAAAGAGATGTTATTTTCTACGTTCACATTTCTAAATTGTTGTTTACAAGACCAATACTTAAATCGTGGTACTTGGAGATTGTTAGAAGTACACGAAAGAGAATTGTCAAAGACATCAACTGTAAAAGTTAAAATTGTTTTAGTGTTTGATAAAAAATCAATTAAGTTACCTACAGGTGCTACAGTACCTTCAGGATTTTACAAATACATCACAGTTAATGGTAAAACAACAAAATACTTTTTTAAGAATGAAAAACCATTAAGTAGTGATTTCAAACTGTATATTGTTAAATAATTTCTTTAATTTTAACTGTTAAATCACCAGTACCTTTTATAACTCGGTGATATACTAAAGGTGGAACATGAACTGTTTCACCTTTTTTTATTTGTTTTGGTAATCCATTATCAAATTGGATTTGCCAATCAGTATCGTGTTCACAAACAACAAATCTTTCGTGTAAATCGTAATGCCAAGTTAATTCTTCTGATTCAACATCATGTGCAAATGTACGGACAATATATCCGTCTTCATTTTTTTGTGTAAAAGGAAAGTTCACATTTATAATTATAAATGGAAATTAATAATAGTCCACTTTCCATCATAATCTTCAACCAATGCTGTACAACTTTCACACCAATCACCAGAGTTCATATATTTTTCACTCAATTCAACTTTATGGATATGTCCACAAACCGCAACGTCACAATTTTTTTGTTTAGACAAAAGTACCGCATTTTTTTCAAAGTCACCAACAAAATTAACCGCAGCTTTAACACCTTGTTTAATATCATTAGATATTGAATAGTATGGTAGTTTTCTGAGTTCTCTGTATTTGTTGTAAACTCTATTTAACCACAAAGCCAAATCATACCCAATAGAACCTATTTTTGCTATTAGTTTAAATTTTGATGAGAATACATCTAAAACATCACCATGAAAAATATAATACAATCTTTTATCAACACCTTTGTATATTAAATCTTTTTTTATTGTAATATTACCTAATGTTAATCCCATGTAGTTATCTAAAAAATCATCGTGGTTACCTCTAATCCAAACTACATTTGTTCCTTTCTCAGCCATTTTAAGTAGTTTTCTAATAACTTTGGTATGTGAATCCTTCCATTTTGAACCACGTTTCATCGCCCACCCATCAATAATATCACCATTAAGAAATAAATTATTACACTCAATTGTTTCCAAAAAATTAATAATATCTTTTGACCTTGAAGCTTTTGAACCCAAATGTAAATCTGAAATTATTACCGTTTTATAACTCATGACCAATACGAATGTGTTTTTTCAAAAAAACTTTGGTTATTTCTATTAAGAAAAGAAAGGAACATTAATTTGGCCATGTACCAAACACCTTTAGATTTTAATCTTCTTGATGATGTATGTATTATATTTTTTGATAAAATAAAATCTTTTGAGTTAACTTTTTTACTTAAATTATAATCTTCCGCAAATTTATCATTTGGATTAAATCCCCCAAGTTTAAAATAACTTTTAGTATCAAACAACATAATTCCACCTAATGCAAATGGTCCTGTTATTCTATGAAACTTTTGTATTAAATCAAAAAACTTATAAACGTAGTTATATTCGTTATCAGTGGTTCTAACTTTACAAGTAAGTAATGAACCTTTTTTAGTAATGATTTCATTTAATATTTTTTCTAAAAAATCTTTATCTTTAATTTCCATATCCGAATCCAAAAACAACGTATATGGAGTTTCAGACATTAAAGCACCTTGATGTCTACCATAAGCTGGATACCCGCCATCAATTGTTAAAATTTGAATGTTTTTATTTCTTTCGGCATTAATGTAATGTATTGTTGTCATGTCATCACTAACATCTGCAACAATTACCAATAAACCTTTAGAATTTTTTTGTTTGTTAAGAGAATTTAAAACGTTCTGTATATTCTCTCTCTCATTTTTACACGGTATAACTACCGTTAATAAATTTTGTAATTCCATACAACTATAAATAGGAAATGGAATGTTTGAGAATATTATATTAATATTAAATTACCAAGGAGATGAAGATTTAATCCCTAATTTCTTTCTATATCTAGCAACGTTACAAGCCCAATAACCTGCTTTGGTTTTGTCATGTTTTGTATCACATTTGTGACGTGCTCTAAAACTTTTTCTTGCTCCAGGGTTATTATTTCTAACTCTTAAATTTGGGTCACCAAATCTAACAATTTTAACATTACCACTTGGTGCTTTTACATATACAGCAAATTTCTTTGGTCCACCTGAAGTTCTAAATGGTGAATTTAAATTAACTTTTCTACCTTTATATTCAGCTTCATTAATTGATTCACCCATTAAATCATTTAATTCACTTCTTAATTCTTCCCAATCGGAGATACCATTTTTATGAATATAATGTTTAATATCTGATAATGAATCAAAACCTAACTTATCAATATACTCAGGATTTTCTTTTAATTTTTCTAAAAACGATTCTACTCCTGATGAATGTAATCCTATTTCATCAAGTTCTGACTCATCTAAAAATGGAATATCTAACCAAACCTCCTCACCTTCAAATATTCCTGTTTTTCCAATATCGGTTTTTAATAACCATTCATCATCTTCACAAAGCTCTACTAAACCATTTTTCCAAAGACCACGAGCTTCATTTATCAATGAAAAATATTCATCAGAAAATGGTCTATATACATTTTCAACTAATGGTAAATCATATTCTCTATGGTATTTTAACCCTTCTGAGATTTCAACACCTTCTTTTATTACAATACCTTTTTTTGGTAAGTTTTCTTTTAATATATAACGGATAAAATCTTTCATTATTCTGGTTTTAATATTGTTAATGCTTCGGGATATTCTTTACTTAAGAATTCTTTATTTTTCCCTTTGTATGGTATGTTCTGTAAAACATATCTTATGGAGTTTAATCCTGATACTCTTTTATCTGATGAATCCAATATAACCCAAGGGTGGTTTACTGTTGATGTTTTGTCAAATAATTTTTCTTTGAATTCAGTGAATCTATCCCATAAATCTAACATCTTTTCATCGTTAGGTGAATATTTCCATTTCTTTAATGGTGAACTTAATCTTTGTTTAAATCTTTTTGCCATGGTTTCTTTATCGATTGAAAACCAAAGTTTGAAAAGGAAATCACCATTTTCAACCAATGAGTTTTCAAAGTTTTCAACGTTTTCCATAAAGTCTTCGTATTCTTCAGGAGTACCATAACCAGCAACTGGTTCAACTAAACCTCTATTGTACCAACTTCTATCAAATAAATTAATTTTACCCGGTTCAATTTGTTTTCTATATCTACCCCACCAATCAGCTCTATCCTCAGGTGTTGGAATTCCAAGTTGAATTACTTTGAATCCTTTTGGATTCATGTTTTCTGTAAATTTTTTAATTGATGAACCTTTACCAGCACTGTCTCTACCTTCAAAAACAATAAGAACGGTTTTACCTGTTTCAGCTAACCAATCTTGTAATTTAATTAATTCAACTTGTAATCCGTATAATTCTTTATTAAAGATTTTTTTAGGTACTATTGAAACGTCTTCAATACTAGAACCAAAATCTTCACTTTCGGGTTCAATACCGTAAATACCTTTTTCTCTAAACTCTAATGATGTAAATATTCTTAAAAAATAATCCTCAACATTTTTCTTACGGTTACCTTTTTTTAACATTATATTTTTAAGATTTTTTTCAATCAAATCAAAATCAATAATGTTGGTTTCACCAAATTTAATAATTTTATCAATAAGTTTTTTAATTGTTGATGAGTATAAATTACTGAATTTTAGAATATTCAGAATATTTTGTGCGTGTTTGTTAATGGATTCCAAATCTTGGTCTTCTTTAATAAGACCCATCATTGTTTTCATTTTTTTTACTTCTGTTAATAAATCAAACATATATATAAATACTTAGTTACCCTGAAACCTTTTTATTTCTTTTTCAGTATTGTTAATCAACCATAATTCAACATTTGGTATTTTTAATAAAAAGTTTTTTTCATATGTAAAACATTCAATCTCTTCAACACTTAATGGTATCAAAATATTATTGTTAACGTATTGTAAATGTTTTGATTCATGGACAATCACCGCGGCTATATTATTTAACGAACCTGATAACACATCATTTTTTGTTATTAAGATTTCATTAATTCCATCAATAGAAGAATATTTCCCATTCCAAAAACCAATGTTGGTACAATACTTTGTAAGTGTATCATAAGCACTTTTATCATAGGTTTTAATAATAGTTAAAGCAGAGTCCACTCGTTTTACCCATAAAAACTCAACGGGGGCAATCTTTATTTGTCCAAACAAATTTGTTGATGATAGAATAAAAAGTAATACTAGAAGACGCTTAACCATATTTATATATACCAAGATATTACAATATGAAAAGACTTCTTACGTCATTAATCACAATTTGCGCTTCAGTGATAGGTTTTGCGCAAACATGTCCAACTCCAAGTACCACGGGTGCTCACATTATGTTGGACTCAACCTATCAAACAGGTACCTATAGGTCTGGGAAAACAAATATAGGATTGTGTTTTTACAACAACACATCAACAAACATTACCGCAGTTCAATATAGAGTGTTTTACGACAATGCGGCTTTTGCTAAAGTTGACACCGTAACATCTATGAACACGTCATTTTCACAAGACTTACAATATGTTGACAATGCGGCTGGTGGTTATGTAACAATCACAATGGTTTACACAGGAACTAATAGTTCTTTTACTATTCCCGATGGTAGATTATTTCAAGTTACATTAAAACACACAACAGCACTTTCAACAACATATTTGAGTGTGACCGACATGAAGTTTACTGGTACAGCGTCTTTTCCTGAAACAGCAACAACTCAATCAGGTCTTGACTACACTTTAACACTTAAAAACTTTGGTGGTAAATTTAAACCACAAGTTATGTCGTTTAAAGGAAAGTTTGTTAACGTAACAGGAACTGCATCTAAAAACCTAAGTGTATCTTTAGAGAAGAAATTAAAAACATCTTCAACTTGGTCTTATGTTCAAACATCGGTTACTAATACTCAAGGTAGATTCAATTTTACTAATGTGGAAATTGATACAACTGCTTGGGATGTTAGAATCGCGGTTAAAGGTGATACGATGGGTGTGGGAGCAATTGTTTCAACTGCAGATGCACAAAGAGCTAACAAATTTGTGTTAGGAACTTTAACACCATCTGGATTTGATTTCTATTCTACTGACGTAAACAACGATGATAAAATCACTGTATCAGACGTTTATGGAATTTACGCAAGAGTTTCAGGAAGATTCACTTCTTGGGCTAACAGTAGAAAAGACATCTTGTTCTTCACTGAAAGTCAATATAGTTCAGTTAACGGTTCAAGTTCAAGTAAACAATCTACAGTTCCTGGTGTAACAAACTTCACATTCCAAATCATCGCAGGTCAACCTGACTCTGTAACTTATTATGTATTAGGTATGGGTGACGTTAACGGAACTGGTTACAACAGAGCTCGTATGACTCCAATTGAAATTGTTAATCCTGCAAATGCTAAAAAACACATCATTGATGTTACAACACAATATGACAACATTCTTGAAACAATAGAAGTTAATTTACCTCTGTTAAAAGTTGATGATGGAAACTTGGTAAACATTCCAGTTAGATTAAAGACTGGTGGTATCAACGTTGGAGCATTACAATTGATGATTAAATACGATACTTCATTGTTGGAATTCAAAAGCGTTAAAAACGAATTGAAATCTTCTTTATGGTTATCATACATAAACACATCAGAGAACAAAGTTGAATGGGGTGGGTATGACCCAACTAATAACGTCAACTTATTCAATGATGGTGAGTTAATTTACACACTTCAATTTTCTGCAAAGAAACCTCAAAGTCAATGGGGAGTAAGTCCATTATATGTTACAAGAAAATTTGCTGGTAACAAAGACGCAATTGATTTAAACATTACACCTACTGATGGTATTGTTCAGGTATTCAGAATGGGTGGACACGTTTACGTTGGTAATGATATGGAACTTTATCCAAATCCATTTACATCAAATTTAACAATTTCTTTCAACATAAAACAACAAGGTAATACAACTTTAAGTATTATTGATGCAACAGGAAGAGAAGTTAAAAGTGTAATGGGTGATATGACTCCTTCAGGAAAATACACTTACACAGTTGATATGTCAGACTTATCTGATGGAATGTACTTGGCAGTTTTGAAAAAAGAAGAAGAGATAGAAGTAAAAAGAGCAGTTAAAACTAACTAATACACAACAGTTAAAACTAATTAATACACGGGGGTCACTGACCCCCAATAGCCGAAAAATAAAATAAACCAAAATAAAATACAAAACAAAATGAGTGAAGAAACAGAAGAAACAAATGACGGTACTTGGTCTAGTTTGAAAAAAACCATTATCGGAGCAATTGCTACCGCGGTTACGGCTGGTGGAGCATGGTTCACATCAACATTATTCGGTGGTGGTGATGACGAAGAAAAACCTAAAACAGAACAAGCCCCAGCGGCGGCACCTGTAATCAATTTAAGTGTTGACAATTCGTCAAAGAACACTGCTGGCGGTGGTGGAACTAACACAGTTATCAAAGAAAGAACTGTTGTAGAAAAACAAGCGGCACCTGCAGAATCTAAACCGGCAAAGAAAAGCGAAACTGAAGATGCGCCTTGGTAATATACTAATAGGTTTAACTTTATTTTTATTTAGTTGTGGAACACCTAAAGAGTGTAACGCACAAATAGGTTCAGTTAAAACTGAGGAATATACCGCAGGCTTTGAAAAGAAAAAATCTTTGGATTCATTACCTCCATACACAGACACAATTCAGATTCCAATTCAAATCTTAAAGATTGGTATTAACGATGAGGTGTATGAGATGTATCCTGAATTAAAAGATGCAAGAGTTGGTTTGGGTGTTACAAATATTGTATTAGAATATTTGGAACAGACTGGAAGATTTGTTTTCACTGAAGACAAGTTGGAAATAAAAGAGAGAATGGTGAACCAATTCAAAGCGTCTAACAAAGGTTTTACTGAAAACAAAGTTGATGGTAAAGGTAAGATTAAGTTAGCTAAGTATTTCGTCTACATTGAAGTTTATGACTTTTCTGTAGGTGAAGATGAGGTGGTTGAAACATCAGGTGTTACAATCAAACAAATTACACAACTTGGTTTACAAGTTAGATTTGTTGATGCAGAATCTGGTGAGGTTATCACAGGTAGTGGACAAGGTAAGGCGGTTACGACAAAAACATCATCAACTCTTGGTGATATTGAAGGACCAAAGTTTAACAAGTCTACTGTGGGTGTATCAACCAAAAAAGCATTGGAAACATCTACCGTAAGAGTGGTAGAAAAGTTGATAAAAAAAGAAGTATTCAAAAATTAAAATGGCAATTAAAGAAAAAATTAAAAACACATTGGGTTTAGGTAAACCTGATTATGTAAAAGTAGAAGACAAGAACAGATTCTATTTCATGTTGCAACAAATGCAAAATAACAGATGGAATATTACCTTAGCAATTTTATTCTTATTCTTTTTCATCATCGCTGGAATTAACTCAGCGGTATTCTTCAATATAACAATTGGTGAAGATTGGAAAGAATTATTATTAATCTTGTTGGGTGCGTTTGTTGGTAACTTGAACAAAGTTGTTGACTATTGGTTCAACTCTGAAGACAGAGACAAAATGTTAATCCAAAAGGTTGACGAAGAAGATGGTCAATCTTTATCTAACGTAACATCAGTAGATTAATGAAGTGGATATTCTCAATATTATTATTGTTGGTATCCTCTATCAGTTTTGGTCAGGGGTTCACATATTCGTATGTGGACCCTTGTTCAAAAAAACTTAAGGTAATTAATATACCTAACGCCAATTCATCAGTAACCGTAAATTATTTGGGTTATGTTAATACATTCACAAAAGATGACTTTGATAATGGTAATTTTGCAGGATGGGTAGGTGATTTGTCAACCAAATACGCCTCAGCACCTTGTGATGAAATCAAAACAAAGACACAAGTATCACAAAATACAATAATAACACAAAATATCATCTCAACATTAAGTTCTGTAACCGCAGTATCTACAATGACGGTTGCTAGTAGTGTTGGAAATATAACTTCAGGTGGATTAAGTAATAGTGTAGATAATTCATCATCAGGTGAAAGTTCGGGGAAAGGTTCGGGAAAAAACGGTAAAAATGACAAAAATAACACCCAATCGGGTACAAATACCACCGAAAATGGGGGTAATAACACCCAATCGGGTACAAGTACAGGAAATATCGGTCAAAATAACCCAAATTCTGGCTCAAATTCACCCCAAAATGAGCCACAAACACCCAAAAATGAGCCACAAACGGGAAATAACCCCCAAACACCACAAACTGGTGAAAATACGGGTACAAACCCACCAACTAACCCTCAAACACCCCAAAATAACGGAAATACGGGGAATTCGGGGTCAAATACGGGGAATTCAGGTGGTAACACAGGGTCAAATACGGGTCAAAATGGTGGAAATACGGGGAATTCAGGGTCAAATACGGGGAATTCAGGTGGTTCTGGCGGAAATGGTACTGCAGAACCCAAAAATGACCCTACAACCACTCCAACAGACAATAAATCGGGTGGAAATGGTGGAACAACCAATTCTGTAGCAAATGCTGCGGAATCAAGTAGTTCAGGTGGTGGAAAACCAAGTTCAAAGACTACCGCAAAAACAGGTTCTATTATAGGAACTGGTGATATTGTTGTTATTAGGAGTGCTGAGGACAATTCTAACCAATTTAGGGCTACTATGTCCATGACAAAGTCAAATACGGACAATTCAAGAGCAAAAGGAGCTCTATTAAATTTTACAACAACAATTAATAATTCAAATCTTACATTTTACACCGCATTAACAAATAAAAAGAAGACAAATACGGCAATATTTGCCAACTCATCTATGGTTGATTTTGAAAAAAATTTATTTAATACCACAACCGCACTTGAATCTCACAGATATGGTAGATTGTCACTTATGGGTGGTGCTAACTTTACTGTGGGTAGTTTGAGTGATGAAGTGTTCACAAATTTATCAGCTGTTGGTGGTGGTTTTTATATGTTTAAGGTTGGTAAGAAAGTTAATGCAAATATATTAATGTTAGCCGTGTATTCACCGTTTACAAAGTTCTACGAAGGTAGATGGTGGAGTTCAGGAGTCTTATTGGTTCCATTTAGTTCTTGGGATTATTCAATTTCCAAAAACTTTAAATTCAATGTGAGTTTCTCAGGAACATATCAATACTCGGATAAATTCTTAAACTATCAGATATTAACTGGTGGTAAAATAATGTTATGAAAAACACAATAATACTATTAGGTATTATACTCATGGGTATAATCAACCTAAACGCACAGGACTGTTACACAGTCAAAGAAATTAACAACAAAACTGAAAACCCTGACCTTTCATCTAAAAGGTTCACTTTCGGTATAAAACAAATGACTGAAGAATTGTTAGGTGAAAAGTTTACAATTTGTATTGATGGAAAACCTGTTGTGGTTAATATCACTTCAATTGAGGCTCCTACTGTTGGTATCAATTTTGGTCCATTTATGATTAGAAAAAAGAACACAATTGTTAAAACTGAAATTTTATTTAATGATAAAATTTATGTTGGTGAGGGTTCAGCAAAACTTTCAGTTAAAGCATCTTTTGCCGAATTGAAAGATGAGAACTTACCATTTGAAAAAAGTGTTTTTGCATCTGCAGTTAAAAAATCTTTACAAGACGGTATTTCTAAAATTTAATGAAGTGGATTGTATACATATTGACATTATTTATATCCTTGAAGTCATATTCTCAGTCACCTTTGTGTGCTAGTAGACCTACAAGTTTTTGTTGTGAATATGTTTCTAGTGTAACGATAAACGGAAGGACTTTTGCCGGTAGTAAAGGTTTTAGTAACACATCTGGTGGAAGTCCTGCCGGATATTATGATTATGCATATACAAAAGATACTGTACCAAGAATTAAAGCAGGACAAAGTATTACAATATCATACACTGCGGTGACTAATGGTAACTATATGGAATATTTCAAACTATGGATTGATTTTAATGGTAATGGTGTTTTAACCGATGCTGGTGAATTGGTTCATAGTTCAAATTATCAATGGAATGGAACTAAGACGGTAAGTGCAACATTTACAGTCCCAACTTCAGTATATAATGGTGAAGTGTATATGAGATTTGTAATGCAATATTCAGGTTCTCCTGTAATATGTGGAACATATTCTTATGGTAATACTTTTGATTTTAAAACAAGAATTGTGGGAGCAACCGACCCATTTAGTTATACAGGTTACATTTATAATTCAGAAGGTGTCGGAATTCAAAATGTACCAATAGAATTATACAGTAAATTAAAAACAAGTTCCACATACACTTCATTGAGTACTACAACAACAGACGCCAACGGGAAATATAGTATAAGTTCAACAAGAGATGCCACTTCATATGATTTCCAATTACGAATTAACACATTAACAATTTTATCACCTATTGTAAGTGACGCAAAATCATTTAATCAAAAAGTATTACAACAATCATTTAATTCTCGTGACTATTATAGAATGGATGTTAATGATGATAACAATCTTTCTATATCAGATGTTTATTCAATTTATATGAAAATAATTGGTCGTTCTTGGAAATCAGGTATGGTTGATTATAGAATATTTACTTCATCAGAATGGAGTACCATAAATACGTCAACATCAAATCTTAAATCCACGTATCCTGGAGTACAAACAATCACACTTAGTGGTCTTTCCAATAAAGGAAATTCTAATTATTATTTAGTTAGGACTGGTTACAGAAATTAACTTTACACTAATTACAAATATGAAACAATTATTTTTATTTTTACTTTTATTATCCTCATTACAACTTTTTAGTCAAGACACTATTAAAACAAAATTTACATTTGATTTAACAGGAAGTATTAGTCAAGCCAATACTAATAAACAAGACAACATACTTTTGAATTCTTTTAGTTCCGTAGGTTGGAAAAAATTTGAAACGGGATTATCTACATCATATCAAATGATGACAAATAACAATACCCAATTAATTAATGATTTTGTATTGAGAGTTCAACCAAGAGTTATTGATGAAAATTATTCAATATTTTCTTTTGGTCAAATTTCATCTCTATACTCTAAGAAAGTAAATCAGCGTGTTGAAGCAGGTATTGGATATGGTAAAACAATTTTCAAAAGAAAGTTATTAGAAAGTACTTTTTCATTAGGAACATTATACTTTAATAATGATTATAGTGATTTAACAAATAGAAAAGGTTTAAGAGTTTCACCAAGAATCCAACTGTTTGGAAAAAATGAAAAGTACAAAATATCATACTCATTTGAGGGTTTTTATCAACCAAACCTTTTGGATAAGAAAGATTATATTACCAATACAAAAACAACATTTTTATTTGACCTAAATAAAAAATTTAGTATTAAGGTAAACTACTCAACATCATTTGAATCATTCATAATTACAGGAGCACAAAACGATATTAAAAATTTTACTATGGGTTTTAACCTATCCATTTAAAGTGGTATTTATAGTAAAACTAAGATACTATGATATTAAAAAATGGCTCAAAAGGCGAAGAGGTAAAAGCTCTTCAAGCAAAATTAGGATTAGTTGCCGATGGTAACTTTGGTCCTGGAACTGAAAAATCAATTAAAGAATGGCAAACAAAAAATGGATTGGTGGCTGATGGAATCATCGGACCAGCATCATTAGAGAAACTTGGATTAGGTACGTTAATCAAAGAAGATGTTGTAATTCCTAAAGGTGGTCCAATCAATTTGGAAAAATTAAAAGGACATGTACCTGATGCAGTAATCACACAGATTCCAACAGTAATGGAAAAATTCCAAATTAACACTCCTTTAAGATTGGCTCATTTCTTGGCACAATGTGGACACGAATCAGGTGGATTCAAAGCAACTCAAGAAAACTTAAACTATTCGGCTGACGGTCTTAAAAAGATTTTCCCAAAATATTTCCCTGGTAACATTGCGGAATCTTACGCAAGAAACCCTGAAAAAATCGCATCAAAAGTTTATGGTGGTAGAATGGGTAATGGTGGTGAAGAAACTAAAGAAGGTTATAAATTCAGAGGTAGAGGTTATATCCAATTAACAGGGAAAGAAAACTACACATCTTTCGCTAAATCAATCGGTGAAGATACTGTAGCAAATCCTGATTTGGTTGCCACAAAATACGCATTGGCATCTGCAGGTTGGTTCTTCAGTAAGAACGGATTAAATGCAATTTCTGATAAAGGAGCTGACGATGCTACTGTAACGGCAGTAACAAAAAGAGTTAATGGTGGAACCATAGGTTTACCTGACAGAATTAAACACTTCAAAGAATATTACCATTTGTTGGCGTAATTTGTAAAAAGGTGTTGTTTATTTCAACACCTTTTATTATATTTGTAATATGGAAAATATAAATGAAGATTTTAATTGGGTTTTGAAAGTTTTAGATTCTTGTGAAACACTAACTCAAGTCAGAAGAACTGAAAAACTATTTGATAATTTTAAGAATCTACACAAAGAACATTTTAAATCGTTGGGTAAAAAAGACCAAACAAAACAAACTTTCAAAGATACTTTCAAAAAATCTATGAAAGAAAAGGTTGGCAGTGTAGAAAAATTGTAAATTAACAATATTTATATATTCATCGCCCTTTGGGTGTTTTTATATATATATCTCTTTTATAAAAGACCCGAGAAATCGGGTCTTTTTTTTATCAAATTTATTTATTATCTTTGTTGGACTATGGACAAATCAAATCAACTTTTTCATTTTATGGGATTCAAATTTACCCAAACAGTAACGTGTACTCACAATGAAACATTAACCGAAAAAGTGGTTGTACAATCAAAATGGGAATTACCTCGAGACTTTTATTCTATCAGTGAATTGGTTCACATGGAAGATGATGGTGATATTGTTACACATTTTGAGAACGATATTTGTAACCCTTTTTATTGTTGGAACGATGCCATGGAAGTCATTGACAAGATTGAATTAACACCTTGTAATGATGGTTTTCCTTCGTTTGTAATGACAAGTAGGTATTTCAGTATTGAAGTTGATGGTGAAAGTTTCTTGGAACAAAAAGAATTGAATGATAATAAATTAGAAATTCTTGAGTCATTAGTTTATGAATTTTTGAATTACTACTATACTAATGTAGAAAAAAATAATTAACTTTGTATTATGAAAATGAATTACATTTATTTGGATGATGTTAGGACTCCATCACCAAACCCATCTACTCACGAGGTTCCTGAATGGATTGTTGTTCGTTCTTACGATGAGTTTGTATCTAAAGTTATGGAACTTGGTTTGGAGACAATCAAATTGATTTCTTTGGACCATGATTTAGGTGACACAGCAATGAAAGAATATTTTACTAATGTATCCCCCAACTATAAATTGGATTATGATAACATCCATGAAAAGACAGGATACGATTGTGCCAAGTGGTTAGTGAATCATTTTTATGAAAAAAATCCTGATTGGTTAATTTTGGGAAGACTTCAAAAGAAAAGTATATCATTCAATTTTCCAACCGTGTTGGTTCATTCTGCAAATCCAATTGGTTCTGCAAACATCATGGGTTACGTCAATAACTTTTTTATGAATGAGGCACAACCACAAACTTGTGTTAGGGTTAACATACCTCACTTCATTAAAGATGAAAATTGATAGACAGTTGGTGTATGACAAATGTGATGGTCATTGTGCTTATTGTGGTGTTGAAATTACAATAAAACAAATGCAGGTTGACCACATTGAACCTCATTGGCATACATTAACGGAGAATGAGGCGGAACGGGCTAAGATAAAAAAAGGTTCCCATAATTTAGAAAATCTTAACCCGTCCTGTTCTCGTTGTAATAAATGGAAAACAACTTATAACTTGGAACAATTTAGAAACGTAATTGAGACATCACTAATGAGATTAAATCGTGATACACCAAATTTTAGATTGGCACGTGATTATGGATTATTGACTGAAACACCAAAACAAATTAAATTTTACTTTGAGATAATTAACTGATATGAAACCGAATATTAAAGAAATAGAAGATAACCTTGAGAATTTCAAAGCCGTTCAATATAGAATGGGTGATGAAGGTATGGATTATTGTTTTGAACACTACAGTTCATTTGAAGAAATTGAAGATGAGGAGTTCCATAAATTAAGAATTGAATTATTGGAAAGTATGAAAAAAATACGTTCATACGTTGAAAACAAAATTGAAACATTGTCAGAGCAAATTGATGATACTACATGGGGAGACTACTAAAAATATTGTATGATTGTTTACCTTTGTCATACTTTGGGGCTTTTTTTAACCATGATGCTCACAGTATTGTTTCAAAAAAAGGAAAAAAAATAATAAACAATATCAAATAAATTAACTATCTTTGCCTCATGATGAACATTGTACACATATCAGACACTCACGGATTCCACAGGAAAGTTAAAGTTCCTTTTGGTGATGTGTTAATTCACAGCGGTGACATCAGCAATCGCGGTGAAAGATATCAAGTGGAAGATTTTATTGATTGGTTGGTTAATCAACCCCACAAATATAAAATCTTCATCGCTGGTAATCACGATATTTGTTTTGATGAGCACCACCCTTTGAATGAAAATAAGTTGGAAAAACACCTTATGGGTGAACATTATTCTCCTTCAAAACCCGCTTGGTTAAATAACCTTTTGGACAATTTGCCAAACAATGTGTTCTACTTGGAAAACAATGGTTGTGGAATTGGGGACGTTAAGTTTTGGGGTTCTCCTGCAACTCCTTGGTTCGGTGGTGATTTTTGGGTATTCAACAAACAAAGAGGTCACGACATCAAACAAGTATGGGACCAAATCCCTTTGGGAACTCATGTGGTTATTACTCACGGTCCTGTGATGTATAAGTGTGATTACATTCCACATCAACAGTTCTTTGCTGGTTGTGAAGACTTGGAACGCAAAGTACAAGAGGTTAAACCTATTCTTCATTTATCAGGACATATCCACGAAGGTCATAGTTGGGCATACAATGGTAACACCGAATTCTTTAACGGTAGTGTCTTAGATGGTAACTACGAAATGAAGAATGACCCGTGGGAAATCGAACTGAATGTTCACTTCAAAGAAGTAAAAGTTCTTAACAACATTACAACCCCTAACTAAGTTGGGGGTTTTTTATATTTATTGGTATGTACGGAAATACAAATTTGACAAAAGATTTTGATGTTGATGACGACCCAATAAAACTTGCCGAGTTTGAAGCAAGGATTGCCTCGGGTGATAAGATTGAACCAAAGGATTGGATGCCCAAAGAATATAGAAAGCAACTTGTCCGTATGATTGAACAACACGCTCACTCAGAAATTGTGGGAGCTTTACCTGAAGGAACATGGATTACAAGAGCACCAGGATTTAGAAGGAAATTAGCATTGATGGCCAAAGTTCAGGATGAAGTTGGTCATGCTCAACTTTTATATTCCGCAGCTGAGACACTTGGAAAACCACGTGAAGAAATGGTTAATGATTTAATTTCAGGTAAATCAAAATATTCCAACGTGTTTAATTATCCCGCCAAGACTTGGGCTGATACTGCAGTTATTGGATGGTTGATTGATGCTGCGGCAATTGTAAATCAACTTGCTAATGCCAAAGGTTCTTATGGACCTTATTGTAGAGCATTAGAACGTATCTGTTTTGAAGAAAGTTTCCATTTGAAGCAAGGACATGACAATACAGTTTATCTTGCAACAGGAACACCTGAACAAAGGGAAATGGTACAAGATGCTTTGAATAGATGGTGGAGACCTGTGATTCATTTTTTTGGTCCACCAGATTCACAATCGGTTCATTCTGAAAAACTTATTAAATGGAAAATCAAAATGATGACCAATGATGAAATGAGAAATCAATTTTTCAGTATGTATGTTCCAAAGATAGAAGAACTTGGTTTAACATTACCTGACCCTGATTTGAAAAAAAATGAAGATGGTACTTGGACTTACTCTGACCCTGATTGGGATGAGTTTTGGGCTGTGGTAAAAGGTAATGGTCCATGTAATAAAGAAAGAATTGCTGTTAGACGTATGGCTGAAGAACGTGGAAGATGGGTTAGAGAAGCTTTACAAAATAAAGATTCTGTTTATGTATCACCATTGGCATGATGGAAATTATTACGGTATCAGAAAAAGCAAGAATAAGATTACAAGAACTTTTGGAAGAACAAAAGTTGGATAGGGAAACTTATTTTTTGAGAGTGGGTGTTAAAGGTGGTGGTTGTTCAGGTTTATCATATGAATTAGGTTTTGACAACATACCACAAGAAGGTGATAATATTGTTGAAGATAATTCAATAAAAATTGCAATAGATAAAAAATCTTTTCTTTATTTATTTGGAACCGAATTAGATTTTTCGGATGGGTTAAATGGAAAAGGTTTTCAATTTATAAATCCAAATGCGTCTCGTACCTGTGGTTGTGGGGAAAGTTTCGCAATTTAAGATATTTATAATTTATGAATAAAAGATTGTTAGCGGAAATTCATCGCCAAAAAGAATTAATGATGGTTAATGAGCAGTTGGCTCAGAATGTTTTTGGTGGAATAAAAGACGCTATGGGTCAAGCAATACTCAAATCATTTATGGATGCAACTCTTAATAATGATGATGATAATGGTGAGACAACAAATACAGATTCATCATCAAGTGTTTCAGGTGGTGATACAAACTTTGATAATATTGTCAAAAATATTATAGATAAACTTGAAGGTGGTTATTTCCATCCTAATATGTTAAAAGACGGTAGAGTTAAAGATTCTCGTTATGGTAATTCAGGTGAAACAATGTTTGGTATTGACAGGAAGAATGGTGGAAAAATCAATACAAGTTCCGCAGGTAAAGAATTTTGGGATATAATTGATAAGGAGAATGCCAAATCAAATTGGAAATGGAATTACAAAGGAGGTTCATTGGAACCAAGATTAAAATCATTGGTTAGTAAAATGATGAAACCATTTTATGATGAATTTGCTCAAAAATATTTATCTCCTGAATCTCGTGAAATAGTTAATAAAAATAGTGGTTTATTATCTAATTTTGTTTATGCCACTTGGAATGGTCCAGGTTGGTTTCAAAAATTTGCCAAGAAAATTAATGATTCCGTTAAAAGCGGTATTACTAACCCAAAAGAATTAAGTAAAATTTCTATTGACGCTAGAAAAAATAGTGGTAATAGTTTAATTGCTCAAGGGGCTAAAAAAGTAAGTGATATAATGGGTTCAAATTATTCTTAATATGAAAAATATACCAAAAGAAAAATTAGTCCAAGCACTTAAAATTCTCTACAAATTGTGGAAAAGAGAACATGATAGTAATAGTGATTGGCCATCAAAACATTATATTGAGTGGGAAGCTGGTGACCCTTATAAATTTTATTACAAATACGAAAAACAATTAGGTCTTGGTCGTGAAGCCGATGATTACTATTATTGGATGAACGCTTTGGAGGAAAATGAAGATAACTTAGACAACGACACATTAACTGTTGATAATGTAATTATTCCAAAATATTATACGTTTGATGTTGAAACTTATGAAGATAGGGTTGAACAGGTACATGTTACTTATGAGGGTCAAGTAGAAGGTTATTTTAAGGAAGACCAACTATATAGAAGTTTCTACGAATTAGGACAGGGTGAAGTTTTTGATTTCTATGATTTTAGTGAAACTGACAGAGATTATGGTGATGGTGAAGGTAATGGTATAGAGTTAAGACAGATTACTATGGTTTCTGACGTAATACCAGAATCAAACAAAAAAAGAAAAATTATGAAAGAATCCAATTTGGATTCGTTCATTGATAGTCTCAATGAATCTGAGACAAAGTTTTTAATAGAAAAACTACAAAAGAAACTCCTTTAATTATTTTTTACGACTTTTTTTCTTTGGTACCAAATCACCAAGAGTTTGTTTTTTCTCAAAAAATTCTTTTTTATGGGTCACACTCACGGACACGGGTCCACTTTTTGTGATGGAATAATCAAATCTCCAAACTGACTTGGTATATTCAGTTTCATATACACGTTCAAATTTTAAGCTCTCAGACGCTTTTGTGGTTCCAGACGTAGACATACTACAAAGATAATAAAAAACCCCTTAAACGTCAAATTTAAGGGGTTAAATTTAATTTCACTGATGGTTATTCACCATCCTTTTTAGGTTCAGGATTTTTTTTCTTCGCAAAAATAGCTTCAACAGTTGTTAAACCTAAGAAACCACCACATAAAAGAGCTAATGTGTCAAACATATATTCAGGTGTTGTACCTGATTTAATTGTCGCAACATAAGCCAATCCGATTAAGTTAATCAATGTAATGATACCTGAGAATCTTTTAGAAGATACATCAGAACCATCACCCATTAGTTTCATAAAAAAGTTCATAGTAAGGTAATTTATTAATTATAAATATAAAGAGATATTTATTTATCATGATTACCTGTCCAATAAGCAAAGAAGTTAGTGATAAATTAGTCGAGAAATATTCATTTCTAAAATCAATAACGTTTGATTGTAGGGAAAAAGATAATCAATCAATTTACATGGACCCAACCATAGTAGTAGAAACTACTCCATTACCAGAAAATTTTTTTAATATGAAATGCGAAGCTTATTCTTTAATTAAAGAAGAAACTAATAAAATGCCGCATTTAAGAAATGGCTGGAAAATAATAACAAATGCTAAATAATTAAAAAGCTATTAAAGCTGCTAGACTAAATGCTAAGCTAGTATAAATATGCCGATTTTTACTTTTTTATTCTTAAATTAAAATTATATTTTTACTATGAAACTCGCAATGATGGAATCATACTGCAATCGTGGTATAAAAAATAAAATGGAGTTGTTCTTCGGTGAGGGTTCAAGAATAGAATTAATTAAAGCGTTTCCACTTTCACAAACAAAATCACAACAAATTACGGCAAAAGTTTATTTAACTGACCCTGAAACATCAATGAATTATTGGCCAGAAAATATTAGTTGGTTAATAGAAGAAGCGTATGAGTTTGTTAACGGAAAAAATGGTGGACTAAAAATTGTTGTCCAAGCAAGTTACGACATTATTTAGACTTTGACGTATCCTTAGTAGTTTTTACAACATCACAATGTTTTTTGTTACACGTCGCTGTTTTATAAACAGTATCGTGAATAACAACTTTAACAGCGTTTGGATTTGGTAGATATACCGTATCCATCATAGTTATAAGAGAATCATGATGTTGGATGTTTGTTTTTGTAAAAGTATTACAAGATTTTGTTAGAGTAATGACAATAAGTGAAACTATTCCCACTAAAATTACAAACACAGTAATACCAACTTTATAAGCGAAATTGTAAGCAGATTTTTTTTGTTTTGACATCATGAAACAAAGATAAATAAAGTTTTACTGAAAAACAATACGCAATGAAACTAAACCCGATGGAAATTCAACTCCTGACATTTTTCTTGCCAAATAGAAATCTTTTTTAATATTCTGTGTTAATTTTTTAGCGTTGTTAACACTTGTTGAATTTGTCTCATCGACAATTTGTGTAAATGAGTTAAATGGTCTGTCCGTTAAATCTTTTTTGATTTTACCAGTACCACTAATAAAATTGGGACTTATTTCCAAATATTTTCTTAAAGAATAAGGGTCAACAAATAATGTTAATAGATAAGAGGTATCATCACCCTCTTTGAACATGGTTACCCCAAGTTTGTCTATAAACCTGTATGATGGCTTGATAAATGCTGTTGCTGTAGTTTCTAATCGGTTCACTGTCTTCCATACATTAAAATTTAAGGTTTATTCACTAAGTGTAATAGGGGACTTGTAAATAAATATTTGTATGTGAAGAAAATTGCAATTAACCGTAATATTCTTTTTTGAGTTCGTCAATAAACTTTTTTGCGGTAAGTCTTAACGATGACTCAGGAACATTTGGAAAATCATCTGAGAATACACTAACTATTTTACTTACCAAGTATTTTTTTGAATCATTAAGTATTTTTGATTTACCATCAATATACAATAGAACAAAAGGTCTTGGGTAATGTTCGGTATTGTGAGACTCGACTTCAATGTTGGACTTTAGAAAATCGTAAAACTTTTGGTTAAATTCACCAAAGTAATTGTTCATGACTTCTTTTTTATCTTCTTCAGTTAGAATGAAACGTCCCATATGATTATAAATACTATAATTTTATTTTTTTTCTACATTTATCACACATCCATTTTTTCTCAGAATCTACTTGTCCACCTTTACCTTTAGCATCACTCATAAGACAATTCTTATCGTTATCACAGTGACTTAAACCCAAGGTATGACCAATTTCATGGATGGTTACTTTTGACAACCTGTCGTAATAGTTTGTTTTGAATCTGTTAGTTGAGATAACACAAGGTTTATCGTTTAATCTACCCAATCCAAATACACCCCAATTTTTATATACAATACCGTTAAGTTCTCTATCAGTACAAATATCACCATCAGTAAGTGCCAATACTTTTCCGTTATTCTTTTTGTACTTAGTAGATAAGAAATTCAAAATATCGATAGCTCTATATCTTTTCAAACCATTTACTTTGGCAATTGCAGGTGTTTCAACTTTAGGTAATACTTTAACATCACATTTGTAAAATTGTTTTAGTTCATTAACAATGTAGTTAACATCAAAATTACTGGTTTTACCCATAGGAACAACAAATATAGTTTTTTGGGTTTTAACAGATTTAACAACCTTTGGTTTTACAACTACTGAAGTCTCTTGTTTTTCACAAGAAGAAATGAATAAAACCATTAAAACAAATAAAAGATTTCTCATACCTCAAAGGTAATGAAAAAATGTTAAATATAAAAATAAATTAAGCGGTCATTTCCAAATTTGGAAGTTCCGTACCTAAAGATGTTGGGTCTGAACAATTTTCAGCGTTACCCATTTTTTGGAAGAATGTGTTGGCGTTTTGAACCAAATAATTATTTTGAGTTTCACCAATAACAAATAACATTGCTCCCACAGCGTATGGTTTAGCAATTTTTAAGAAATCTGTTGGTAGATTAACACAACCATAAGATTTATTAAATTTTTGAGTGGATTTATATTTCTCAACCATACTCAAAAATTCTTGTGGAACTGATGCTGATTTTGGAGATGCACTTGTACCCATTTTGGTTTTTAATTCTTCTAACGCAGCAACTCTTGGTGCTTCGTTATAAAAACCGTGAATTGCTTGGGCAATTTTTTTACCATCTAATGTTTCAACTCTGAATAAATTATCTTGTCCACCAGCATATTCTTTATCTGTTGATAACCCAACAATTGAATACACACCTTTAGGAAAAAATCTAGTGTCATTTTTATCAATACTATTGTAAATTAAATCATTACTATAAGTTCTATTTTTATTAGTCTTATCTAAATATTTTTGCATTTTTGGGTCCCATTTGAAACCCAAACTTTCAACTTGTTGTTGCCATGTCCAAAGAGCTTGTGCAATTTTTTTGGTGTCTTGTGATTGTGCATCAGCACCATCCAATACATAACTTTTAGCAACAAAATTTCCTGTCTTATCAAATAAATAAATTAAGTTTTGAGAACCATCAAATACAAAAAAAGATTTATTAGAAAATTTTGGTCTTAATTTAATAAATGAAATCTCACAACTAGTTCTTGTTGGGATGCCCTTACCAATTAATTTTGCAGCTTCTGTTTGATAATTTTTTTCTAAGTTTGGATTAACATCGGCACTTTGAGGATGTGCTGGACAATATTTTTTTTCAGTTTTTACTTGAGTTGGATTTACTTGAGTTGGATTTACTTGAGTTGGATTTTTTGGTTGTTTGTTTGCAAATATTTTTTTTTCTATTGAATCAGCCATATTACCTCGTGTTAGTATCCAATTTTTGGAACCTTTTTTCCTTGCATAGTAATACCCACCTTCTTTTTTATATTCATAAGGGTCACCTTGAGCACCTTGAGCAACTTGTTCTTTTAATGATGTTGATTTAATGGTACCTTCCAAGTCTTCAATTTCACTTGTTTTAATTTTTGTAATTTCTTTACCATTATCTTTTACAATAATATAATCACCAGTTAAGGTTAAAGTTAATTCAGGTTTTTGACTGTGTTTGAATATTGCATTTCCTGATGGAACAAAACCCATTTGTTTGATTGTTGTAATCAAATCATTGTTTTGTTCTAAAATTCTATTAATTTGAGATTCGGTAAGAATTACTTTCATAACTTATAAATACTTGTTAAAACCTATTTTTAACATTTCTGAAATGAACATGGTCAGGTTTCATAGAAAAGGCTGGTGCGTCGTACGCTCCAGCACCTTCTTTAGATTCAGTCTTTTTATTTACGTGCCCACATTGGTGGCAAAGATAAGGGTGTTTGTCATTAGGTTCAATGTCCCATGACCAACCACAATTATCACACGTCACGTCTTTTTTTTTACCTCTTCGATATAGTGTTTACCCGGAAAAACATCTTTAGGTGCTCTATCAGGGGTTTCTCTTTTTTCCAAAGTATCCATAATTTTAGTCAAAACCTTTTTGGTTCTTTCCATACCATGTTTTTTGTAATAAGATGCTGCAAGTTTGAATAAGTCAACCTCGTCACCATATTGTTCGGTAATTAATTTTTTTCTTGACATGTTTAATAAATATCACAAAATTATGGTTGATAACATCTTTCATATCTTGAGTCAAGATATTTTACCCTTTTTGGTTGGTATGGATGTTTTCTATTGAAGTGTTTTCTACTACAACCAAATAAAAAAACTGTGATTAATAATAAAAGGATTATTCTCATTAGAATAATTTCTGAACTTCAGCCATCAACATTTGTTGTTGGAATCTAATTCTGTCAATTTTTTCAACATCTTGTTTTGTTAAGTCAAAGTTTTCTGCTTTGATTTGTCTGATTTGTTCCTCCAATCTTGAATGTTGAAATAAAAGATTATTATAGGCTTGTGCTTTCGCTTCGTTTTTTTCCATGATATTTCTAATATAGTATAAGTTTGATAAATTACAAGGGATATTTTTTGAATTCAATTTCAATCCAATTTTTACTTCCTATTATATTTCCAAACAATTCTCTAGATAATTGATAAAGTTCAATTAGTGGTTGTGAACCATCAAAATTATCTGAATATACGGTAAAATAATAACTCTCAGCTGAAACCCAATTACCCTCATCATCAGTATCATCAGCATCTTCTTCATATTCATCTAACACAACGGTTAAATCAGAAAAATCTCTATCATACTTTTTTGTGAAAAAAGTTTTTAATAGTTTTGTTAAACCCTGTTCTAAATTTTCTTTATTCATAATTAATTTTCAGTAAATAAATGAATACCATTCTTGTCCACAACAAAAAGAAGTATTTTTATAAAATAATCCTTACCCACCAATGGTTTTAGTATTCTATTTGGAATAATATGTGCGTGCCACCAAGCTGTGTCCAAGTTATAATTTTCCCATAATTTCCCCCTTACTTCCCACTCAGATAAACGAGGTGTGGATTCACCGGTACCTGTAAATTCATCTGTAGTTGTAAATTCATCTGTAGTTGTATTCAGAAACATTTTTATAACTAAAATTTTGGATTCAAAAGGACTAACACTAACTTCAAATTTTTCAATAATATCATTTTCTAAAAGATTCAAAAACGAATCTCTATTCAATAATTTTTCTATTACATTTGTAAGTTCCATTTAAAACTTTTGAATGGTTTTTTGTGAGAATGAAAAAGCCCAACCTCCATTGGGTCTGTTATATCCCAAATTGAAAGTTTTATCTGCCTTATTTATGATACTTTGTCTTAACTCATAAAGGTTTGTTTTAGTCAACTCATCATCCAAATTATCTACCAAAACATTAATAACAATTTCGTTTCTTCTGTTTGTAAACCACACATCATCAACCCTATCAAAATTTGATAAGATATACTTTTTAATAATGTTTTCTTTTTGGCTTTCTGTAATTAGGTATTTCATTAGGTATAAATATAAGAAAAAAATTTAATTTTTAATCATGGAGTGTTCAACAAGTCTATTACCACTAGCATCAATAACAATTAACACTCCCCAAGATATTGTTTTTAATAAACCTAATGGTCTAAGTATTTTTTTAATAATGGTTTCACTAAGTTTATAAGCGTCAAAATTATTTTCATACAACATTCTTTCACCATCACCACGTTGTCCTTTATTATTAACATCAATATTAAGAATAACTTTAATAACCAACAATTCTACATCATTGTGTGATGCCACGGTGTATTCGTGTATAATATCATTTGGTGGTATAATCTTTGGGTTATTCAATAACTCCAAAATGGCTTTATCAGTGTAAGTCATTTCCATGTAGTTTCTATAAATAGTTTGTTAGTATCATAATTTTTTATTACCTTTGTTCCAAATGAAAGATTTAGGTAAACTAATTAATAAGATGATTGACAAGGCTATTGTGGGTTGTGATAAATACGTTAACAATCATAGTACTTGGTTAATTTTTACTGATGAAAAAAAATGGGTTATTGAATTAACTAAGGATGGTACTTTATGGTACAATTACAATTTTTTCAAAAATTTACTTAAGGTTCTTTCTTTGGATGTTGTTGAAAATCAAAACTACATTACCAAATGGGTTGAAGATACCATTATAAATGGGGTGAACTACACCGGGTCAAATACCCGAGATGAGTCCCACCAAGTTGAAGACACCATTCAAAATGGGGTTAAAGAAACCAAAGATGCTCCATACTATACTAATGATGTAGTTGACACAATAATTCAAAATGGGGTGAAACACACCGAGGATTCAAAAGACCTGCTCTCTCAGGAAAGGGCTGAAGACACCATTGAAAATGGGGTGAAACACACACGAGGTAACGAAAATCAACAATGTATCAGTGTTGAAAACACAATTCAAAATGGGGTGAAACACACCATAGACACCACACATCATAAAAACAAATATGTTGAAGATACCATTATAAATGGGGTGAAAAAGACCCGAAGAAACGGGGATTCTATGAATACCGATGCTGAAGACGCCATTATAAATGGGGTAAAAGAAATTGAATTACACAAAGGGGTTAGACCATCTTCGGTTGAAGATGCCATTCAAAATGGGGTTAAGCATACCGAATATGGTGATTGGTTAGATGGTGATGAAAGATTTGATGACATCATTCAAAATGGGGTGAAAGAAACTCACCGAGATGCAGAGCGACACCCAAAGACTGTTGATGACATCATTCAAAATGGGGTGAAGGAAACCAAAACACCTGGTGAAGATGGTGATATTTTGGGAGTCCTTGATTTTCTGTCGGATAATAATACCGTTAACATTCCACAATTAATTGATGATGTGATTGAACGTGGAATAAAACGCACTGAAGGTGGTGTTTTATTTGATGAAACTAAAGTTGATAGGATTATTTCTGAAGGTGTTAAAGAAACTAAAGGTGGTGGATATTTGGGTTCAATAGAAATGAAAGGTAAAATGGTTCATCAACTTGAATCTCCAAAACAAAATAATGAGGTTGAGGAAGTAATTAAACAGGGTGTAAAACTGACAAACAGCTCATTACAAATTGATGGTTCTTGTGTTGTAGAAGATGTTATTCAAAATGGAATCAAAGAAACCCATGATGATGTTTATCACCATAAAGGTAGAGTTGGTGGTGTAATTAAAAATGGTGTTAAACAATGTATACCCTCACATACTCCACTATACAACCCAATGGATTTTTCTGTTGTATATCGTGAAAACCATAGATTAGATGATGTCGCAAGTGTTTTGGAAAAAGGTATTAAAGAAGTACAACCATTACCCTCTCAAGAAGGTAATATGGATTGGGGTAACTACTATCACAGACAAGAAGATAGAACCAAACCACATACCAAATATGTGGATGATGTTATTGAGAGTGGTATTAAAGAAACAAAACCAATGGATGAATGGGTTAATACCACAAATATTGTTGGTAAAGTTATAAGTGAGGGAACTAGTATTTAATAAAACTTTTACGTAACCAAAAATACATATCTTTATCCCAAGCCTTATCAAAATCAATTTTAGATAGCATCCACAACAATAACTCCTCTTTTGATACTCCACAGTATTTGTGTAACGCAAATAATGCATTATAGACCGTTTCATTTAACATACCTAGATTATCATATATTGGAATGTGATATGTATCCCATCCATTTACGTACATTATGGGATGTAAAAATTCAACTTCAATTTTAATACAAAACTGATAGGTTCCTGAAACCGTATGGTTCATATAGTGAACTCTCACTACTTTTACCATTTTATCAATAATATTCGGTTCCATACAACAAAGATAATGTAATTTACTTATATTTACAATTATATGGTAAACGCTATTGAAAATGTACTGAACTTGGTTGTTAAACCAAAATATCCATCAGTGGATGAGATAGTGGTACGTGAAGACAATGATTTTGATTACACTACTTACTTGATTTACATTATATCAAATAAGTACGAAGCACTTAATTATCAGAATGAGATTGTTAAAGATATTGAAAATGTTTGTAAAAGTATGGGATTAAAAAGAAGAGATATTGAAAATATTACTTTTGCAACAAAAGGCATTGATTATTAAGAAAATGGGTTTTTAACAGGTGAGGACTTGTGAATAGTTTCCCTTCCTGTTTTGTCCACAGAATAATTAGAATTTGGAAAAATAATAAATGAATCAAGTTTATTATTTACGTAAACAATGTAATCCATAATTCTCTACTGTTAATAAATACACTTATACACATATTAAACACAATTGTTTTAACTTAAATGTTAATATGTTATCTTTGACATATGAAACAAAAACTTATTTACCCAATTATTTTGATTGTATTAGGACTTTTAACATTTGTAAGGTTGTACTTTGACTTAGACCAAATTGGTTGGTTTACAGAGTCCGTATCACCGTTGATTGCGGTTTACGCTTTGTACAAGATGTCAAAAGAACAATAAACAAAAAACCCCACCTTTTGAGTGGGGTTTTTAATTTTTATTTTGTTACTTTTTTATAATGTTTTGTTGAGTCCGCATCGGGTATAATTGTTCCGACAGGATAAGTTGCTCCCACAGGTGCTTGTGTTACAGATGTTTCACCAGGTAACGCTTTAACTGATTGACGTAATGGTAAAGCCAATTCATTGATTGGTCCATAACATTTAGCCAATGTTACACCATTAACTTTATTTGGTAATATCTTACATGGCATACACCACATATTGCTCATACCACCACCTGGGGTTTCAGTGATTGTAAATGTTCTGTTTACCGTTGGTTGATTTATCCAAGTTGGTGCTTGAGGAACACTATCATAATACCAAAAGTATGACCAGACAGTCTTGTTTGTACTATCAGGAGTGATGTAAGGGTCACCAACCAATAAAGTATTCACAAGAGCAGTTCCTTCCATTACAGGACATGTAGCACATCCTTCAAGGAATGTATCACCTTGAACAACAATTTTGTTTCCTGTTAACGTTGCAGGTGATGCTCCACAGAAGGCAAACTTACCGTGAAATAATTGTAATGCACGTTGGTGCGTAAATTCTTCTTTACTCTCTTCTTTTTTTCCATTATCACAAGAGGTCATCGCTACGATTGTGAATAATGTAATTAATGTTAATAATATTTTTTTCATGTTTTTTTTAATAAATATAGTCTTTACAACTGAAGGTTAAACAAAATCAAGTTCAAAAGAATCTTTGTTATAACCGTACTTCTCAAATAAATCTTTCATAAATTTTTCAAACTGAGTTCTTACATCCCAATACCTATTCATCCTTCTGTTTCTTGGGCTAATAATTGAAATTTTTAATTTGTCACCATTAATTTTAATTGACATACGTTGAATATACTCATTAAATATAGATTCTTTAATTTCCTTTTTAATCTTTTTATTCATGACATTTGTAATCCATTCGTCACCATTCATAACATTGGTACCATAACCGTTCATATTTAATTTACCATGAGCTGGCGAACCAAATTCAACACCAAGAAACTTTTGAATATTAATTCTTAGATTAGCTTGAAATTCATTGGCTTGTTTTTTTTCTTCATTTGAAAGTTTCAACCAATCTTCTGTATCAATGTTAACGCGAACATAAACTTCATTTGGTTTTTCTTCACCAATAGTTATCTTATATTTTGGATTGATTTTTATTCTTGATATAATTTTTGACAGGGGATTTGCATATTTTTCGGTAAACTTTTCTTCAGGTCTGAATGTTTCAAATTCAATGGCACCTTTTTGAATAAGTTGTTGGGTAAGTGGAATAATTCTATTTGCTGAATACCTTGAAGTGTCTAATTCGTATTTTTCAATAATTTCATCTCTAAGAAGTTTATCCAAGTAACTAATTGGTAATTTCTTTGAGAAGTTTTTACCAGTCTCATCGGCATAAAATCTTAAAAACTGATTCCAATAATCTTGATAATCCTCAGTTGTTAAATTTGAAAAGTCTATTTCGTTAGCCATTAGTTATAAATACAAAGATAATTAATTTTGGTTCTCATTCCAAAATTCACGAATCTTATCACCAAGAAGATGGATTAATATTTTCTCGTATGTTGGAATCTCTTCGTAATCCGTGTGAGGAAAAATATCATACATCATTATGTCAATTACATAATTAACAAAATCTTCCACATCATTGTATTCATCGGCATCCAAACTCATACCGTTATTCATCATAACATCATACATGAGTTCCTGTAGACCATCCAACCTTCTTTTCAAAGGTGTAGGGATAACTATGTCAAGTTGTGATTCACTAATTATGTATCTCATATTATTGGCAATTTTTAATTTCAGAATTATATTTTTCAGTTAAATCAACATAAACCATATCAAAGATAACCTCAAACAATAACTCATAATCAAAATCATGATTTAAATAAAAATGAGGATGAAGTCCATCCATAGTGTAATGTATTACCCTATTAACATAACTTTTACTATCATCATGATTACAAGGGTTAGTTTGTGTAAGAGAATCATTATATTCACTCATGAATAACTCTTGTCTTCTTAAGAGCCATTGTTTCATTTGTAATTTATTGTGTTGAGATTCTGTAATGATGATTTTCATGTATTAATAAATACACTGAAACATACTTTAATCCTCTGGATATACATACTTGGCATTCTCAAATGAATCGGTTGAGATGAACTCACTGGTCAAGTAATCAATAACCTCTTTCATTGCCACACCTTGTTTCTCAGGACCTTCTTCGGCTTTAATAGTTAAAGCAACACCACCAACCAACATGGCTCTCAACATTTCAGGTTTAACTCCTTTGTCGGCAAACAATTGAAAGTTTAATCTACCACCAACATATGTCATATCCACCCTAACACTTAATGTTTCATTTTCCTGTATCATAATAAAAATATACAAAAAAGATTTCAAATAAAAAACCCCCAACATAAGATGGGGGGTTATATTATTGTTCTTCTTTTTCTAAAACAAACTTATAGGTTCCCCCACGAGTAACTGTTGATATTAATCTCCATCCTTGTTTTGCCAAATTGGAAACCTGAGCCATTCCTTGTCCAAAATCTTTGTTGCTAATATAGGTATATTCGTATTTCATTTTACAAAGATAATAAAAATAAATGAAATAAAAAACCCCCAACATAAGATGGGGGTTAAAGTATTTAGTTACGTTTGGTTAAAAAATCAAGTAATGATTTCATCAGTTCATCAGTTAGTACTGTCATACCTGAAGAACCATTTAATCGAGACGAATGGCGAAATTCATATGTATTAAATTTTGGGTTAAAGGTAATTTTGTGTTGGTCAATTCCCGAATCACTAAATACAAATTCATTATCACTAACTCTACCTGTCTTTTTAACGGGAGAGTCATAATAATCCTCATCTTCATCACCATTAATCGCATAATTTAATTCATCCAAAACAACATCTAAAGTAATTTCCTCATCATTTTCATTGTAAAATACCCCATCAGAATAACTAACAAGAGTAGTTCCTTCTTCAACTGTAGTGTTATAAGAATCCATAATATCTTCAGGGGACGATGAATTACCAAGTTCCACTCTCACTCCACCATATTGCTTCGGAATTTTAATCATATTTTCATATATCAAACCATACATTTTTGATATATGGTTTTTTTCATCTTCTGTAATTACAAATCTTTTCATAATAATATAAATATACAATAAAATAAAAAACCCCCAACATAAGATGGGGGTTTAAGATTACTTGTTAGATTCTTTGGCCTTATTCAGAACCTCGTTGTTCTGTTTAATTCTTAAGGCAAATTTCTTACTCATTTTTCTACATCTTGAATACGTACTCTTTGAACTTTTCATAATGAATAAATACTATATTTTTGATATTTGTTTTTGTAAGTTCATTATGGGTTCAATTACTTTTGTATCTACAAATTGTTCTTGCCAAGATTTTATGTGTCCTTCACCTATAAAATAAATTCCACAAACTAAATTGTTTTTAATGTATTCTCTTCTTCTTTTTGTTGCGGTTTCCGCCATGTTAGTCAATAAATTTTTACCATCTTGGTAACCAAAATTGTCTTTCTTTGAATCAAAATTTCCCCACATAATATCAAACCCACTTTGAATAAATTTTCTTATATTTTCAGGTGTTGGCTCGCTTTGTAGTAATCCCATTATATTTTGTGTGTTGGGTGTATTTTTTATTTGTTCAATAAACCATTTTTTATCATTATCATCAAAAGATAAACTACCCTCCCAAAATAACTTTGACCCATCACCTAACATAATTAAGTCATAAATTGAATTTATTTTCTGACCACTATTTTTTAATATGGAAAGTTGGTCTAATAGGATTTTATCTTGGTTGATTCCATCCAACGAAGCTTTGGTTTTCTCATCAATAGCATTCCCATTAGAAAAGAAAGTATACATAAAATACTTTTTGTCCGGATTATTATCTTCAAGTTTTGGTTCGTAACTTCCGTGCTTTACGATATTATTTAACCCCAATTCTTCTTTAAAGAATCTTTCAATGTTTATTAAATCAGGTCCACCTATTCCTTCATAGTAATATCCACAGTTAGTGGCAACCTGTTTTATTTCCTCAATAATTGAAGGATTAATATCACCAAGTTCCAAATATACTGGATTTTCTTTATTAAAATGAGTAACACCAATTATAAAACTATTATATTGTTCTCCTTCTTGACCTTGTTGATAGGGTTGTTTAATCACAACTCCGTGATTAACCCCTTTTACTTCAAGTTGGTCTTCTTCTTCTGTAAGAAGACCCATCATTTGTTTTATCCTATATATGTTTTCTTGTAGGTTCATTATTAATAAATATAATCAAACCCACCTTTTTTTAAGATGGATATAATTAGGGGGACAATATAACACCCGAAGGGTTCGGGAGGTCAGAGAACCGTCCGAAGGACGGGTGGACGGGGTCAGAAAAAGGGGGTGGGGGTTCCGAGACGGTTTCCGGCATGTGATAGTTAATCCACATTATGGTCCCTGTAGTTAATGGTCTGATAAATTGTTCCACCTATCATTGCCACCATCACAATAAAATATCCAATTGCATCAATCATGGTTATTTCTTTGATGTTAACTCAATACTATCCTTAAACGAATTATCCAAACGTTCTTTTATCCATTCCAAATGTTTTACTTCACCAAACTTAATTCTTCTAACAAAGAAGGGGTTTGACATAAGAACCTCAACGTTCATATTGTAAACATTTTCAAACGCAGTTGCTTTGTTATATTCAGATTTGGTTTGGTACCACAACTCCGTATAGATTTCCATTCGTTGTGATTCCGTCTTGCTGTATTTCCTTAACAGGAATAAGAATAGTTTTTTCATATTATTTTTTTAATTGTTCAATAATTTCCTTAAACTTAATCATGTAGTCATAGTCTTTGTTCTCACCATGAACATTTGCCATTCTATCATATAGCCACTGAAGATGTTTAACATTTTTTTCATTAATATTTTGGTCGTTCATATTTTTATTTATCATGTTGCGACTTACAATTAAATAAACACCACAGTAAGCAAATAGAAGAATCACAGTTCCCATAACTCCCATCAAAACATATTCGCTCATAGCCATCGCTACAGAAAGAGTTAAAAGTCCTATCAATATCAGTGTTGTAATTAAATGTGTTTTCATTTGTTACCTCCTTCGTGGGTTTTTAATAATTCAATTAATTTTTTAAGACATTCAAGTTCTGCTTCTTCGTATGGTTGATACTTCATCTCCCATTCTTTAGGGTCTGTATTATAGTGACCAATAACAGAAATATCCCACCATGTAGTTTTATTGATTAGTCCTCCAATATAATTGATTTGACATCTAAGATTATGCTTCTCTCTAAACCATCTAAATGCTTGTGCATAGGTTGGTGCTGATATTGTACCTTCTGTTTCAAACCACTCAGTGTTGTAATTTTTACTAGAACCAAAAATACTACTATTACCTGTAACTGCTTGTTCAGAAATTGTAAACCAGTTAATATTGTCTTCGGGAACAACAGTATAGTGTGCAATACAAGGTTCATTAAATTGAAGTTGCTTTAACTCTAAAGCAAGTTCGTATGGTGTAAATTCATTTTCTATCATTTGTTACCTCCGTATATTTGTTCGTAGTATTGTTCTCCCATCCAACTCACAAAACCATCTTCATGGTAATTCCAACCTTTATTAACTGCTTTGATAATTGCTGTCTTTTCTACTTCTTTGGCTATGTTATATGCTTCTTGTAATTCTTCAGGAATACCCTCATGAAATAAAAAAAGTTCTAAAAATCTATCAAATAGAATATCTACTCCCGTTCGTTGTTTATTATTTGTCATAATTTTTCAATAATTAAACCCCATATAATTAAATAAATCACAAATTCAATTACCAATTCAATCGTCCATAATAACTTTGCTTTAAAATTTGTTTTCATTTTTTTCTTCCGTAGATTATTATAAAACATTTACATTTCCTGTTATTGTTCTTGATTCTTTTGTTTTTGGGTTTTTTAGTAATGCTGAACAATCTAAACCGATAAAATCAATTTGGTATGTCACTGTTTTGAAAAATGGTAAATACCAAAACAAAAAACTTCTTTTTTCTTTAATTTGGATTAAATCACCAATTTTACGCCATA